TTATTGATAATAGGTAAGGTCAAAATATGTAATACCATTTTCGTCATTTACCTCAAAATCAAGATGTCTGTTGTACTCCTCATCCTGATAAGAATAACTGTTATATTCCTCAGCTTCATATACATCATCGCATTCTCCCATGATTGCAACCGCTGACTGTTCATCCATTCCAATCGTCAGTCCACCGCTGACTGACATAATCGGGAATGTGTCTACCTGATCAAATCCATAACAGGTATCGAGAGAAAATGCATAAATATCACACTCTGTAATATCTTTTGCTGAACTATCCAGATTTACAAAACCAATCTTTACTGTTACATCTGGATAATCCGGATTTTCCAGCTCAATTGACTCATAAGTCTGGTCGCCCGCATTCATCACATAACCATCTTCGTAACCATAATCCGCTATATCAAACGTCCATCCGTTCGCCTCTATCTCACTGTAGGCAAATGGAAGGGAATACTCATGTCCATCAAAAAAGAAAGACATATCCTCCCATGTTCCGTCCATAGGCTCTGCATCTACGACCGGTCTGTCTTCGGAAGTATCTGGAAGTGTTGCGGCTTCGGAATCGTGATTGAAGATGTCCTCCGCCTGATCTCCGTCATCATCCGCTGCATAATAATCGCTTGTCACGCCTGTGTCTATTTTACTGGAGCCACTCGAACTTCCACCGACCAGCGTTGAAACCGTCAATGCAATAATTGTGAAGATCAACATAATTCCAAATATAATAAGACCCATAAATAACTGTCCTCTTGCCCAGTTTTTGCGGATTGCGTCTTTTGGATTTTTTCCGATCAGCCAGATAATATACATAACGATATTTACAATTGGAATGTTCACCAATAAATAGGTCAGCATCCACTGTCCAACACTCATCTGTGGCACAAGCTCCTGCTGCTGATTTTCCATCCCGGACTGATACTGTGGCTGATTGTTATAGCCATATGTATTTTGCGTACCGCCGTAACTGTTTTGTGTACCTCCATAGTTGTTTTCACTGCCATATGAATTCTGGGTATCACCGTATGTAGTCTGGGTGTTTCCGTAAATGTTCTGGCTTGTGCCATATTCGTTCTGGTTATTTTCGTTCTGTTCGTTAAAATTTTCACTCATAACTCTTTTTCTCCTCCGTGTGTGTATTTGCTACCACTTTATTGTAGCAAATTGTGAAAGTATTTGCAACACGAAAGTTTTTAATATCAAATTCTTAAAATTTTTGTCCAACTTTTTTAATTTATTTTCCAATAACCCTTTCTGTCTGAACCCACACGCTCTATCACTGATTTTTCTTTCAAAGATTTTAAACGCATTGCCACTGTTTTTCTGCTGATTTTTAATTTTTCCGCCAACTGTGGCATAGTATAACCCGCATTTTCTAATAATAATGCGAGAATCTCCTGCTCTTTTTCAGTCACCCTATCAGTTACCCTATCAGTCACCCTTTCAGTTACCTTGTAAAATTCACCTGGTCCAACCTGCAAACTCGCAACAGATTCCATTGGAATCACAATTTCAAAAATATTATCCTCCAAAAACACAGGTGTTCCACCCGAATATAATTTTGTATACTTATTGGTATTCCTCATACCAGAGCCGAGTTCATCCGCATAACCAATTTCACGAAATACTTTTGAAATTGGTGGATTTTTCGGAAAAGGTTCAAACTGATTCAGTTTCAATTCACCATGTCCGTGAGGCAAATTGCTGTTTTTAGTAAAAATTCTGTTACTTTCAATCACAAATTGTGCAGTGTAGGCATTGGAATAATCGCGATGTGCTAATATATTAGAAATGATTTCCCTCAATATTTTATCTCTGGCACTGACACTCTGGTCACCATCCAGCACAAAAGAATCATTCAAATGCTTTTTTCCAAAATCCATTAATCTGCGATAACTATCTATTAAATTTGTAATAATAACCTCTCTGTCATCATAACGATCCATATTTTTCACACGATAAATAGCATCTGTCTTATACTGTGGTAATACAGACATAATGGTCTGATCTTTACCAAACAACAAAATTGCCGCAAGCGTAATTCCCTCCTGACCGGTATCTGGATCTGCTAAAATAAGTCCTGTGCTTCTCAGAATTTCTTCTTCATTCATATTTGACCATGGGTGATTATCCACCCTTGAAACCGCCATCTTTTTTGCTCTTTGAATCACATCAAAATCAAGGAAATCCAATCCAAGCTTCGGATAAACCTTATTCACAAAATAAGTGCTCTGCTTCCTTGCATACATTTTGTATACCAATTCCGCATTGTCTGTAATATCAATATCCCCTTCATGTGTCCTGTCCCATATACGACCATTCAATCGTCTAAGCTGTGTTCCCTCTGGCACCCAGATATAAATGACTGTCTTTCCATTTATATCAAATATCTGTGGTGTAAGATAAAGCGGTGGATTTATTTTATTAGCATTATTAACGGACGTTGTAAAATCCTTAAGCATTTTATCTGTCTTTTGGGGATTTACACCCCGAATTTCTTTTGTTTGGTCAACTACGCCAAGAATAATATGCCCTCCATTACGATTATTAAAAGAACATACCGATTGATACACATCTTTTGTCAAATCATTCTCAGACAATTTAAATTCAACATTTATCTTTTCGCCGGATTCAATTATCTTTTTCAGCTCATTTACATTCATACCCACACCTGCCTTCAGACTATTATTTCCTTCTATTTTTTCTATATACCCCATTTAATTATATCATATAAAAGAGGTCTCCGGGTTTTCCCGGAGACCTGCCAAATCTTTATATTATTCGACCTTTTAGAACTTACCAGCCTTGTGAGCTTCCTCAACACTTACAGCTACAGCGACAGTAGCACCTACCATTGGGTTGTTACCCATACCAAATCCTTTTGTGCTAAATTTGATTTTTTGTGCTATTTCATGTCTATAAATGCCTAAAAACTAAGAGTTAACATTAAATGGTGTGTGTTGTTTTGTGTTATTTTATGTTACTCAATATCTAACATTGTTTTTAGCAAATGTGGACGTAATGTGGACTTGATAAGTGTGTTAACTAAATATTATTAGAAATTTTACAATAAATATTAAAGCTATGGGTTCCTATTTACTTTTCTATGTGCAAACTAATTAAAAAGTTACAAATTGTTACAACGTTTATAATAGCATTTATATTTTAACTATGCAATACTATTTAGTTCGGAAATATTATTGAGGTCAGTCAAATCCATACCCTCATATTTTTCAAGAAACAATTCTAATGTTTGTTTTCTTACTTTTAGACTTCCAAGTTTCATAGCCGGAAGCAAACCTTTTTTAATGAGGTCATATACAATATGTACGTTTACTCCCAATGTAGAAGATACTTCTTTAACTGTATATAGCATTTTATCTTCTTTCATATTTACGCCTTTCCTGTAGAACCAAATCCGCCTCTACTTACATCATCTAAGTACTTAACTTCTTCAAATTCAATTTCTGGCTGAATCTTATTAATGCGGAACTGACATACTCTATCATTCTTGTGAATAATTGTATCTTCCATAGCGATTACAGGATATAACCACTGATCATTATCTCCACTATATGAGTTGTCAATTACCGCAAAAGAATTTGTCTGTAATACTTTAAAATTCTTATATGTGCTGCTACGAGGTACAATATTTGCCTCATATCCGTCTGGTAACTTCATTCCAACCCCCAACGGAATCAAATGAAACTCGCCTTTCTTTAGATGTACTGTTTCGGCAGAACGAAGATCAATTAAATCTCCTTTACTGATTTTTTTTACTTTGTCAATTTCGTTATCGAAATATTTGATTTTAATTGTTTCCATATTACAAATTCTCCTTTAAATAATTAATATAATTGTTCCATTCTCCAATCGAATATATATACTCTTTGCCTTTTAGCCCTTTCAGTTTCATATCTGCTTTTATATTCTCTATTGGATTCTTTTTTGTTGCCAATGATTTAATGAAATTATTGGTGCTATGTGTTATAGCTAAAATGCGTTCTTGTGGAATTTTAGAAACGATTTCTTTGTATAGGTTCAAGTCTTCGTCTGGCATCTTAAACTCCTTATTTCGTGGCAAATTCTTGCTGCTAAACGGACTAATATTTGAACCAGATGTTTTTGGTTTTAATAATGGGATAATTTTATCAGAATCGGAATATTTGAATTTGAATAATATTTCTGAATCGGTTTCTTCAATGTTATAGATGATTGATTTGTCATTTTCTTCTATATTTTTAAGAATATTATGTCCTCTTCCAAGAGAAGGTACATATGCTATAAGTATATCTCTGCCATAGTGAAATACTTTATTACCATACAAACAATCAATGTAGCAATCTACATCTTCGAGATTTCCGTTTAACTTTCTTGTAAAATCATTTGTCCATTGATTGTATGGTGCTTTAATACGATACCGACTCTTGAATTTATCTATTAAATAACTCATCGTTCGCCCTCCCATTCCAACAGTTGACCACAGTATATGCAATGATACCTTTTATTCATGTATTCTGTGGTCAGAAATTTTCCGCAGCACGGACACCACGGACTTTCCATTTTCTTTGCTTTCTGCTTCTTTCCCGCCGCCCGGCATTCTTCCGGCGTGCCGATTGCCTTGTACTCTTCCCATGCTTCTTTATCCTCATTTGTCAGAATGCAAAAGCCCTCATGCTTTTCCCCTTTGAACACTGTTTCGATAAAATGCTTCATTAACAATGGGATGTCCACATTTGCATGATAATTTTCCTTCAAATCTTTTTCGATTTTCCGGTATTTCTGGATTTCTTTCAGTGCCTTGATTGCAACATTACAAGCCTTTTCTCCAATAGTACTTTGATACGCACCATCTGCTTTCACTGACACCTGCTTGCCAAAATCTTTTAAAACTTCAATTGCTTCATTCTCCGTCATAACTACTCCTTCCGTTATTCACAATACAAAACCATTTTCTTCTGAGAAAGAGACTGCTTTACATCAATTACATGCTGATTCTTACTTCCTCTGAATTTCAATGCAAGGTCTTTCTGCTCATCTATATATTCTCCGTCAACGAGCACATCTATATTAGAAATTATCTCCCAACGTGTAAGCCATTCATCTGCATTTGCTGCAAATGGAGTATATTTATATTCATCATATTGGGATTTTAAAAGATCAAAATTATATCCTGTATACAACCAGATAGTTTTCTCAGGAAAAGAAATACGGATTTGTTGGACTAAAGACAAAACATCATCCAAATTTTGTTCTGCAAGTGGTTCACCACCTAATATGGAAATTCGTCTGATATATGGTCTATCAATCAATTCCATAAATTTATTTTTTGCTTCTTCTGTCCACTCTTTCCCACCATTAAAATTCCATGTTTCAGAATTGAAACAATTGAAACAATGCCTGTCACATCCTTGAACGAAGAGGGAGACTCCAACTCCCTCGCCATTAGAAATATCAAGGCTACGTATACTCGCATATCTCATATTTAATCCTCCGTATATTCCATGTCGTCCAAATGATAAACACGATCATGAATATCACCATACCTACCCTGATTACCACCATTTTTTGCAGTACCAATATAACCGCAAACTCTAAATGCTATATCCATTGTTGTATTGTCAGTGTTCCCACAGCTAGGACATTCCCATTTAAGTTTATTATTTTCGTCTGATACAAGAGGAATATCACCATCAAAGCCACATTTTTCACAATAACAACTCTTTGTGTTAATCTCTGCATACATGATGTTGTTGTAAATAAACTTAATGACTTCTAATATAGCAGGAATATTATGACTCATACTTGGTACTTCGATATATGAAATTGCTCCTCCTGGACTTAATTTCTGGAATTTTGATTCGATTCTTAACTTTTCAAATGCCGTGATATGTTCAAAGACAGGAATGTGATATGAATTAGTAATATAATTTCTATCAAAACCATCTAATTTTTCAAAGATGTCGCTACCGAAACGAGATTTTAGGCACTTTGCGAATTTGTAAGTTGTGCTTTCCAGCGGTGTTCCGTACAAACTATAGTCAATGTTTTCAGCTTGTTTCCACTGATTGCATTTATCATTTAACGCCTGCATAACCTTTAATCCAAATTCTTCACCAATTCCTTCATCCGAATGAGAGCGACCAGTCATAAATTTTACACATTCATATAAACCAGCATAACCAAGTGATATTGTAGAATAACCATCATAAAGAAGTCTATCAATTTTTTCATGTTTATTTAATCTTGCATATGCTCCATGCTGCCATAGAATAGGTGCTACATCAGAAGACGTACCAAGTAATCTTTCATGTCTTGCCCTAAGTGCTTTATGACACAACTCAGTTCTTTCTTCAAAGATTTCCCAGAACTTATCAAAATCTCCGTCAGACGAGAAAGCAATATCTGGAAGAGAAATTGTTACAACACCTTGATTAAATCGTCCATAATATTTATGTTTGCTTGGATCAAAGTTCTTTGCGTTTGCAATATTCCCTACTTTATCTGTAAATCTATCAACGGTTAGAAAACTTCGGCAGCCCATACATGTATAGACATCACCCTTTAATTTAAGCATCATTTTTTCGGATATGTAATCAGGGACAAGTCTCTTAGATGAACATTCAGCAGCTAATTCTGTAAGATACCAATATTTAGAATCTTCTGTAATGTTATCTTTTTCCAATACATAAATAAGCTTTGGAAATGCAGGAGCAATATAAACGCCATCTTCATTTTTTACCCCTTGAATTCTCTGACGAAGCATTTCTTCAATTAACATCGCTAAGTCAGCTTTCTCTTGATTGTTCTTTGCTTCGTTCAGATACATAAAAATTGTGATAAAAGGTGCTTGTCCATTTGTTGTCATAAGTGTGACTAACTGATACTGAATTGTCTGAACACCTTTTTCTATTTCTTCTTTTAATCGTTCATTTGTTATATTAATGACTTCTGCAAGGTCTTCATTATACTCACTAATCAATCCATTATTATATAATTCTTCTGTTACTTTCTTTCTGATTGATTTTCTACTTACATCAACAAATGGGGCTAAATGTGCTAGAGAAATACTCTGTCCACCATACTGATTACTGGCAATCTGTGCGATAGCCTGTGTTTCAATGTTACAAGCAGTCGAAAAACTATGTGGCGTTTCAATAAGAGTTTCGCTAATTACGGTATTATTTTGAAGCATATCTTCAGAATTGACCAACCCACAGTTATTCATATGCTGCAAGAAGTAATCAGCATCATGAAAATGAATTAATCCTTCGTTATGAGCTTGTATTATGTCAGGAGATAATAAATATCTTTTTGTCATATCTGTACTAACAGATCCAGCAATATAATCTCTTTTAGTAGGATTTAATGTTGGATTTTTGTTTGCATTTTCATCTTTCCAATATTCATCTTTGTCTTCCACAAGGTCATAAATCTCTGTATCTGTTGTATTCTCATTTTCTCTTTGGAACTCACGAATACTTCTATATCCTTCATATGCTTTTGCAGTAAGTCTCTGCTTTTTGGTGATTAATTTGTCATAAACCATTGATTCAATATCAGATACACTTACTTCGTCTTTATCCTTACACTCTTCTTCAATTTCGTCTGCAATATCTTCTGCAATCTTTGGTTTTACAATACCTGAGCCATTTTTCATTGCTTTAAGAATTGCAGTTGAGATCTTAGACTTATCAAAATCAGCTTCTGAACAATCTCTTTGAATTACTTTTACTTTTGTCAATATGTATATCCTCCTATAGTTTTATGTCTAAAAAATACAAAATTGGATGCTTTTTCTTGTATTCTTTATCATAGTTTTCTTTCTCTTTTTCTTTGGTATATTTATATTTTTCTGCCAAAAATCCACTTATTGCATTTATAGCTATTGTTTTATCATCTACATTATTGCAACTACCAACACCAAAATAATACCCATATTTTTTGCTTGTTAATTTTAATGTTTCAGCAAGAGTCATATGATTACACAACCGATAATTACTATAAGTATCAATATTTTCAATGCTAAATGTTATTTCAATATCATTATAGTCAATATCAATTGAGTCCATATTGCTACACATCTTGATAAAATCACAAATAAATTCTTTATTAATCTTTCTTCACCTCTTATTCCATAAGAATTCAACCTTTCCTTCTAATCATCTCTTGGTTCATTCTTACCACTCATAATGCATAATGCCAATGCAAACACTCCTCCACACCCGCCAATAACGAGCCCAATAAAAAATGCAATTGCTACATCAATCATATTTTTCACCTCACATATCCTTAATTTTTACTTTTAATTCTTCTAATTTTTTATATTTTTCAGAATCATACTTTGTATGATCTTTTACAATCATGTTCGTCTGATCGTTACAAATTAGTTCAATCAACAACTTTCTATCCTCTGGTGTTAATCTATTGGACGTGTAACCATTAACTTTTATCATGAATGAAGTTCCGTCAACAACTCCCCTACCTGTTGCATCCATCCATTTATATCTACCATCTTTTTTATCTCTAAAAACTATTCCTTCTGAATCAATTAGATATTGTTGCATCTTTCACCTCAAATTTCCGCTCATTTCACTACAAATAAGTGTTTTATGCGTAACGCCATCATCAATATTGGCATGATTTTTTATTGTTTTGATACATTCAATTCCGCATTCCTTATCATTAACTGTAACGGTAAGGAAATCATCTGGTTTCGACAACAATTCTTTTGCAAGTCCGTGCGTTGTCGTTCTAATTCCTTTAATAATTATATTGTTCACCTTCTCTCTTCTTTATCTCATATAAAAATCTTTTATGTATTCGCAAATATCAATTACACATGAATCTGCTCTAGTAATGCAACATTTTAACCAAGGATGAATTGTCCTATAATCGCCATTTTCATCATATGCAATAACAGGAATATCATTTTTCCATGCTTCGTACACCTCAATAATAGAACCAATACTACTACTAAGACCATTTGTATTTACAATGACAATGTCACTGTTTTTTACTAAAGACAAATCAAATTTCATAATTTCTTGTTCACTCTGATATCGCTGCTAATTAAAATTAAAATAGTCGCAAGGAGACACAACATTTGTTTTATAATTAGCCATGTCAGAATATTTTTCCAATTCAGATTTAAGTAAATTTCTCCACTTTTTCATCTCCAAATCAGATAAGCCACCCATCTTACCGGCTAAATAAATTGTCAAACCATTTCTTCCCATTCTTCTAAAACCTTTCTATATTGATTAATTACACTATCAACAACTTCGTTAACACTTGTTCCATCATTGTTATATACAATCTTATTCGCCAAAAGATCTGCATATTTGAAATCTTTTGCATCTCTTCTAATACGTTCTTCTGCTTTGTCATTATGGTCATTTCGCATGTAAAGTCTTTTTTTGATGGTATCAATATTTGAATACAGATAAATAATAACTGAATTAATATTGTATTTTAAAATATCTCTAACTCCATCTGGTGTAAGGATAATTACAGTTTTATCATCTGTGTTTATAAGATCATTCTTTGCAGTTCCATAGTACCAAGTATTTTCTTCTACTTTAAATTTCTTCCATTCTGCAAAAAAACCTTCATCAATCTTTTTTGCGAATTCTTCATCTGAAATATAGTGATATGTAACATTAGGAATTTCTCCTTCTCTCATAGGTCTTGTTGTAAAAGTTGTAATGCTGTGAAAACCGTGTTCTTTAATTAAAATATCTTTGACTGTATCTTTTCCACTAGAAGCCTTTCCTATTAATACCAACATATATTCTCCTCTATAAAAGAGGTAATCCTACCATCTTCCAATACAACATGGATATTTTTCATGTGTGCTAAAATTATACAGTCATCTAATGTTACATTATCTGGTTCAATCGTATTTTCTAAAAAGATTCTTTTTGTCATAACTATTTTTCCTCGATTTTGTACTTTTCACATATTTCTGCAAATCTAATTACATCACTTTCCATTGTTGGATTGTTTAATTCAACTGTAATTGGATTACTTGAAAGCGATGCCACACCCATAAGTGACTTAGCATCAACACAATGTCTGCCGAAACTTGCATCTATTTCACAAGATATATCTTTTGATATTTCACTTACAAAATGGCATAAGTCTGTCATACTATTAAGATTTAATATATATTTTGCTTTCATAATATTTTATTCTCCTTTTAAGCTTCACTATTTGCCCATTCAATAGGGTTACTACATGGATCATTACATCCCGTATAAAATAGGCAATCGCAACATTCAATATTTTTATCACAACGTACTGGATGTTTTGTGCTTTTATCAACTGCAAGGTATGCCCCACTGCAAGCAATATTTATAATCTCTTTTGCATATTTTTCTTTATTTTTCACACTATCCCTCCATTATTTATAAAAACTATGACCAACATTATCTGTAAAAATATATTCTCTATTCCTATTAGCCCAAGAATTACCTCGTGTTGAATCAAACCATAACGCTCCGTTTGTTGTATCTTGGAATTGAAAAGCATATTCACAAGCTAATATTGTTGTTTCTGTAACAGTGACATTCTTATAATCACCACTTATGTAACTTGAAAACTGTGGTCTTTCCGTTAGAATTTCAATTAAATTCATCGGAAAATCTTCATGATCGATTCTATTAAAAATTACACTTGCCACATTTACTTTCTCATCAAAGTTATCTTCACCACGGACTTCTGTTTCTACAATATGGAATAGTAAATCCAACTCAGATCCATCAAAATAATCATAAATTGTTTCATCTTTATCTATCCATTCTGAATATTCATCTTGGATTTCTTTATATTTTTTAAACCATTCCATTGTATCTTCGCACTCCAATGCATTGATTCTTTGTTGCGCTTCAAAGATTTTTTCTGAAACAATATCTATTTCATTTTGCTGAATATCATTACCTGTTGAAACAATGCTGTTGGCATTTTGTTCAATACTGATTTCTGTTTCCATTATCTGTTCTGTATTGACAGTTAGAAGCGTTTCTGTCTGTTTATTTAGTTCTAAATTATTATTTGCCCCTAATGGGGCGACACATAAAATAGAACCAAAACATAAGACAATAAATGTCTGTATGACTCTTCTTTTCATATGTTCTCCTTATTAAATTGTGTTGTATATGGATTTTGTTACATAGATATATTCTCTGTTTGAGATAAGATTTTTAACTATATTTCATCATCAGGAATTGATTTGTCAAAACGGATACCTAAATAAATTGGGAATTGAAGACTTTTAAGATTGGTTTTTTTGTCTGTTGTGATTTCTTTATATTTGACATCTACAATGTGATCTAGCATTTTATCTTTATGTTGCCAATAATAAATACGCTGTGAGTCAGTAAAACCGCTACCTACATTTACTATATTATCATAATATTTACATACGATTGCCCCAAGCTTTCCTATATTACGACCAGTTCCCTCTTCGATATCTATAACACTAAGAGAAATATCAAAGAACTTCTTTACCTTAATTAACGTTTTTACACGTTTGCATTCATACGGAGTGTCAAGATTTATCATACAACCTTCCCAGTCATGCGCCTCTGCATAGTCTAACCATTTCCAAATTTCAGAATGATCCGTTCCTTCATATACGATTGGCACAATTTCAAGATTTTCTGTTGGATTATATTTAAGATTGTTTTCAAACTGCTTTAGATATATACGCTTTCTATCAAAGTATGATAAATTTGATTTGCCTGTCCAAAATTCAGACAAAGGGAAAATATCAAATACGACAAGTTTAAGTTGCGATTTGTCACTATCTTTACTCATTGCAATACCAGTACCCTTTTGGAAAGCTTCTGAATCAGACAAGCCTTCTTTGTTTTTATAGATAAGTTCTCCATCAACAAACATATTTTCATATCCCATATTTTTCAGATCACTAATAATATGGTCTAACCCATTGTACTCTTTACCTTGTCGTGTCATACATCTGTTCCCAACAAATGCTGTACGAGTTCCATTAAGTTTTCTACTTATAGAAATTGGCTCATTTGGATTTAATTTACACTTTTCAATTGGTGTGCCCAGCATTACATCAAACGTTGGGATCAAACCTGAAATAACACTATTTACTACCTTCTTATCACAACCAAGACGAAACTTTTTCGTAACCATCTGTTTGTAAAAATCTTGGTATTCTTCTGGTTGATTTTCGATGAATCCTTGCACAGTTCCAATATTCATATCACTACCCGAATTAAAATCTGATAAGTATTTCATCACTTCTTCAAAAGAGTTCAGTTCTGTTCCTGACATACCAACAAATTTGTTTAATTTCTTATCACTAATACCAGTCACTACATTTGAATCAAGCAGAAATACTAGACATTTTTTGAATAGCTCATTATCTTTATTCGCTGCAATAATGGCTTTCTTTTCATTTGTGCTACTTGTATTTTGAATTTGTTTAAAAATTTTAATTACTTCTTCCATTCTACCTTTCCTCTCCGCAATATTCTTTTAAGTATGTAAGCATTTCTGACTCTTCTGGGAAGAACGGATCTCGTTTCTTTTCATTCTGTACCCAACCTAAAAAGTTCATCCAAAATTGTCCTGCTCTCCAATCAGGCATGTATGTCATGTGTAATCTGGTTACTTCGTTATAAAAATTATATAATCTATTTGGATTTCTCGTATTAATCACCTCCTAAGAAATGAACATTTATTTACCATCATACATAATCAAGTCTTCTGCGTATGGAAGTGATTCTACCCATTTGATAAATGATTCTGACCACTCTGTAAGCTTATGATTTTTACGCTGAAAGTACATATTACGAATATTTTCATAATTCATTGTAATTGTTCGCTTCTGCAACCAGCTCTCAGGAAGCCAACGCACAAGCTCTTTCCAGTATCTCTTATCTTTCGTCTCAAGATACTTCTGACGAATATTTTCTAATACATAAATAATATCCTCTTCAAATGTTGAAATATTATCCAATCCGTCATCATCCTTTGGATTATCAGCAAGAGATAAATTCCTGTCATAATCATCAATCTCAAAACAATCTAATGTAATTGGTGTTGTAGCAAGCTTGTGCATTGTACTCGTTGAGTTCGCAACCGTTCCTACTTTATAAGTATCAAATTCTTTCCACCAATAAAGAGGTGCTGTAATATCAACCGATACAAAAATCTGTCGCATAAATTTTCTATGCTCATTCCCTGCTTTAATAAGAGTCTGTGCGAGTTTCATATCGTTTGCTCCAATAATGTAATTATTTTTATAATTGATGCAGCCCTCATCGTTTGTATTACATTTTTCGCAAACTATATCATTATCACATCCATAATGACTATCATTCTTATGCCAAGAATTCTTCGGATTTCTCATCCCACGGAGACTGTGCTCAAATCCCCATACCTCTGTATTTTCAAATTTCAAATCTTAATCCTCCTATTTTTTAAATCCCAATGAAAGTCCAATTTACTTTGAATTTTCATCTTCTTTTTCACTTAATTTATTGAGTAATTTCTTTGTCATTGAACATAATCCATCAATAAAACTAGAATATTTAAAACTTTCATTGTCTTCTGAATATTCTGTTGATTCATAAACCTCATCAAAAAACTCTTCGTACAACATTTCTTTACTAATAGATTTACTCATTATTCTGCTCCTTTTTTATTTCTTTTAACGACCAAACATAATCAACAAAACTGTTCCAGTTCATCATTATTTGGTCATAAACATCAATCTTGATATCATCTGCTCGTCCAGTCCAAGGTGATAAAATTATTTCATATTCACATTTAGACCACATATAATACATAAGATATTTTTTTAAACCATCTTCAAATTCATCTCTTGACAAATTATCTTTTAATAATTTTTTCACTTTTTCTGTGAAACTTCCATGATTGAATATGTTCCATCTAATAATCTTCTGTGCATTTGAGTCATGATAATAAACGTACCACTCGATATCAATCACCTCCCGATTATTTATTCTCTTTTTCTTGTGTTAACAGAATCAATAACCTCTCTTTTAATTTATTTTCTAATTCATCTAATTCCGACTCACTCACAATTATATTTGTCAATCCAAGACTTTTCCATGCATATTCGCCAGACGATTCAAACATGTGAAAATAACATTGAACAAATTCGCCTAATTCATCATTTTCGCTATATTTTACACTGTACTTATTTGCTTTTTCATGTGTAATTTCATAATTATAAAATTGCTTTATCATTGAAATCAATGTGAGTTTTAGTCGCAAATTCTCTTTTTCTAATTCATTCATTTATGTATACTCCCTTCTATCAACTACATGCTTATGACCTTTAGGACAAACACTATATGAAATATCAACATATCCATCTACATAATCATTACCCCCCCTGAATTAATCGGATCTTCATACACGCAAATCTTTGTAGGAATAGTTTCTTTTTCTGAAAAGAAAGATTTTGTAAGATAATAGTCCTTACACTTCTCACAATATGTAAGCTTACCATTAATGATATCTTTCGCTGTTTTGATATCATCTTCATATTGCTTTAAAGCTTCTAATTTTTCGTCATTTGTTATTTCTGAAATTAAAATATTCTCAATATCTTTTAACATTTTTACCTCAAAAATTTCTAAAGAAAGTTTAGTTTACTGTGATTCTACCAATTAAAGTATTGTCTATTTCTACATACTGGACATTTGATATTGTAACTACCAAGACCATCATGCATTACACCCATTTGATCAGTTACATCGCATTCGCTTTTCTCAAACTCAAATATCGAGCCGCATTTATCGCAGGTTAATCTTTTAGTTGGTGTTATTGGTTGGTGTCGCTCTATAATATTCATGCCTTATCCTCCTCTAATATTCATTATCCCATCTGATGTTACTACCACATTTACATTTAGACTGTTGCATTTGTATCATGTTTTTACATTTAGGACATCTTGCCAATACCCCTATGCCACCTAAAAATGGTCTTGTTTCTATAATTGGTTTATACCTTAAATGCCTATTCCTATTCATTATTCTCTCAACCTTTCACATGAAATAATGGATTCTTATTATTTAAAATTTATGTTTCAAGCAAACTGAAACTATACAACGAAACAGATTCAATATCATCAATTGTTTTCTTCAGTTCTTCTAAGATTAATATTTCTACAGAATTAAGTGATTGCATAGCAATTTTTTGTTTTAATGTCAACACCATTCTACCTGTACCAGAATCCCTATATTCTCTTCCAAAGTCAACAATTGGTTTTTTCACAAAACTGTAACTTACCAAATAGTTATATGATAATTTTGATTCATCTATTTCAATATCGTGATTGCTACACCAAAATCTTAAGTTATCAAACATTTTGACCTCCTTTCATCTTCCAAAGAAACTGTCGATTACTCTGCAATTTCATATTTCAATTTTGATATGTCGTATCCCATTTTTTCTAATTCATCAATCCACTTCTGTTTTATTGGGCATGTAGCAGTAAAGTTTTTAAACTGTGTTATACAATGATGAACACAATCTCCAATTTGTTGTTTACCATATCGAAATTCTTTTAACCCCTTTTCATACTCTGAATTTGTAATATATTCCGTTCTAAATGGAGACTGTGGCTTATCCTCTTCTCCAAGAACAGCACCAACAGCAATATCTTCACCATTTACATTTATGTATGCATTGCTAATTTTATATTTCATGTATTTTACCTCCTTACGAAATCCGTCAATTCAACTTTTACAAAACTTCATCAACAATTCCATACTTGACTGCTTCATCAGAATGAATATAAAAATCTTTCTTCTTTTCACGAATCTCCTTAATATCATCTTTTGTGAGATTGGTTCTGTCGATTACATATTCTTCAATCTTTGTATTCAGCCAGTCCATTTCTTCTCTGTCTTCTACCAAATCCTGATATTTACCACTTCTCCAAAAACTTATCTGATGATACATAAATGTTGAATGTTTATAGCAAAACCTTTTATGCCCTGCTAAGAAAATCTTAAAAGCTGCACTCATTGCATATCCTGTACAATATGTATAGATTGGAGTTTTGCTATTGAGAATAATATCAATTAATCCCCACATATCATAAGCAGATCCACCATGTGAATTGATATATAACTTAATTGGCTCACGTTTATAATCTTTCTCCTTCTCATCTTTCTCATCATCTTCTTGAATCTGTTGTAAAATGCTCCATGTTAATTTACCAATAGATTCGTTGTCTACATCATCAGATAAAAATAATGTCTTTTTGTCTGTATTTGCATATGAATTGTCTTTTGAACTCATAAATCCTCCTATTATAATTTTTCTACAATAATTCGATACTTGTCCTCTTCTTTTGTCTCATAGTTGTGATATTTAATCACAAACGAGTTTTCATCGTTATCCTCACACTCGCAACTAACATATGTTCTTTCCTCATCAAGAACGTCTCTTTCACTAATTCCTGCTTTTAAATCTCTAATTACTTCGTTCATCTGGATCATAGTCTTTATTCTCCTTGTAAAATTTCATTATTCTTTCATATAACTCAAGTGAAATATTTATTTGTCCCTTCTCCCAACGACTAATTGTTGTTTTGTTACATCCAACATAAAATGCGACCAATCCCTGAGAGATTTCTTCTTCTCTGCGCCACTTTCTAAATTCGTCATTTGATATTTTAGTTTCTGGAATCTCTGACCAAGCATAAACATCAGTTAATCCGTTTGTTGTACATGCATAAAAGTTATGTGGTATAGAATGTATTCCAAATTCTTTATCTTTAAATCTTTTAAAGAATCCACATCCACCACATAATTCAATTGTACTTGGATCATAAAAACCAACTAGCACTCCATGATTTTTGGTGTATAATAATAATTGTGTACTCGTAGGTGGATAATCTTTTTTAGATTTTAGTTCATGTATCATTTATTGTACTCACCTCATTTCTATGTACAATATATAGTTGTGTACCATTACTACCGCTACTATATATTGTATATAATTTCAAAAGAAATCCGTCTTTCATTGGCTTTTTGAGTCTCTGAAACGCCCTATTTATGGGCATTCCAGAAATCCAACAGAAATTCAAATTACTCTTCTACTGTATTATTCTCTGTTTCTAACATCATCCAAGTGTTTCTATTGTTATGACTTGTCCTAATACATTGTAAAAACGCTTCAGGTTCAGCCAATAATAAACATCTTTTCTTTGCTCTTGTCAGTAATGTGTAAAGCATACAGTTATCAAGAAGCTGATGATGTGTATTATCAATAATTCCAATTACTGTCTTTCTACCAGCACCTTGTAACTTATGCACTGTCATTGCGTAAGCAAGGTCTAATGCAGCCAATTCCTTTTTTGTGTATTCAATAATCTTGTCCTTGCCAAAAATATCAGTATAAGTAACTTCACAATACTCTTCTTTTTTCTTACCTTCATATCTTTCACTGATTTTAGTAACATAACCTATTTCACCATTAAACACATTTTTGTCATAATCATTAACTGTTTGCATTACTTTTGCACCAAGCTTAAATGTAGTATCAAACCCATCAATACTCTGTAATACGTCTCCAAGCAACTCATTCTGAATAACCTTGTTAATCTCAGTTGTACTATTCAAGCAATCCTTTCTACGAGGAACTGCAATTACAACATTATCTATTCCATCTGACTCTACAGATTTTATAAATGTTTTTACAGCTATATTGAAAAGAGACTGTCGATTTGTACGGAACATATAATACATATCCTGTAATTCACCATGAATAATTCTTGGTTGTAATTTTTCAGATATAGGATTGATATTCTCTCTAATCTTATTAGCATCAACAAGTATTCCTGATTTTTCAGCCTGTCTCATTGGCTTTACTAATTTACTTACTACTGAATCATCAAACATTTCTATTAAATCTGAGAACACGTTACCAAATCCGATAGGTGGTAACTGCTTATGATCTCCTGAAATAATAATTCTTGTATTATCTCCAATTGCCTCAAGCCAATGTAAAAATAAACTGGCATTAACCATACTTCCCTCATCAAGAAATGCAACATCTGTAATCAAATGATTATCCTTATTGTATGTAAAATCATTTAAACCTTGGCATCCAAGTGTTCTATGAATAGTCATTGCAGGAAATTCTGTTGCTTCTGTAATTCTCTGAGCTGCCATTGCTGAAAGTGCTGAAGCTGTCATCATATAATTATTCTCCATATAAGCCTTAACAATTGCTCGCACTATTGATGTTTTACCAGTTCCTGCTTTTCCAGTTATCAAACTAACAGTTCTATGTAAGCTCTTATGAATCGTGTCTAACTGCTCTACTACATAATCAAATCCCTGTTCTTCTTCCGCATGTTTAATTGCTTTGTCAATCGCTTCATCAGAAATATTGATTGTTGTTTCAATTTGAGATTTATTCAGAATCAAATGATAAATCTGCATCTCAATATCGTAATAATATTTCAAACCAATTCGACCATTATCAATATGAAGAAAGTCATTATTTTCTAATAGCCAATTAACCTTATTGCAACACTCGTATATATTATTACTTATGGCTGCTCTTAAAATTTTTTCAGAACACCATGTATGACCTTTACTTTCTCCTAGTTCTTTGAAATAGTATTGAATAAAAGCTACAAGTCTTTGTGTAGAATCAATTAGTTCAGGTTTTAACTTCAGTGCTAAATCATCACATTTACGAAATCCAATCCCATCAATTTTTGTCATGATGTATGGATTTTTTTCTAACTCTTGCTTTAATAAAACTGGATTTGGTTCTTCTGAAAGCAATTTTTTAATCATTGCATAAGTGACACCAATTGGTTTCAACATTGAGATAATGTCAGAAATGAGATAGTTATTGATAATTTTTTCCTTGATTTTATTCCAAGTAATTTCTCTAACACCTTTTACAAGACTGTAATCAATAGTTTTTAATGTACCATTCGCTACATCATTAACTACATTTGGATATGCGTTTATTAAATTATCAGCCATCCATTCAGGAATCATTGACTTCAAAAATAATAACTGTGTTTCTCTGCTTTGTGGAATAATGGCGTATATGGCAATCGGTGTATATTGATCGCCATATTTTTTATCCTTTTTATACTTTGCTTTAACTACATACTCTCCACCAACAACTAAGTGCTGCATCTTTCCTGCCAACTTACTCATCTTTTTATTCTCTTCATCAGAGGTTTTATTATCGCTAAACGGATCGAATGTTTTTGTAGGTTTTGTAAAGAATGGAATATCATCTTTTGTTGAAAATCCAAACACACCCCACGTTGAATCATCCGAATAGTATTGCTCATATGTAATTATCGCTGTGAATTTATAAATCTCATCTTCATCCAATTTAGACTGATACTCCTTTCTTTCTCACATATTCAAGCCATTTACTATATGGCTTTAATTTTTCTACAATTACCTTTTCTTCGCTATCTTTCTTACAAAGAATTGCTACTTGCTGTCCTTTTTTTACTAAATCTTCATATTCTTTTAATTGACTATGCCATACAATTCCTTCAACAAGTCCAAAACTTGAATAGATGTTTATATATGCGAACTGCTTACCATTCTTATCTTTCTTCTTTTGAACCTTTGCTATAATTCCAACTAAAGTACATTTCTCACCATCAGGCACATCCTCAAATGGTGTCAAGAATGTATAAGCTGCATCAAATGGATTATCATTGATAAATACCTGTAATGTTTGGAATTCCCAAAACTGTTCATCTTCAAGATATTTTTTATTATCATCTATGTACTTTTGGAATCTTACCTTCTGATTTTCTTCAAACTGTATCTTTTTCAATCTGTTATATTCAGTAAGTAGTGCTTCCTTGTCATATACAATTCGTTTTCCAGATGAAGGAATCACGTACTTCTTTAAGTTAATGTTCCAATCTTCTTCGAGTTTCTTATAGGTAGGCAATGATTGAACTTCTGAGAATTTTAATGGTTGATACTCTGATTTAAGATATGATATAAGTTTTTCACGCTTATTTTTACAAGGAATTGCACCAGATTTTATCAGTGCAATAACAGATGCCTTACCTAAAGAAAGTCTCTGAATCAAATCATTAAACGATTTGTATATACCATTATTCTCTCTTTCTTCGATAATTTGCTTAGAAAGTGATTCTCCAATTCCACCAATAGCAGACAATCCAAAAAGAACCTTATCCTTATCGACTGTGAAATTCATTCCCGAATGATTGATATTAGGTGGCATAACATTTACATCAAAATATCTTGCGTCAAGAATGTATTTGTTAATTGCTCCTGCTTTATCCTTATTCTGATTAAATAAAGCTTTGAAAAAATATGTTGGATAATGTGCTTTGAACCAAGCTGTCTCGAAACAAAGAACTGCGTAACTATAAGAATGCGATTTGTTAAATAGATAACCGCCTTTTTGTGACAATTCATTCGCAATTTTATCAGCAATTTCTTTAGAATATCCGTTTGCTACAATTTCACCACGAAGAATTTCTGACTCTTTCTGTACTAATTCAACTATCTTTTTTCCAATCGCCTTACGGAATAAGTCAGCACCACCGTATGTTCTCCCACCAAACTTCTTAACAATATCAAGAAGCTGTTCCTGATAAATCATACAGTAATTTGTGTCTTTTAAAATTTCATCCATATCTGGATGAATTGATGGTGGTCTACTTCCACCTGTTGCCATTTCAACATACTCGTCAAGTGCTCCCATACTATCAGGTCTATATAATGCCAAGATGACAGATATAACCTCAAAGTCTAGTTGCTCAAGCTTTGGTTTTAATCGAATAAGCAAATCTTTCATTCCTGCTGATTCAACCTGGAATACACCATTAGTCTTACCACTCGCTAATAATTCATATGTAGGTCTGTCATTCTCAAATTCTGGATTATTAATATCATAATCCCAAGGATCTAAATGTAAATCATCCTTAATTTCCTTCACAAGATTAAGTGTTGCTACTCCAAGAAGGTCAAACTTCACAATTCCAATGTCTTCTACATAATGTTTATCAACTTGAATTACATGTTCGCCCTTTGTCCCTATCTTCATTGGCATATAATCATTGATTGTTGTATCAACGATTCCAACACCACCAGCATGAATAGAAACAGTTTTAACACGACCACTTAAATGCTTTGCAATATCAAACAAATCAGCATATTGTGGATTGTCTGCGAGTAAATTTGGATTTGCTTTCATACAGTCATTCCATTTATCGAATGTAAATTTCTGTGAAAGTTTTTGCATCTGATTATATGGAAATCCAAGTATCTTACCAACGTCAGTAATTGCAACTGTTGGAGTAATATACGAGTAGTTAATAATCTGACATACTCTTTCTTCTCCATATTTGTCTACAAGGTAATCAATAATTGCATCTCTGTTACCAACATCTGTATCAATATCTGGTAGTCCTACTCGTTCAGGATTTAAGAATCTCTCAAAAATGAGTCCATATTTAATCGGATCAATATCCGTGATATGACAACAATAGCAAACTAAAGAACCTGCTGCACTTCCTCTTCCCTTACCAACTTCAATTCCAAGTTTCTCAGCAGCCTTAATAAAGTCCCATACAAACAAGAAATAACCATCGAACCCCATCGAATGAATAATACCCATCTCATAGTTTAACCTAGTTCTTCTTACTTGCTGTTCATCTTCGCTAAGATTGTCATATCCTCTATCTTTCCAACCTTGTCTAACTAAATGCCATAAGAATTCATTGTTATCTCTATATCCATCAGGTAATGGGAATGTAGGTAACTGTGGTTTCTGAAATGGCATATCTACATTTTCAATTAAATCTGCTACCTTATTAGTATTCTCCAATCCAAGACATACATTTTCATATCCAATCTGACTATCCATAATTTCATGGATTTCATCTTCAGATTGCATATAGCAACCTTCATATACCTCGCTATTTTCGATAGCATTTTTGTCGTTGTTACTACTTTTTCTACCAATCTGAATAAGTTTGTCCTGATAATACAAATCTTCTTTTTTAGGTGTATGACTATCTGTTGTAATGATAAATGGGGTATTTGTTCTTTTTGAAAGCTCTAAGATTTTCTGATTATATAAACATTGATCTTGGTGTGAATGAGACTGCATTTCAAGAAAGAAATATGGAAAGGCTTCTTTATATTCATTGATGTATTTTACACATTTCTCAAAATCTGATTCTCTTGCTAATTTGCTTGCTAAACAAGCAGATGATATAACAAAATTGTCAGCATAAGGCTTAATATCTTCGATTGTACACCTTGGCTTAAAATAAAACCCTTCAAAATTACTCTTTGTAATAACTTTGTTTAAATCTTTTCTGCCCTGTTCATTCCTAATCAAGCAAATCAAATGGAAATATTTGTTGTCTTTATCCTTAATTTCTATATCTTCACACTCATATAACTCACATCCATATATCATTTTAATTTCTGGATAATCCTTCTTGATTAAGTCAAAATAAATGTGGCTATATACATTTCCGTGTTCTGTTATAGCAAATGCTTTTAACCCTATTTCTTTTGCTCTGTCCAACATTTCTTTTGGACTACCATATCCATCAAGTAATGAATAATATGTATGGTTATGTAATGAACTATACATAACTCACCTCCTACCAATCATCGTCTTCATCGTTACTATTTGTACTAATAACAGCTACATCTTCGATAATAATCTGTGGTGTTCTAATACCGTTATATTCGTTTATTGAAGGTTTTCCGACAATATTAAATGTAATACTATCGTTATCATCCCATGCGTTTTGAAGAAAATCATATAGCTGATTACCTTCTTTACATTTGAACTGAATGTATTTAATATCATTCACCATAAAACTAATAGTATCCTCATTCTTGCCAAATACTTCAAAACAATCTCTTGTCAATGATATATTCTCTATTGCAAGCATAGGTTCATCAATTCCTTGACAAATAATATCTTCAAACTGTGATAACTTAATAATTAAAGGGATTGTGACATGATTAATGTCTAAGATAAAATCTACACGATATGTAGAATCATATTCAGTATTTTTAAGAATACTGTTCATCATATTAATTGCTTTTTCTTTATCATCAACTGGTAAATCTACAATACCAAAAGCATTTGCATGACCTTTACCATTAATGAATCCTGTTGAATTAACAATATCTTTAAAACTATCAATTGGACTATTATCAATATTTCTTGCACTACCACCAAATACAGTTGTTTTTGTCTTTTTATCAAAATGTTTCTTTAGCAGAATGCAAGGTTTATTATATTGCTCTGCAATTTTAATTGCTACAACACCAGTTAATCCACTATCAAGTAAGTCAGATACATCAACCATAATAACTTTATCATCAATTGGAAGATTATCTACAACTTCTGAAATGGCTTTTACGCCTTTTTCTTTCATTTTATCTTGTCGTGATTTTGCATTTTTACAAAGTCTAGCAGTTCTATCATAAATGCTTTCTTGAATTGTTTCTGCTGGTTTATTCTTTGTGGCTCTTTTTTTATATTCAAAGAACTCATCTTTTTCAATAAAAGCTCTAAATAATAATTCCTTTTCATCACTTGAACCGATACGGATCATTCCGTTCAAAATAGGTGTTATATACCATTGGATATTGTGAATATTAACCTTACCATTTATACTGTAATCTTGTGCTTTAATAAGTGCCTGAAAACATTTATTTGTAATATTGAGTAATCCAAGATTTGTAATATATCTTGTCTCAAATGAACGCATATCCATAACATCGCTAATATTTGCTAATGCACACAAATCTAAATAGTCATCTGCAAACTCATTCCAGGTCTCAGCATCTAATGCTTGTAAAAACTTATATACAACACCTGCTCCGCAAAAATCCTTATTAGAATAATTGTTACTCATTTGATTATTTACAATCAATGCATATGGATTTTTTTCTTCTGACTCATGGTGATCAAGAATAAGTATATCAATACCATTTTCTGAAAGCTCTCTGCACTGTTCTGTGTCATTTGTACCAGCATCAGGGATAATCAATAATCTTGTATCATTAGATATCACAATATCATCATCTAGTCCATGTGCCTTTGCTCTTGCATGTAATATGTAATTAACTGGATAATCAGCATTCATTTTCTTAATATAAGAATACATCATAGCTGCTGAACAAAATCCGTCTGGATCTTCATCAACAAGTATTTCAATTTTATCCTTGTTATTAAAGTGTTTCATAAATAACTCTACTGCTTTATTTATATTGTCCAAATTCTCATATGGAATTAAAACGCTTTCATCTAAGTTGAGATATTTTTCATAATCGTCAACTCCTCTATTTCTTAAAACTTCCTCTAATACATTAGAAGTGTTATTGTCGCTATTTTCATATAATTTGTACTTCAAATACACACCTTCCTATCTTAATCTATATATATTATTCTCTACCAAGTGCTTCCATTTAATAGGATCATCTGTTGGGGATTCTTTCTCACTAAGAATATTATCTTCGTCAAACATATAATAAAGTGGAACACCGTCAGGAAATCTTTCTGCTAGTTCCTCCAATTCTTCTTTTTTTACATCTTTGTCTAAACATAAAACTATATCAACACCAAGTCGAACCAACATATCAATTTGATATTGTGAAAGTTCCTTCCCACCTGTACCACCAGTGTTTTGATAACCATAACTCCATGCTTGTTCAACAAATTTTTCAGATTCACCAACATAAATCCTTCCTGTTCTTTTTATATAAGGAAGAGTTTTATACAATCCATATATAATTTTTGATTTTGCACATGGCTCTAAATAAATATATTTATTCATTCCATCAGGTACTTTTCTATCAAAATATCTTGCTTTTACACCGACTAAATCTCCTAATTCAGAACGAATAGGAATTGTGTATCGGTTTGTTTCTTCATCAAAACCTATCTCAAACTCTCTTTGTGTTTCATAATCTATATGGTCTTCGTAGAATAAATCATTTACATAAGGTTTATAATACGAAAGTATTTTCTCCGAAATAGGTTGTAATGGTTTTTCTTTCTCTTCTGATATATTAGAATCCATATCTTCTAACATTTTCAGTATTTTAAAACTATCTGGAATATCCTCTTCAAAATCGTGATAATAAGACATTCCTATTTCTGAGCATATTTCCTTTAATCCTTCTGGAAATGTAAGGTCTTTGACATAACACACAAGATCAATAATATCTGTTTGTCTGTTCCCCTTTATCATTTGTCGAGTTTTATTCAAGCAGATAAGGGACTCATTATTGTATAAAATAATTGCTCCTTTATTATCTCCATCAGGATTACCAGCAGTCCAATATGCTCCAACTGAATGATATTTGATATGGTGGCAACCAACGGATTCTAATATCTGTTCACAATAATTATTTTCATATATATAATTCTTCAACTCTTTTACATCCAAGCTGCCACCCTCCAATTAGTCACTATTTTTTGATTTTTTAATGATATAACCTATATTTCTCCAAATATTTAAGTTCAAATCAATCTCAAATAACATAATCTTGTCCTTACTACCTGCTCTGTTTTTATCTGGTTTGATACAAAAATATTGTTTACTTAAATCCAAATCTTCCGTCACTGGCTCACCCCAAGAATCACATTCTAAAACAACTTGATATTTATGGTATTCTTCCTTATTTAACTTTTTACCAATATTCAGAATATCAGCTACATGCTTTATCTGCTTTGCATTGGCAATGTTATTACTACTCAAACTAAAAATATCAGTAAACACCGTATCATCACTTAACTGGAATACTGCATATCCACTCATACGAAGTTCTTTTGTTAATTCTTTCAATTTAGTTGCAAATTGTTTAATTTGTGACCAATCATCAGTGTTATAACCTTTTAACGTGTCATAACCATAATATTTAATGTTCTGAACCATCTTTGCTTTACGCAATTCAAATTCAATTCTCTCAGGGCTATAATCATCTCCAACATCTTTAAACATAACTTTGCCCTTACGATCACTACTATCAATCCAATCTGTAACTTTTTTTACATTCCAATATTCCTCTGACGTATCTTTTATTCTCTTTATGTAATCTTCATTACTTTCAAGATAAACACCATTATCATCAATTTTTCTTCTGATAATGTCACCATTTTTATCATGATAAACACCTAATACAATCTCTTTCTCAGGCTTTGTAATATGTACACCATGCAACTCTTGAAATTCTTTGTTATTAATAACAGTCGTAATAAGACAACTACGAAGATCTTCTTCGTCCATCTCATTACTCATAAGAAAAAAGTTCTCGTTCTGCACAAGTGCTACATAAGCTGCTAAAAGTACAAGTTTTCTTGTTTTACCCTCATTAGAAAGGAATCCTTCAAAGAGAACCTTTGTTTCTCTAAGACCAAGAAAAAATTCGTTATACATATACCAAGGGAAAGGTAAGCCGAAATTTGGCTTTTCAAGATATTTGTCGATTTGAGATGAGTTTTTATCAGTAAGCTCAACAGCTTCTTCACCAGCATTAATTACTGTATTTATTTTATCTGCTTTTGTACGAATAATTCTGTAAATGTCATTTGGTGACATTTTATCAAAGTTTCTATGAGATAATATCTTCTCAACTGGAAATCCATTTCTTCCATATTCTCTTACTAATGAATATTTCTTAACAGTATCAAAATAATTTTTCACATCATTTTCATCTGCCAATGTCATAAACCTTTGAAGCGTTTTCCAACCTTTATACTGCTTATATAATTTAAATCGTTCTTCATTCTGACTCATAAACACATTCATTTTTGCTTCATCTAATGTTTGTGAAAATGTAAGAAAATAAGTTTCAAGATTATCATAAAAGAATTTTGTCGCAGGATCAGAGAAATCATACTTGCTTCTCATAAATGTGCTGTAATTTACAATCAAGTCTAAATCCTTTGCTATAGAACCAACAAATAAGATTTCTGCTTGCACATTACAGTCTTTTAATTCATGTTCATTATCCAATATTATCTCCTATCCAAAAATATCATCCACCAAGCCTGAAATATCATCTGTATCAGCCTTACTATCTTTGGACACATTAGTATAACCAATTGATTGACTGACAATATTCTGTGATTTTTCTGTTTCTTTCTCAGCTTCAAGTATTTTCTGTTTTTCTTTCCACCTTAAATAACTGTCATATTTATTAACCAAAATGGATAAATCATACGAAAGTCGTTGTTCTGGCTGCATATGAATACCTTTTACTTCATTCTTTTTCGCAATACCATTAAGCATATCTATTTTTCTTTGCCACATATCAAGTAAGTCTGAAGGTGGAATACCTACCGACATTCCTTTAAAAGTTCCATTATAAATGTTACCCAACTTCTGCCATACGGTAGTAGGAATAATTGTCAAATCATATGCTTCTTTAATAAATTCAAATATCTCGTCTTGCTCTATTGCTACTGCGAGATGCGAATATGTATCTTTTTTTATAGAATCAATGTGGTCATATATCCAAGTCCATTTTGCTGATACGTCTGCCCTTTTATTAGCAATACGCTTCTGACATATATTGATAAAGCAACTACTATGATATGTTTTTTTATCATAGTAGATTGCATCGTCAATATTATTCTTGTTTATATAAAGGTTTTCTCCGCAACAACCACATTTTCTTTTAACACCATTTTTGTTATTGCCTGTGTATCTTGCCATAATCCTACCTTTACATAAGCCAAATTTAATCAAACATTGCTAATACTTTATTAAGAATCTCAACATCAGTCACATTCTTGTATGCTGTAGGAAGTCCTGCTGCTTCAAGTTTTTCCTTCATGGCTTTCTTCTCAATTGGTGGAAGTGCATTTCTTTTAGCAATGATTTCTTTCTTAATCACTTCAATATCTGCATGCCCATCATTAGATGTAGTATCCTCTTCAGTTGGTTCGCCAACCTGACCAAGAATTTCCTTTCTATAAATATCCTGCTCAATATCAACAGCTTTTGTTAAATCATTCTTGAGAACGAATTTTGATTTTCCTGCTGTTTTATCAATAACTGCCTGCCAGTCAACCAATGTTGGATCTTCAATAGTTACATAATCATCATGTACATGGGTTCTATCCTTTTCAATCCATGCACAAACTGTTCCGTCTTCATTTCTAAACATACGAATCTCAGTCTTAACATTGTGATCCATTCCTTTAAATCCATCTGGAATCTTTCTTCCAGTAACCACACTCTGAGTTGTTCCATCAGGTAACTTAATTGTTTCCTTCTCATCTGTTTCTCTTGCAGTTACAATATAATGAACACCAGATGACATTAAATCAAGAATTAAATCCTGACCTTTAAAATTAACAGTCTGGTAATCCTTTAATTCCATTCCAGCACCTTCAATTTTTACGAGCCTAGCATCTCCTACAAGTCCATCTTTGTCAGCTTTAACCTTATTTCTCTTTTTAGAGAACTCTACTAATCCCTGTTTTGTTGTTAAATTAAGAATTGTAGTGCCATCAACAACGATTGCATCTGCTCTAAATGGTTCTCCATCCGCATCTACAACAACATCATCTGTTTCATTGCCATCATCGTCTAACTCATAAAAATCTTCATTATTCTTTACCTTTGCAATATACTGTCTTACTTCTCCAAGAGACTGTGTATAAACAATATAAATATTTTCAAGATTTACACCATTTGCTTCTAAATCGCCAAGGTAATCATCAATTGAACCAGACTCAGGATCAAGATATAAAACTCTGAAAGGCTTTCCATCAGGACGCTTAAAATACGCAAGTTGCATTGCCATAGTTGATTTACCTGTAAATGGTTTACCATATAAAATCATTCCTAATTTACTTTCTGTTACTGACGCTTTTCTTGCTTTTGCCATTAAATAATTCCTCCGTAATTCTATAATATTGATTTATTGGAACGCCATTTCTGACGTTCCACTTAGTTATTCTCTGTTGTGAGAATTAATCCCACGCTTCATCGTCTCCATCATCAAGATCTGTTCCATCTCCCCAATCGTCATTAGAATCAGAACCAAAACTCTCCTCTGCCTTATTTGCATTCTTAATCTTTGCAATAGCCTCTGTTACATTCTCCTCTGTATAAAGTTCCTTATCAATTGAAGAACCCTTTGCTCCTGTGATAATAAACTCTCTCTTTGTAGGTGCAGATACTTTCTCCATGCTGTCCTCTTCACCCCAATTGTCATCATCATCTGTTGCAACTGTCTCTGTCTGAGTAGAAGAAACCATATGTCCACTTACCTTAATTGCATTGTAAGGATTAAGTGACTTCTTAAACTTATTAGCGAGAGCCTTATCCTCGATGATAAACTGAACATCCTCAATATTGCTGTATGTAACAATCTTTGCAAGAACAATAAATCTGCCTGTTGGCTTATCGTTATCATCCTTTTCCTGCTCGATTCCCATGAAAATAATTACCTGGTTGAAATCATTCTGCTTCTCAAACTTCTCATCATCAAAGTTTACCTCTGAGCAAAGTGAAATTTGATTTGGAACAAGCTTTGTAGATGTTCTCTTATTACCCTTATCATCTGTAAAACTGCTATAATCAAGATTTCCACGAATAAATACGCTTGCACCATCCTTCAGATTCTCTTTAACTTCCTTACAAGCATCAAAATCTGTAAGAACCTTCTTGTCATTAACTGTCTTACCCTCAGAATCAACCTTCTTCTTTACACCGATATTCTTACCAATCATGCGATATCCTTCACGGTTATAAGAAAATCTATCAGCCCAAGGTACTTTTACAGTATCAGCCTTTTCACCCTTCTTTTCAGCCCTCTTAGAGAAATAAACATATTCCTGTTCCATTCCCTGAAGATTGACATATAATGTCTCACCGCCAAGATAACTTGTACCAAAATTAAGCATTCTCATAGGTTTCCCACTTTTGGTCTTAATTTCCTTAAATGCCGTATCCTTCTCCATACCAGATACAACTCCCTTTAACTGGAATGCACCCTTTGTCTCAGGTAAATCAAATAATCTTCCTTTTTTCTTTGTCTCTGCCATTTAAAAAATGTCCTCCTTATAATATGAAATAAAATTTTTTGATAACTATATTTGAACAGTCTTGCGACTGGAACACAGAAAATAAATTTATGTAAAAATCTATCTTCAACAGTGATTTTTGAGCGTAAAAACCCAAGGGTATGCTGTTCTTCCACCCATTCATATATTCACTATTCAGTTTTGATTTTTGGAATTTTTGAACTGAATCGTTCAGACTAATTACTAAGCAGTAATCTTTACTTTGATAAATCTATATGGCTGATAAGCATTTGGATATTTCTCTCTATCCACTTTACTGATAAACATATCATATGGTCTAATCCATACTCTCTGATCCTTTAAGTTCTGATACGCAACAATCTTTTCTTCTGTTTCTGTATTAGTTCCAATGGCAACAATCTTATAGAAACCACCTTTGAAATGTTGTACTGTGTCTCCTGGCTTGAAATCTCTGTCATACACAAATAAATCATCTACGCCATTTGATTCCATATGTCCCAATATCTGAACATTCATTGTGATAAATTCACCATGTTTTAAAAGTTCGTCCTTTTCAATAAGTGCAGCTTTATCAATTAAATAACCATCTTCTTTTTCTTCACAAGCAACTATCTGACCTGACTTCCAATTATTTGCAAAATCTTCATTAAATCTAAACTGTGACACTTTCTCACCTCCTCAAAATCCGAATGAAACAGTGATTTACAATTAACTTTCTGTTTTTCTATGATAATAATTTTCTATGATAATAAACCACATCTCTTATATGTGTATTCTTAGATACAGACCAAAAACTGATTCCATCTAATATAATGAGAAATTCATTATGTGTTAGCTTGCATAATAATCTTGTAATCTTTACAATAATTTTCTTACTCATATGTTTTCCTTTCACTTACTTATTCTCTGTTTTACTCTTATTATCCAACTCTTTTAATGTTTCCGTTATTTTCAAAACTTCTTCATTAATACATTCATTCAATTCCTTTTGATATTGCTCAATACTTTTCTTATATTTTTTTAATATCATTGAAATCACTAAATTCACCTCATCTTCTGATAATATATTCTCCGTATTTGAGCATTTTGAATGAATAAATAATTTTGCCGATGAATCAGTATCATTGTTATAAGATTTAATGTTATCAATAATAATTTTTGCATTACTGCTTATTGAATCAATACTACTAATAAAATAACGGCAAGCGTTATATGTTTGATTATCCATATCCACCTCTTACTTATTCTCTATTCGGTTTCATTTTTATTGGAAATTTTGACTCGAATGAGTCATAGATTATAAAACAATCCTATAAGCAAGTTTCTTTGTAACAATACCTGATTGATGTAAAACCATACAAGATAGATGAATGTCATCATATATCAAATCTGTCATTGTACAATTCGATAAGATACTGTAGCCACGCATAGCTTTTGATTTAAAATAAACAGCTTCGCCATTGTATTCCTCAAATGCTTTGCAGTATGTATCCCAATCTTCAACTTCAACAATTCGTGACTGATGATCTCTTATGATATTATCTTTATCAATACTCAAATTTGTCTCAATTACTTGAATCACATTTTCACCTCCATCTATATATTCTCTTATTTATATAAAATTTTATCTATTTCCTAATTTCCATATTCTTATAAATAACTTTATAAACACATCCACTATTGCTAAAAGCATCACAAATAATATGCCTGGAATAGATAATAAAAATATAACGCTTGAAAGAAATTTACCTAAAATATTTCTATCTTTAAATAAATCAATAACGAAATTCTTTATAGAATTGAAAATAGATATATTTTTAATATCCGCTTTGCAGCATATATAGAATCCTGCAAATAATATACTCAATATTACAAATATGCTTAATAAAGCAATTACTGTATCAGAACACATTTTATTTCTCCTTGTCTCCAATCTGCACCAAGAAATGTCAGTTTCCTTCAGCTCTATTTCTTCACTGTTACATTAAAAACCGATCTTAAAATGCAGATAATCAGCCAAATACCAGTTGCAATAGACCATTTAAATGTTAATCCAAAGCACATCGTAATAAGCTTAATGATTCCACATGTAACAATCCAACTAAGTCCATAACATACAGCTAAAATTGCAATGACAATAACTGCTGTTACTCCACCTTTTACTAATTTTTCCTTCAAATTATTCATATGTACCTCTCTTTCTTTACTTTTATATTCTCCAAATACTTTTTCTTTTCTGCTTCAACAACCTTTTTGAAATCAAAATCGTCAATTCCATCATTATATGCTTTATAATTTTCGTAACTGTAAATCAGATTTTCCGCTTTTACTGCTCTATCTTTGTAATTCTCAACATCTTTTTTTAACTTGCGAATACCACTATTGAGTCTTTTGATTTCATCTAAATCAGAAGCATTATAATATTTGACCATTTTATAATACATAGAACGAATCATACTCTCTTTCAACATTTCTGATTGTTCTTGCGATATATCTTGCTTTTTACATTTTCGATAACTTCCAAGAGACGATCCTAAAATTCCAATATGCTTTGGTGTATTTTCAAGTATGTAGTCTTTGTGTTCATTCCACAACTCTTTGCCAACTACCAAATAATTGTAATGACCATACCAAGATTTCTTTGCATCAGATTTAAAATCCTGAATAGTGACTTTTATTTCATAACATTTAATAATTCCTTTTGAGTCCATTGTCATAAAGTCAACTATTTCATTTCCATGACCATTGTTATAAAAACCAATTGTTATTTCCTCACAACCATATATTCTCTTAATTCGTGTATCTTTTTGTAATGCAACTTCAATATCTAATGTCTCTTGGCGCTTTGCCAAACAGTCTCACCTCCGATATATAATTTTTCATTCATTATCCTTGGAAACTATCAATATATCCGTCATATATATGCCCATAACTTTTTGGAATAAATGTATCTTTTCTTTTTTCTCCACCAAAATCATCTTCAAATATATAATGTTGATATCCCAAATGTTCCATTTTTTCTATGTCATCTTGATAAACATTTATAAATCCAAGATATTTTCCATGACCACAGCAACACCCGGTTGTTCTAATCCCTTTATTCCATAAACTCTCTATTTCATCTGCTAAACATTCATCAACCAGAATATTAGTTTTGTATTTTTTACTGTCATAATTATACGCAATAAAATTTTTATGTGGATATATAATTCTCTTCTTACAATTATATATCATTATATATTCTCTCCTTCCACTTCAATGAAATCGAAATTTACTATGTTTCATATTCTATTGCAGCCAACACTTCTCTGTACGGTGTTTCCCTTGTTTTTATACTTCCCCATTGGGTATATGTTCCCTTTAAACCTGTGTTATATGGCTTTACAACTTCATACTTACAATATTTTGTAGAATTATTCAAAAATGCTAATCCTTCATGACAAGCCAACATATCATGCTGACGTTTTTTATCTTTTACTTCATATGTATCAAATAATTCTTTATACTTCTTATCCGACCATATGCCAACTCTTGTATTTCTGATATCATGGCACACGTTTTTACCAACAAGTACCATGTTAGATATTCTCTCTTTCCCGACTTTTAAGACATAATCAGTTGCATTTACATCACAATTAAAATTAAATGTTCTTACTGTTTCTTTTCCTTTAAATTTATCCAGTTCAAACGAAGCGATGTTTGTACCAACAAAACCACCATTCATTACTAACCAGTCAATGTGATGCATTTTGATATAATCGGCAACAAGCGTTAATGCACCACCAACAAATACATATTTTGTAACTGGTGGCATTTTCTTTAATACTTGAACGCCCAAACTTTCAAGAATGTCTTTTCTTTTCAACCCATCTTCTGTCATTGGATATGGATCACATACAACACATTTCAATACACCTTCGTTATGAAGATAATGTGCTGCAACAACATCATCAACATCTTGGTCTAAATCTGCAATGTATACTATTTCTTTCTCCAATTTTTCACCTCCAAAGGAAACCGATATTTCTTGCCCATTTTGTTACTATATATAGTAGTTTTAATTTATATAGTCACTATATATAGTGTACTATTTTTTAACTTTTCTATATATTGTTATTCGTCAGCTTTCTTATCATCACCTTTCTGTAATAACGTGACACTCATTTTTACGATAATATCTGTTCCTGATAAATAACATTCAGATAAATATACAATCGGCATGTTGGCATCATCATAAGATCTGTTATATAATTCTTCTTTGATAATATTCTCCATAAAATCATACACTGTTTTATATGTACAGTTATTTGTTGGAAGAGTATATCTTTTTCTATTTTTCCATAAATCTATTCTCTCTTTTGTATACGGATTGTATGCTTCATCAGAATCGCCTAACCACGCATATCTACATTCCAAGTGTGCAATTAAATTCTTATCAATTTCTTCCAAGACATTTTGAATTGCGTCCTGTACAATGCTTTCAATCAAATTAGATCTTGAACCTTTATCGAAAATTATATTCTTGCTACCCATTTATTCTCCTCTTACATCGACTTTGCAATCAACTTAACCTGGTTATCAAGGTATTTTACGACTAATCTCATCTCTGCCAGTTCCAAGCCACTACTAAGACTAAATTCGTCCTCGTCATAACAAGATGAACCTGCTTTCAAAGCACCACTTCTAATCTGGATTCTCTTACCATTATCTCTATACTGATATTTAATAGTCTTTTCATCGCCCTTAATATCAATAAAAGTAAGTTCGTGTGCCAAACTCCAATCGCTCCATTGCTTCTTTACAGGTGTATCAACCTTTTCAAAATACTTCTCGTACTCGTCATATGACATACAGCCAAGATGACAACCTCCAAACTTAAAACAGATTACTCCACCTTCCTGAATGTCAGTTACTTCACAAATCTCACCGATGTTATCAAAAACACCCATCTTACGAACTAATTTAATTCGATCACCTTTAATCATGCTGCTTTATCCTCCTTATTCGCAAACTTTTTATTAAATGCATCAATAGCTTTCTGATCCTCTGCTGTTACATCATCATTAAATCTTCGTCTAGCCTGTACGATATGATTATTTCTTACTTCAATCGTTACCAAACTCTCGTCTGGTTTGTTCCTCTTTCTCAAGAAAAGAATGTGGCACTTACCGTCAATAACCTTATCTATGTATGAAGCTACGCAGTTGTTTTGTGCGGCAGCCTCATCCTTTATATCCTGTGTAGAATCTGGATAAATGAATATGTAATCACCAAAAGAGCATTCGTACTGTTTATTTATTCTCTTTTTAAATAACTCTTCTGAGAACTCTTTCCTCATTCGGTTGTAATTTCTACAAGCGATTTTATGAGTTGTAAGAAAATGTCTTGGATATTTATCAAATTTAGGACTAATAGTTTTCATCATATTTGCATAGTCATATAATTCTTTAATCACAAATTTAACATCTTCTAACGCTTCAAATGTTTTTAACTGGTCAATATATAATAAAAGCGGCTTTGCAGTATATCCATACTCTTCAATCAATTTATTAAAATAAGACCAATTATACCGTTCATATGTGTTATTATCGTAGTCATAGTTATCTGTTGACCAAATTTTGTAAATATCATCATCTGTCAAACTCATATATTCCAACTTATATGCAATTAAATGAGCATCAGGATTCTTCTTGTAATATTCAAGAATACTATTCGATAATTTTATCTTTCTGTTTTTACATAATTTAATTAACGCCTTTGGAATTTGATTGACTGTATACCTGAATTTATTCCCATTATCTAAAATATCATCTATTCCTGCCGAAAATAATTGTTCATAGTTTGAATATCGTGGTACACGATTTAGAATTGTTCCTATATTATATATTGGATAATAATCAGACTCTTTTATCTCTACAAATTGTAAAAATTTTGCATACTTTTCATCATCACAACAATCAAATAACTCATTTAAGGTAAACCCACTTAGTTGACTACATAAGTTCTTTACTGGCTTGCCCTTAATTCCAATAGCGGTCTTTGTTGCGAAATCATATTTCACAGTACGTCCATCTTCATAATCAAAAATGAGATACTGTTTATCTTTATATACTCTCGTTTATATCACTCCTATCTGTAAAAATTTTCAAAAGAAACGAATCTTTCTTGTTCTCAGTTCACATCATTATGTGTTTCGCCATCTGAGTAATAAATGTTCCAATCCTTGAATAACTCAATCAACTTATCATTATCCCAATCATATTCATTAAAATGTGTAATGGCGATTGATTTTTTATCTCCAAAGTTTCCTATATCTTTTGAGCATCTACTATATAATTCTCCTAAATCAAGTGTTCCATATCTTAATGTATCCTGGAATGGATTTGGTACATTTGTTTTATCAAACATATATTCATTGATAAATCTCTTATTACATTCAGATGGAAATTTACCAGCACCATGTCTCGTTAAATAAGTACGAGATACATAACAAGTTTCAATATTTATCTCATCATTCCATTCAACATTTTCAATTATTCTCTTGGGATTTTTAATACCTGTATTAGACGGTGTTAGATGTGGAAAATATTCTGTATTATTCTGATCAAGCAATAAACCTTGTGCAGCTTCAAATACAATATTGTCAAACTGATTTAAGAAATAATTATCTGATATAACCAATGAGTGATTATTCATAAAATCCCAATCATCTAAAAAGTGTTCAAATATACCATTATCAAAGAATATTCTTGACCATTCATCTGTTAATACAATATTCTCTCTTTCAAATTGGTCTAAGTAATATTCTCTGATATGATTATCTACATCAGTTATGCCAGCTTTATATCTTTTGATAGTTTCAAAAATTCCCAAGCCACAACTACCATGTTTATTTTTCCCACGACTTTCCTCTATAATCTGATTTGCCATCATATCAAAAGGTGTTGTCAACATACAGTTTTGATTGATATAAACATTCGGAATATATCCTAAATTCATCAATTCATCATATTCCTGCTTAAAAATAATTGGATTAACAATAAAATCCTCAGATAAATATGTACTTGCATGATTGAATGTTCCAGATCCAAAATGATGAAAGACATGTCTGATTCCATCAGACGTTGTTACGGTATGTCCTCTCTGAGCACCACCATTTGAACAAACAACAATACTATTAGGTTTCTGTGAGAAATAATCTGTCATTAATCCTTTTCCACAATCTCCAAAGTTAGCACCTATCACAATCTTAATGTCTTTCATCTTTTAAATCTCCTATCCTACCAAGTAATTCCTTCTGAGTTAGAAGGTGTAGTAACTGTATCTGTTACATTATTCTCTGCTTCATTAACAATAATATCTACAATCTCATTTGTAATACTATCCATAGTCACTCTTCTAAAATGTGTATCATCAAGATACTTCTTATAAGACTTTTCAATCTCATCCTCATCCCATCTATGACGATGAGCAACATCTAAATGATAGATGTTAAACTTCTGAGAAGCTTCATTATATAAATCTTTTGTCTCCACATCTGCCTGAAGATTATCACCTGTTGCTTCAATTAAGCCACTTCTATAACCTTTTAATGGAAGATATGGATTTAACTGCTCATCGCCCATTGTAATAATAATTCCTTTTCTTCCACGGTTTAAGCAATCAAGCTTTGTATGACGAGAACCGAAATACCATGCTGCTGTGTAGGATTCATAACTGTTTCCACCACCACCGAACTCAAAATAAATCTTGTCAAGTTGTTCAGCAATACGAATATCTGACTCAAACTGTGAAGCCTGAATTGGACAGCTATCACAAGCTAAATCACCAATACCCATGATAAGGAACTCGACATCTGTAACCTTTTCATATAACTTAGTCATAATTACATTCAACTTCTTTGCTACCTCAACAGCAGCCTGTCCCATAGAACCTGTTACATCAAGTGCAAGAATAACTGGAATTGTGCTTGGATGTTCCTCCGTATCGCAACACTCTCTAATAACATTCTTAGGATCAAGTGCAGAATCAATGTTCCTTGCCTTAAACATATCCTGATTAGAATAAGAACCTCTAATCATACCATCCGTTGAAACACTCATACCCTTTGTTGTTGAATAACTTACATAACTATCTCTTGTCCATGAACCACATCCCATATTATGCTTCCTCCTCTTCTACATCTGTGTCATCATCATTGTCACTCATATCAAAATCAAACATTCCATCGAACATATCACCAATATTACCGCCCATCATCATAAGTGGTAACATTGAACTCATGCCGTTATTGCCATTCATCATACCGTTGGAATTGTTGTCGCCCTTCATCATCTGAGAAAGCATCATGTACTTAAAAATATTGCTTGTGCCTTTCTTGCCTTTGATTAAATCACTGCCAAACATTGATACGATCTTGCCATAAAAATATGTATTACCCATAAATACGTGTCTCTCAGGAAGTACAGTCTCGATTGTTGAATCCTCATAGTTAATAACTGTAATCTTTGTCTTATCAGCTTCAATTACACATCTTGGTTTTCCATTAATAAGAATAATGTCACCCTTTTCAACCTTATTTGTTGGAATTACGAAGAAGAACTCCTCACCAATATCAAATACAAAGTTACTACAATTTGTAAGCTTTCCAGTCTTGATGTTATATGTCTTATATCCACCTGCTGTCTTAACTGCAATACCACCATTCATGGAAAGTCTACACATTCCACTTCCTACCTTACCAAACATACCATTCAAAAAATTGTTCATCATTTTAATTTCCTCCTATAATATAAAATTATTGTTTACAATTACTTATTCTCTTATTGGCTCAACCCTATATCGTTTATTCCAATCTTCTCTCTTCTTCAATAATGGAATCCAAGGACAATGCAAATTTTCAGATTCAGTTCCTATTAAGTCATCTTGATCACAACCAAGATATTCTCTATGACCACAGTTAGGACAAGCTATTTCATATTCAGGAACTTTATATTTAGAACTACAATAGTTAGGAAATACCATTCGAACATTCCAATCATCCTTTGATTCAACTTCATATACACAGTTGCAGCATCTACATACAAACTGAATATTTTTACCAAAATAATTACCTGCTATAATTTTCATAACGCACCCTCTTATTTATTCTCTTAATCCATCCAACACTCTCATCAAAATATGTCTTGTGAGATTCTTAACATCACCACTGTAAAATCCACATTCAATATCACAAGCCTTTAGAACTTCATCAAGAGTTTTATTTCTCTCTTCGCTCAACAGCCTCTTACAATTCTCATACTGAATATCATTTGTCTCGTGAGCATTTCTGAGATTACCTTCTAAGCAGCGGATAATATCAATCAGCTCATCTTTCGTCATAGATTTTAATGTGCTATCCGAATAAGTTTTTCTTCCATCACCTATTGACATTTATTTGTCCTTCTTTGCAGAAACTCTATTGCTTGACTTCTTAATATTCTCCATTAATCGGATGTTGTCGTTAATCATAAGTGCTAATGCCTGATCCTCTGTAAAACCAACATTTACATATGCATCATATGTATTCTTCTTAATCTTTGCACAAATAGCAGGATACTCAGTGTTCTCAGAATAATCTTTCATAATTACCATAAGCTCCTTCAAAACATCATATACAGGCTCTTTGTACTTTGTAATGTAACTCTTTACTACCTCTCCTAAATTCTCAGGGTTCTCCATTAATAATCTTAAAATTGTCTCCATAATCTCGTTCTCCTTCTTTTTATATTTTATTTTTTGTGAAAGCCTTGAAACTTTCGTTTCATTGGAAATTTCAGTCTCTAAAACCCTTATTTTTCAAGGGTTTTACGAATCGCATTTTCTCATTTCCTTAATCCAACCATCTATTATCCAAATAATAGAATCCAAACACAACAAGACCAATAAGTATTACCCAACCTATCCAAAATGCTATAATTCCACCATTTGATTGTAAATGTTCGACCGTCTCATCAATGTTTCTACCATTGAAAAATTTAGTTTTGTTAATAGTATGATTATCTAATCGAGTAAAAATCGTTCCACTGTATTGAATCTTGCTGCCATAATACACATATCTAATATGATAACCACCATCTAATGTATCAATATAATTTTCATATGGTTTATAAATCTCACCGTAATTGAATTCCACTCCAAGAAAAGTAACCTTATTACAATGCTTTGATTGGATATCATATAAATCCCAAGTCCAATATTCTTCTTCATGACTGCCAGTAACATTGCCATCTTCGTCATATTCATATACTGTTCTTGTATGTCTTGTATAATGCTCCTCATCTTTGGATACGCTCATATATTCTCCACTGATTTCAGGATATGTAACCGTATCAACTGCTTTCAAATCACCATATACAAATGCATTACCAACATTAGTATCCATACCATATTGGAACATTTCTTGACTTTCTATCTTAACAGCCTTGTTATATTTCTCATTTTTATCCATTTGGTACTCTGAAATCTTTCCAGAAATCAGAATACCAACTAGAATCATTACTGCTATGATAGAAATGCTTGCCAAAATTTCTCGTTTTGTTATCTCAAAATCTCCAAAGTCAAATCCTTTTCTACCATATCTCATATGTTAATCCTCTCCAAATAAATTCTGAGGAGCATCTGAAGGTGCATCATAATCAAGATACTGATATTCCTGCACTTCATAACCAAGCATTCCAAGGAACTGTCTTGTAGGGAACTTTCTCACATATCTCTTATATTCCTTAATCTGTTTATTGTAATTGCTGCGATACTCAGCAATAAGATTTTCAGTCATAGATAACTCATTCATAAGAGTCTTATAATTCTCATTTGACTTTAATTCAGGATAAGCTTCTGCAACTGCCGTAATTGCTGTGGTAACATTCTCAATATCTCCTGTTGAACCACGACCATCAACAATAGCTGTCAATGTATCAGCTTCGTGCTTATCATACTGCTTTACGCAATCAGCAAGATTATAAACAAGATCCACTCGTCTCTTCTCTTGAACCTTAATGTCTGACTGTGCCGTGTTTACCTGCTCCTCTAATGCAATCGCTTTATTCTGAGATGACTGTACACCAAATACAATCATAAGAATTACAGCAATTACACCCACACCAATAATTACTGGTACTTTCCAATTTGTGTTCTTCATGTTTAATCTCCTTTACGTTTTTTATTTACTTAATTATTCTCTTTTTTCTATCAACAAATGAAAGAAAAATTTCCTTTTAGTTTTTATCCAAATAAACTATATTATCTACATTGTAATGAAATCCACCTATCTCTCCGTTAAAGCTACCTTTGACATACCACGCATAAGGACTGATACCTTCATTCATTTTCTCTGCAAGTTCATCAGCTTTTCTTTGATGTTCATAAGCTTCATTTTGCATAGATATTTTTTGGGAATCCCATATAAGATTTGGAATTGTATCTACACACTTTCTATATATTTCAGACTCTTTTATATATTCTCTTATCACTTTTGTCATTTTTGGAATATTGTCTTTTAATATCGGCTCATTGCTAAGTTCATATGGATATAGGATTAAAACTCTTTTGTCCATATATTCCGTAGATATTAATTCCTGTACATAAAACTTTGGTTCATTCAAATTATCATCTCTCAGTATTTGAGGTTCTAAAAGCCTTATTTTTCAAGGCTTTCGTGACCTCTCAATTTGTTATTCTCTACTTTTTATTCATTTTCTTTACAAATTCACGATACTTCCTTGTATATTCGTAAGAATCTCCAAAAATATTATTAACAGCCTTATAAAGTCTCGGTTCATACTTTTGAATTACTTCTAATTCATATTCAAAATCTCTACCAAATGGGCAGCCTGCACAACCAGTTCTTTTCAGTCCATATTCTGTATAACACTTGCTGTGTTCAATATCATAAGCATTTTCGTAATCTATTTTGTCTGAGTCTTTATACCAAAATAAAGGTCTATAATTATCACAACCAGAATCATTTTCATCAAAACAGCTTTTATATGCAGTTGCTCTTGCTCCACCTTCTGCTTTTCTTACACCTACAATATTTAGGTCAAATGGTATTTTTCCATCGCCATACACACCTTCCCTTAAAAGCTTATGTGAGACATCTTTCTTCGCATATTGACAGCATTTGTTAGAAATTTTAAATGTTGGTGGGTTTTCAATCATAAATTCTTTAAGCCATTTATTATGAGTGATATTAAATTGACTACCATTACCTTTTATTCCACACCACCATTCCAATGCAGATTTGCACTTCGGATACTTCTTATATAGCATATCAAAATTCTCGTCTTCCCATTGGAAGTTATGTTTTTGTAATCTTTGGATAAATTCACTGACTTGCTTAGATAGAAATGGTTGTCCATATCGTTTACATGATAGTGGGATTGGCTTAATTGCTTTATATGAGTCAATTGTTATATCATATTTATTTTCTAAATATTTAAGATGCTCTTTTGTTGCAGAATATTCTAATCCAGTATCAAACCAGACATACTTCACTTTATTGCTTTTATCGCATCTATAAACAATATCTAACATATCATCACTATCTGATCCACCTGAAATAGAACATAGTATATATAAATATTTGTGGCTGTTAATTTTTGACCATGCTCTTATTAAATTGTCTCCTATTATTGAGTTTACAGGACAATCCTGTAATAATTCTTCAATTGTATTAGCTTTCTGTACCAATATGTACTTTCCTCACTGAAATTTATTTCATTTCAATGAGGTAAAGCCATACTTAGTGAGTGTCTTTTTACGTCACTATCACATTACTTTTTCGATTCATATAAACCAATGATCCGTCTTATGAATCATTGTGACAACCTTTGCTAATCAAAGGTATTAAATACATATGGTGAAAAACTAACCAAGTGGTAGCACAGCCTCACAGATTCGTTCAATACTGTTGACTTCACATTTTGTCATTTTATGATTTGGATTATCTTTGTTATAATCCTGAATAAACATATCTATCCAAAAATCTACATACTCATCATCTGACTCCGAATCCATTACAGTATATCTATCAACTGTCTTGTAATTTCCTTTTTCTGTCACATAAGATAGATTTATCTTATAAACAGGTAAGGTGATTTTTGTTTTTAAGAAATTTTTAGGGTGAATATTTTTTAATTTTTGTTTCAAATCTTCATCAAAAATTTCAAACGTATCAATTCCAATCCTCAATGAGCAATTTTCAAAAAAATCACTTGGATGCACTACTTTTCACCACCTTTCTTATATTTTATTCTCTTATTTACTGGGATTCCCATAGCCGAATGGCTTAGATATGATTAAAAATTTTCAAAAGAAAGATTGGTTTACTGCGACTCTTCTGAATCATTAAATTCTCTACCTTCAATGATATTCTGAATACCTGTTTTACATTTTTCTAAAGCAAAAGCATATGCGTTATTATAGATAAGTTTGTCGTGTTCTGCCGTTGGATTGTCGTATACGCTATCAATAGCTTCATCAATACCATCTATAAACCTGTTAAGTCTTTCAATAATTGTTGAATCTTCATATATATTGTAACCTGTTGGTTCTGATATGCTTTCTAAATACTTATCAACAGCTTCGTTTTCTTCTTTTGTTGCTTCTCTCATAGAATGTTCAAAAGCTCTCAATTCATCTTTACCAAGCCATTTGATCCATGCGCCGCAATCATCACAATAAAGTCCTGTGTTATTGCCTTTTACTTCTGTATGTAGTGAAATGCTTCCACATTTCTTACAACAATTCTGATACATATTTTCACCTCCAATGTATTATTCTCTTAAAATCCAAGGATATGTTGCTTTCCTGTGAAGTTACTCAGATAAAATCTTCTGGAACATATCATCTACTGAATCCAATAAGTCATATCTCTTATCAAATGCCGCCGTTGAGCTTTTTGCAAATTTACGCTCAACCATGTCGATGTAGTAAGTCATTGTTCCATCATCGCCCATATAGAACTCATTCCATTCATCATCAGACATCAATCTTCTAACATTCAATTGGTCGATGGCAAGATTATCAAAGCTAACTACCTTAAATTTCTCAATAATATCTGCAAGATTTTCATATAGCCAATTCTGCTTTACAATAATGTTTTCATGATCTTCTGAATAAAAATCATCACCACGTCTTAAATGTTTATAACCAAGAATCAGCATCTTCAGATTATTATTCTCCAAAGCTTCTACGTCTGATGGCTTTAATACCCCGTTGATTACATGAATAACCGCATTTGGATATTTCTTAATAAGTTCGATAAATTTTTCTGTGGGATTTACAAGTGATACACCAAGACCATAGATAAGTTTTTCATCAACAAGCTTTTTAATAAGTTCTTGTTTTTTCTCAAAATGAATCTGATTTACCGTCATGTTTACAATAACTTTTCTATCTTTGAGTTTCTGTAAAAATGGAATTAAGTCAGGATGACTTGTAGCATCTCCGCCACCAAGAGCAACTTCCTGATACGGATGAAGTGTGTTAATGAATTTCTCATTCAAAATATCTCCAAATTTTCCATCTGTTGTGCTACCTTCATGGCAGAATGGACATCCCATATCGCAAAAATTACAAATTTTTATATCCATATTCTCTGCAAAAGTTGGCAAAAACTCATCATCTTCTGTTTCTCTGATCTTTGTTCCATCGCTCAAAATTGTGGTTTTAAAGTTACCATTTATGTATCTTCCTAATAATTCCATTCTTAAAATCCTCCTAAATTAAATCAACCATCGTATCCATACTTACCAAACGCAACAATTTTATCTCCACTTTTACTTGTATATCTATTTACAAATGTTTCAAGATCATCGTGCTGCCACTCCTCATAGGTTTTAGCATCCTCGTCTACAATATTGTTCTCTTTTGCGTATTTGCTATAATACTTTTCTTTCGCAGATTCTGACAAGTCTGACCAATCTTTAGAAAAATCATCTTTGTGATTTTCATAGTCTTGTGCTGCATATTTCTTATCATCATCTGATAAACTATTTGCTTTTACAAATGACTCATAACCCCATTCATCAAAAAGAAGTTCACCATTCTTCCACTGTTCAAATTCTTCCTCACTACACATTGTAAGTGAATGTGTGCTTGATGAATTAGTTTCATAAACTCCACGTCTAATCTGTCTCTTCATAAATTAATCCTCCGTTCCATATGCTCTTGGATACTCATGATCAATAGCATCCAAATTAATCAAACCACTACGTTTCATATCTCCAAAATATCCATATTCGTCACCATCTTGAATAACAACATATTTCTTATTTGTTAGATATTCCTCTAATGATATATTCTCTTTTTTAAGGAAACCACTAAGTATATCTACATCAACATATCCTGTACATGGTTTCTCAAAATGAAAATATCCATTGTCGGTTTCCCAATATTCGATTGTGTCAATTCCCCAATCCTTTTCTTTCTGTTCAAGCCATTCGTTAAGCTCATCCTCTGTCTTACCATATTCCTGTGCATAATCACTATCTTTATTTTCTGGATGATTTTTATCAGCGACTGAATCTGAAATCATCGGAATAATAATCTTTTTAAGACCAGGAACATATTTTAATGCAAGTGCTTCAAGTTTCTTATAATTCTCATCATTATACTCATGCACCAATGAAGCACAAGCATACAACCACTTGTCATGAAAATTACCTAATGCTCTAAATGGACTTCTGCCAAACTCCATATCATGATCCCAAATATGCCATTCGCAATCTTTCTCGCCAGTTTCTTTGTCATCCCACAAATAAAAGTCCCTTGCAATCTCATCTGGTGTATAACGCTCATTATTTTTCATAATACAAAGCGAATGTTGACTACTTGAATTTGTCTCGAAAACACCTCTACGAATCTGTCTCTTCAATTTTTCTTACCTCCTTGCTTTAATATTCTCTCTTTGTTACCAAAGGAAACCTGAATTTACTTGCCATTCCCAAGTCCAACTTTGTAATCGTCTTTCACATCAATAGTTACTTCTCTCTGGAATTTTCCTTTATCATCGTACAGAGATAAATAATATCTGTTGCCACGCTGCTCTAAAACGACATCTTCATTCTCGAATAACTGAACTCGTTTCTGTTTCTGCACTGGTTTATCCTCTATTCTGTCCAATACCATTTGCAAAGATATAGGATATAATTCTTCGAGAATGCAACTAATATCATTATCTAGTTTACCTTCATCATTTGTATGTTTGTCAATTACTCTAATCACATCGCTCTCATGTAATAGTCTGTCTGCCATCTTAATATTCTCCTTTCCACTCATCTAACCAATAGAAACTGTCAATCTGATTATCAAGCTTTCTAACCTGTTCTCTTAACTCAGATTCTCTCTTTTTACTATCTGTTTTCTGACATTTCTTCCACAATTCCTCACGCTGCTTAGATAATTCATTATACTTATCAGATACATCTATCTCATCTACGACTGAAATCTCAATCTTCTCTCCGCAGTGAGGGCAAAATTGAATTGGATAATTATCTATCTGCTCATACTCATCACCCCAAGAGTTAAATGTTTCTGTGTATGAATTACAAAATTGAGGAATTATATTGTCATCTGAATCTCTTACTACTAATCCAAATGTATCGTTGCATACCAAATCTTCACCTGTAAATACAATAGCTTTATCATTTTGAATTTCATCACAACAATACTTAAATGGCTTATACTTATATGCACAAGTATCATTGAATTTTAATTTGATTAACTCTATCTTCATATATTTATTCTCCTAACAAAATTCATTCCACCAATCAAAAATTTTATGGACGTGCTGATAGCCATTATGCAACTTACCTTTATATTTACGTATTTTCCTATTAGATAACTGTTTTAAATATTTACTTTTCTTACCACGATACAATCTCTGATAATATGGCTTTGGATTTTTAATATAACCAATACCCTTAATCCATATTTCATCCACATATCTAACAGGCGTTGGATAATAACCACCAACAGTTTCATATAAATATCTGAGGTGATTCTGATGTTTCAAATATCTCTCACGTTTATTTATTCTCTTTTTCTTAGAATGATTCTTATAATTTTCTTCGTCTTGTTCATACCAATCACTACAATGACCAAAAGAATATACTTTACCACCAACTTTATCACACCAAACAAACTGTTCTGATTGATTGGCTCTATCTTCATCTGGATATTCACCATATACAGATTTATACATTTCTGTTCTTAATGTAAAATCTTCAATCCCATAAGGACAATCTCTGCATCTCATCAAATCACCTCTTGTATTTTATTCTTCTAATTTTCTTCCACACCAAGGACAATATGCAATATATTCTCGCTGATGAACAAATCCGTCATCATATTCATCCCATTCAGAAGTTTCTATGTCTAAATAATATTCATTCGTCAGTGGATCTAAATATATCCGATTGTCAGGCGAGTCATAATTACAACGGTTACACATATTTATTCTCCTAAACATCTTCTACATAAACAGTAATACAACTTCCAATCTCACCACTCACTTTTGGAAATACCATTGTAATACTATCTATGTAATATTCTTCTCCATCTGTATCAATGATATCGTTTGTGTTGATTATTAGCGGAATTTCATTCTTTCTCATGTAATCTAGTGTCTTAAAAACTTCTGATATATTCTCTGCTTCTGTGTATCCAAGAAGCTTATAATCATCATATCTGTCACTAAAACCAACAATTCTTATCTGCAAGTTTTATACCTCCTTATATTTAATTATTCTCTCTTTTATTTGGAAATTGTGAGCAGAAACGCTCTTAGATAAAATCATTTGAAATGCTTCTTTCTTATCAGTTCTATTCACATATTGGTAAGTCATCAATAATATTTTCAATCATCTTATACATTCTCTTTCCCCATTCTTCCGTAAGAGACTTTTCAACCCAATCACATAACCCCTTTTTATTCTCTTTAAAAATTCTTGGGAATGCTTCGTGATGATCGCAAGTTCCTATTGCATGATTATATGGACTTGAACCTGTATAAAGGTTCATCATTTCTAACGTGAAGAAATTTATCCATTCATCTGCACCTGAATAACTGCAAATAATTTCTTTCTGTCTATAGATAATTTCTGAAGCTTCTGATGTTAAACAAAATACTCCACAATTTTTATCAAAATACATATATTTATTAATTTCAATAATGTTTACAATATCTTCCATATTACCTCCTCGAATGAAACGTGGTTTTCCTTGGCTTTTTCAACCTCTGAAAGCCTTGATTTTAGGGCATTTCAGAGGTTGGAGTTTTACAAATTATCAGTTACACCTCATTATTCTCTTTTTTGTTCTCATACATGTCGAAATTTTCACACATATCACATTCAAATGAAGACCACTTGTTATCACACGACTTACACTTGTCATGTAAATTATTTTCAGCAAGTCCTTCTTCGCAAATATCTACAATGTGTTCACACAATTTCTGTGGTATTACACTTCTTTCTTTTGCTCCTTTTAATCCTTGTGTGCCTGTTCTACTTCCTCTTGGAGCTGATACATGACATGGATCTCCATTCTTACACATAGGCAGAAATTTTGGTTTCGGATGGTTAGTCCAAATATCTGTAGGCTTCATCCGAGTATCACCGTATTTACAATATGTAACCGTATATCGTGGAAGGTCTTGCATCCAAGTCATCTTTCTCATACCACCACGAGGATTTTCAATAAAATAATAAGTTGGGTTTAATTCTTTGATTAAAGAAACGACATGCTGATCAGTTGCATCACAGAATTTTGCATAATCACTGATTGGATCAAGATTACCAGTCTCAGGATTCTTTCTTCTATGATGACTTATTGCAGCAATACTGAACGTTGTACAGTCAGGCGATGCCCAGATAACATCGGGATGACCAAACTTTTCTAAGATATCTTGTGCAGTTACTTGACTAATATCTGCATATAAATCAATGTTTTCAAAATCTTTATTCCATTCTACGCTGTACACTTCATGACCTCTTGCTTCAAAAGCTTTGCCAATTGAACGTGTGCCAGCAAATAACTCTAATACTTTAATAGTCTCTTACCGATAGTGGTGCGCACCTTTAACTCATGAGACTATATTTTCCTTTCTTATAAAATTATATCTACATTATTACTTAGTTTCGTGACAAGCCAAGAAACCAAAATTTCATTATAACTTTATTTTTCAAAAAATGAATTTTCCATAATACAATGATCAATCATATCTCTAAACGCAAATGGAGAATCTACAACTCTGTCTGAATATCTAAATCGTTTCAGAAAATCTAATACATCTCGTGCGTCTTTATGCGACAATGGAATAAATTTCAAATATTCTGGATGACCTTTAATACATATAACTGCCCACGAATGGTCATCAGAATGAAATCCTACATCTGTCCCAACGTCCATCATAGAATTCATAAGCTGATGACAATCATCGACTAATTTAAATGAAGCACTATGCTGGTCTATTGCTCTTGATAATTCGGCATTAGAATATGTAAGTAATTTTCTGGCTTCTTTATATTTATCTTCGGCTAAATCAAATTTTAATAACTCATCTGCCAATAACCACTGTCTTAACTTGTCTCGTATCTTATCTTTAATTTTCACTGCTTTACCTCCCTACGACCACAAAAAATTTCGGATTCTTGCGCTTACTTTTTATCTGTAATCTCAAATGGTACAATTGACTCTGGAATATAATTAACCTCATACTTGTACTTATTCACTTCAGCACCACCCAAATCCTCAATGACATACATTGTATCTTCATTCAGCCCAATAATATGTCTCTTATATGTACCATCTTCCATCTCTACAACAAGCGTCACCTGATCATTTGTCGCATCCTCTCTACTAAATGCACCAATCATTTCAAACTCAACCTTATCAGTACGAGTGTTAATTACTGCAAATCTTCTAAGAACATTAAAGTTCTCAGCTTCCTGTTTCATATTGTATGTAACCTTTTTTGATTCAGTTTCAAAAGCACACCCAGTTAATGATGTTGCTACCATTCCAACGGCTAACATTACTACTAAAATTTTCTTTTTCATATAATTTACTCCTTACTATCTCAAAATCTTACTTAATCTCTTCACAACTTCTTCGCAAAATATATACAAACAAGTCTTCTTAAATGCTATTTTCAAATCATCAACAGCTTGTCTATATTGCTGACGTAATTCGTTGTCTATCATATTATTCCTTCTTCTCAATAATAGTTACAGTACCCTCAAACACTCCAAAATTTGATGACTGTTGAAATGTATGTGTCTCCGCAATGTCGTCATCTGTCATAGGTCTTGTAAGATACCATAATGAATCATCTTTCCATGTAATCTCTTCAAGTTTCTGGTTTGGTTCAAGCTCAATTGTTGTTGATCCACCAAAATCTTTTGTAACAGACTGGCATCCAGTCATTCCAAAACATAATGTTAATCCTAATACAACTGCTAAAATTTTCTTCTTCATGTTGTTTATTCTCCTTTTCTATATCCAGTCTCTTCAAGAAATTTATCAAATTCCTCTTTTGTCATATTGTTTGGATAATACATATCCACCACCATATCAAATGGCTTCAAATAATTATCCAACACATCTTCAGCATCTTCTTTTGCTTCCTGCATTTTCATATTGATATAATCTTCTCTGGTCATGTTCCATGCCGTAGGGCAATCTGTGACGGTTGAAAATCTACAATATAATCCGTTTGGCTGTTTTGATACGAATCCTGCCATTATTGCCTCCTAATCTTCATCTTCAATGTATTTTATTTCTTCCAGGATCGAACTTCCTATTACATACAACTTCTTTGAAATTATTCTTCTTACTCTTTCAAGGAATTCTTTATGAAGTTCATCTTCCTGCTCATACACCACCATCTTTTCATTTCCATTTCTATGACAGCAAGCATACGTTCCTTCCTCATATTCAGCTCCATAGTAATAAAAATACAGATTGTATTTATGATTATGTTTACTAAATAACCACGGATGAAGCGTTGCAACAGTTACATAGTTATTTCCGATTTTTATTCTAAAATCGCAATGCGATTTATTCTGTACGATTTTCAAAAACTTCACCTCTTTTCGTCTCAAATGAAATCTATGTTTCTTGGTAAAAAATATTACTATATATAGTGTCTATATTTTCTATAAACACTATATATAGTATCTTTTTTACGCCTGATACACAAAACTTGGCATTGGCTGTAATTTAAACAGATTTTTCTCATGCATTGAATCAATTTTAGCTTTTACTTCCTTACTTGGCTCAATTCCATCTCTGATATATGCATCTAATTCAGCATAAGTAAATCCAAGGTTATCTTCATCTGTCTTGCCACAAAGACCGTCAGTAGGTGTCTTATCAACCAACTCTGATGGAAGACCTAACTCATGACCAATAGCCTTAACCTCTGTTACTGTAAGATTTTCTAGTGGACTAAAATCACCAGCAGCATCACCAAACTTGCTACAATATCCAACCCAATTTTCTGAAAGATTGCATGTATTAGCAACACGACCATTTACTGTCTGTGATACTGCATAAAGTGTAGCCATACGAATACGAGCAGGAAGATTTGTAGAAGTCTGCTTTGACCAATGATCTCCCAACTGTGGTTTAATCTCATGCTTTAAAGTACGAACTGTATTGCCTATATTTACAACACAACTGTTGATTCCAAGATGGTCTACAAGCATTCGAGAATAATCAATATCTGGCTGTTCTCCTTGTGGCATTAATACACCAAAAACTCTATCCTTACCAAGAGCTTCTACACATAATGCTGCCACAACACTTGAATCCTTACCACCTGAAATACCAACGACTGCCATACAGTCCTTACCATTCTTCTCAAAGAAATCCTTAATCCACTGAACGCAATCATTAGTTGCTTTCTTTACATCAAAATTACTCATGTCTAATCTCCTCTCTAACTCTCATAAGAATTTTTCCTAAATTATTTTCTCCAACACCATTCACAGTTCCCCAAATTTTATCACCCCAAGTATTACCTTCTTCGAGATGCTGATTATCAGTCTCAAGTAACTTTGCTTTGAGCTTTAAATTTTGAGTAAATTTCGCTTTTACAATTTCGTACATAACGTTGTACTTCACATCTTCCCAATCAGATCGAAGCTGAACTCTTCTACCAAGTTTCTTTGCAGATGATGGATCTAAATTCGTGAAACATTCTCTATCTGAAAAAGTTTTTGCTGATTGAAAAGCGGCTTCATTATTCAAGTATGTAAGTCCTTCATATGTAACAGGAGAAGAATAAAAGTTGCTTAAAAAATAATATTTACCTCTAAATTCATTTATCATCCTTTGTCAAGCCTCCATAATTCAACATTGCAATCATAAAAAATATTCTCTATCATTTGATGTACTTCCTCCCAATTTGCACCACCACGAACACATCCAATTTTATATGGCATTGCAATACTCATATTTTCCAAAACCGCATATGATTTCAAATTTTCAAAACATTTTCTTAAAGCATTGATATCTGTATACTGTTTTCCGTCATAACCATATGATTTTTGTGCAAATAAATTTGCATATATTCTTGCATCAATATTAGACTGAAAGTATCTAACAGAACCCAATAATTGTTCAGGCGTATTAATCGAACAAAAACTATGATAATCTTTATACACTTGCACATCATAATCACGGATTGCTTTTGCAACACCAGAATTAAAAGCACCTTTGCAATTAACCTGGTGTGCAATAATATCAGTACTTGAAATGAGTAAGTCTCCATCAATAATTTTAATCATTACTTACCTCCGTACATTCTGTTTCTGATATCCGCAAATGTGTCTTCTCTTACTAATTCTCCATCTTTAAATACAGTGGTAAGTAAACTGTTATTACTCATTTCAAGTAACTGATCCTGACACTTCAGTTCACCATCTTCCTCATATACCTTGCAACATCCCTTATGAGATTTCTTTAAATGGCTTGTATCAGTCTTCGGATCTTTGAAGATCATAAGCTTCTTACCATCAATAACTCCATAAGTAGCCTTCATTGCAATTCCAAAAGTATCCCTTGTAACAACAATCATCTTTCCATTCTCGACAATAGCTGTGAAACAAAATGCACCTACACCATAAGCAATGTTATTGGCTGCAAATCCACGCTTTTCTAACTCTCTCCAAATAGTCTCTACATTAGAAAGAGTACATCCATCTCCATAGATAATGCCAATATGAGGATCTAACACCTTATAACCCTTACCGTTGATAGAACCACCAAAAATATCCCATAGTCTTTCTACTGTCTTGACTGAAATCTCTACAATATCACCGCTATCAGGACGAACCAAGAGCTTTCCATTATGATTCATAATCTCTTCTTTACACTGTGGAAGAATATTATTTACCATATTCCAATAATCATAAGTATCTGAAACCATACTAAATGATGTGTTTGGATATAACTCTGTTAAAAGTCTCTTAACGAACGTAATCTCATCTCCATCAATTGAGAAATTAGCACCCATTACAGAATGCTCGGTTGAGACAGCGCCGATTCCAATACCATTATTCTTACAATCGGCATTGTAATATCTATCAATATATGCAATGGCAGGAATGGTTGAAGTCTTATTAAAAGACAATAACCATGAAGCAGAACATCTTGTAGCTTCATCCATACAAGACATACCTCTCATACCGAAATCAGCACAAGCCATATTACCAGGTAAACCGTCTGTTGTTTTGTCATACCAATAATCTGCAATCTCACGATACATATGACCAATAGTTGCATGACAACAAGGTTTCCATAACTCAACCTGAAGAATACATTCAATCCACTGAACAAGCCATGCAAACTTGTCATCTGTATTGGTAATTTCAATACAAGGAACTCCCATTGGTACAAGTGTTCCTTCTGGTAAAGCTCTAATCTCAAGTGGAAGATAACCAAGTCTGTGAAGTTCCACAATCTTTTCTAAATCGTAATTATCTCTACCAATCTGTACGTCCATTGAATCTGTATAAAGAGATAATATCTCATCTTCTGATAATTCAAAGAAATTCTTCTGAAAATATCCCATTAGATATTCTTTAATAAAAGCCTGTAATCCGAAGAAAACCATATGATTCTGATTCTCTAACATTGATTTACGGGGCACCCAATATGAAACTAACTTAGTTAATCCCTTTGGATACATACGATCATGACACTGCTTATAAGTATCACTAAGTAATAAAGCCATTGTGTTATCCATAATTTTAAACCTCCATAACTGTAATCTTTTCATGCTTACCATTAAACAAACTGTTTGTAGTAAATAATCTGTTCACTGTATTATTCTCCAAAGACTTGATTAATGTTCCTTTTTCTTTATCAAGAATTGAATTCTCTGTATGAGTGGCATACACATAAATCTCAGTTACACCATGTTTCTTCAATTCTTCTGCACTATAATAAAGTGAACCGCCATATGCGATAATATCATCAATCATTAACACAGCTTTATCCTTCAAATCAATACCATTTGTTCTAATGTCTAATCCAAGGATTTTGCCAGTCTTCCAATCTCTTTTCTTTTCACCATAACAATACGGTAACTCGGGGAATAAATCTGAATATCTCTTAGCTGCACCTGCGTCTGGGAAATAAAGTACAAGATTTCTCATACCAATCTTTGAAATAGCTTTATCAACGTACTCTTTTGGATTTTCTTTTACACAATTATTGAGTAATGCAGTAGAAACATCGCTATGAGCATCTAAAACATAAACTGATGAAAATCCTAACCAATTGATAAAATCGCAAAAATACTTCAATGTGAATACTTCATCATCATTTTTTACTCTATCCATTCGTGCATTAGGAATATATGGAAGAGACAAATAATAATCCACATTAGTAAAAAATCTTTCAAGATGTTTCTTTACTAGCATCAGATAAAATATCTCATCGTTACTCTCATAAATCCATTCAATCCAAATACAAGGAGAGCCATCATAAGAGTCTTCCTCAATGTTGTTTATATCAATATTTACTCTTGGTGTTCCATCTGGAAACTTGTTGATTGTTACAATTTCGCCATTAATTTTAATCATATTCTACTCTCCAATCACTTCGATCTGACACATATTCATAGTTGCTAATGCAGCCTTGTGAGTATCAGGTGTGACACCTGCACAGCAACTTGCATCTACTGTAATATCTGCATCAGGGAACATTGCCTTTAAGATTAAAGCATTTGACACTACACAAATGTCCGTACAGAGTCCAACAAGTTCTATCTCGTCTTCAAAAATTAAATCATTCCAATGCGTCCATCCAAATGTAGGCTTATCAACATAATAACAATTCTCTACTTCTAATCCGTCTGCAATTTTCCAACCATGAGTACCATAGATACAATGTTCTACTGGAAGTTTCTTTCCTTCTGGTGTATTTAGATAATTTGTATCATGTGTATCTCTAGTGAAGATGATTTTATCTCCACGATCCTTATACTCCTTAATTTTCTTTGCTACATTCGATACAATTGCCTGTGCTTCCTTTGTACCGAGTGAGCCATCAATAAAATCATTCTGCATATCAATTACAATTAGTGTTTTACTCATTTTGTTACCTCTTTTCTTTGTTTTTATATGTATTTATTCTCTGAAAACTCAGAAGAAATTCCGCTTTCTTTCGGTCTTGATTTTTGTACAATATATAGTATTTGTTATAATTTCTTAATACTATATATTGTATATGCTATTTTGTTTTGAACTACTTATTGTATTATTCTCCATTTTATTTTCTAACCACATATAAATAACTAAATCCACCAGCATTACCTACAGGCTGTGCTAATAAACACATTGCTACATGGTCTGAATCATATACCCTATTACCCTGGCGAAATTGCTTTCCAAAATTTATCTCACCAATACCTCCAACTAACTGTGGCTTATCACCACAAGCAGAACTTAATCCACTTGTGGCTGATGAAAATTTGCCATCTTCTCATCTGTACAAATATATGTATTGTCATACTGAGCCTTATATAAATGCTCAATCAACAAAGAGATGCAAGTTGTCACTATACTGTTACCGCTTTGTTTATATCCCTGGGTATCAGACATTCCAACTGCTTTACAGTTCTCATAATCAATATCATCGAATCCCATGAGCCTGTGGCACTCTTTTGGTGTGAGCTTTCTCACAACTCTTAAATTGTCTCTATCTTCTTCGACCATTGGTTGCCGATTTCCTCCCTGGCATGTTGTTATTGTTGGAGAAATATAATCTTTGTCCCAAACATTTCCTGCGAATCCAGTTCCTTTATTTTCACCATAAATATTAAAAAGTCTTTTTATATTATTTGAATCTGCAAGAATCTGTTTTGGCTGTTTATAATCAGTTGCCACTAAAGTACCCATTACTGAATCCTGCTGATAAACTAAATCTCTCTGACCGATAGTTCTGAATTCAGGTTTTGTAGTGCCAACAATATTTTTTTTAAATTTTGGATCTGTTATCTGAAGTCTTTTCTGTACTTCATCAGATAAGAAATATTTCTCCAAAACACTGCTATCTGTTTCTAATAAATCCTTTAATCTGATTCCTGTGTCAAAAGGCTGTGGAAATTCAAAAGACTTGGTATCAATATCCTTACGAATAGAGATACAGAAGATTCTATTACGATTCTGTGGAACACCTGTGTTCTTTGCATTGATTGTCTGATAATATGAGTTATATCCCAAGTTATCAAGCCGAATCAGCCAATCCTTAAAACTGTCAATATACTTCTTTGATACAAGAGCATCTACATTCTCCATAAGCAAATACTTTGGCAATGTGTTATTCTCTTTTGCTTTTACAAGAAGTCTCTCAACTTCATACAATAAACCTGAACGAGTTGATTTAATGTTGTGACTGCCACAATTAGGGCAGGTATAACGAGTATCTACATCTAATTCTGATGGATCATATTCACAACCACAATCATGACATGTCCACTTTAATCCTTCCTGTTTACCGGCGATTGACAAATCTGTACATGGAGTCGAGTATGTAAGTAAATCACTATATGGCAATGACTCAATCTGCATCATATCACCAAGATTATGCGAAATGTGGTCTGCTAACCAATATTTCTCAATACCTTTTCTTTTATCTTTCTTTCGTGAAAGCTTCTCCCAATCATACGGGACATCTTTCTTAAAATCATATCCAAGTCTCTTGTCTGTAAGCTGTTTTACCATTTCTTCTTTACTTGGATAGTCTTCATAATTTTCAATCATCTCATTAGTTAATCCACAATGAATTGCAGCATAACTAACTACTACTTCTTTGTCTAAATCTGCTGTTGCAATCATATTTGCATTGAAGAGATGAGTATTATCAATTCCCTTCATCTGCGCACCAATACCACTGCAAAGCTCAATTACACTTAACTCACAATAATTATTTTTTTCTTTATTCTCTGTCAAAATCCTTTAATCTACAGAGATTGCGCAATCATTTTTACCCAGGAGTTACTGTTAAATCCTTTCATTTTTAATATTATTTTGTTATAAAATCACTCGAAAATAGACACGTCTGCCTAATCGAATGAAAAAAATATTTCTTGTTACTTTTATTTGGAAATTTGGCTGAATCGCCAAGATAGAAATTTCTATATATGATTATTCTTCGTCTTGAAATGATTTAATTCGATTTTCTAAATAATCAATCTCATCATTCCAATGGTCTATTAACATGTCTTCGATTTGATGCTTTGCATCTTCTATGCTGTCTGCAAATAATGTATCATATTCAACATTTAGTTCTTTTGATACATATATAAATATGTTTTCGTCTGTCTCATCTTGTACAAAACCAGCTACTACATTTTCATCATCTTCTTCATAAAATTGACTAAAATGTAATCTGTAACATTCCTTACCAAAGTCATTCTTTTCACCTGTTTCCCAATATTTCTTCACACTCTCACCTCACTTATTCTCTGTATGGTTCAGGTAACGGCATCCAAGCTCTCATACCGTCAGTAATTCTTCCCCAATACCATGTCCCATCATAGTATTGTCTTTGTACTTTTGTTACCATACCTCGATTTGTGGTAACAAGTACATTGATTACTTTCTTACCTTCGTATCTTTTATCATCTTCTGGCATTTGTCCTTCAACACATTTAATCCACTCCAATTATCATTTCACCTCACTTTACAATATCCTAACAATCTGTTCATACAAACAAATATCTCTGTCGTTAATTATCGTATTTACATGCATGTGACCAAACAAATGCTTTTTATATTCAGTTGCAGCTTTCACTTCTTCCAAATAATTAGTCAACACATCTGGTTCATACAACCCTTTGCCACCCATAAGATACAACTCTGACGTAGAGGAACTATGCGTGATAATATAATCAACTATATTATTATTCTCTTTTAGAACATCTAGTCCATGCTGCATTTCTTCATCTGTCGGTAATTCCTCTTCCCACCAAGTAAGTCCTTTAACTCGATACATATACTTACCTTGTTTATCAAGTTTCTTTGCTTCCTCTCTCCAACTCTCATCATTATAATCAAGAATACCATCCTGAATATCATGACTTGATGCACCACCAAAAGCAAAGAATTTCTTATCTTCAATAGTAAAAACTTCACCACGCATTAAATGCAATACATTGGATCTAATTTCATGAACCTTGCCGCCACACCATTCTTTTATAGGATAACTATAGATTCTTGGAAAACATTCATGATTTCCATCAACAAATACAATTGTGAATGGTTTCTGATTTAACCAATTCAACCAATATTTTTCCTGTTTGCTTTCACCATCTCTGTTCCACGCAAGACCAAAATCACCAAGAATAATTACAGTGTTCTCAGCTTTATTACCAGAGAAATCTTTCTGTTCATAGAAACTATCTTTACTTAATCGTGTAGGATTTCCATGTATATCGCCTGTTACAAATACTGCCATAATTCACCTCTTACACACTAAAATCTCAACATCCATATCTGCAAAAACATCTTTAATCTGTTCTGAGACATCGTTCCAGTTCAGCCTATCTAAACCACAACCAATTACAGGCATTGCAATCTTTTTAATATTATTCTTTAAACAAATCTGTTTCATCTTGTCAAATGCAAGTCTCATTGTAATAATTGTTGGCTTGTGGAAATATCTCTCTTTTGTAATAAGATTAAATACTCTATCTTCTAATAGACAATCACCACCAATTCTCTTATGAGTATATTGATTAAGATAATCTGGATATTTTGTCTGTAATTTTCGTTTCATATCAAATCTTTTATTGAATTCAACTACAATCCCTTTACCCATTCCAAAATCAGCACTAATACAATGTGCTAAATAATAATCTTTTGGTACTGTAAATAAGTCTTTATGCTCTTCTCTATACGTCATTTATTTTACCTCACTTATTCGTTATCATATCCAAAAACAACAACTCATCTTTCTTCAATGTGATGTCATAATCTTTCCACTTTTCCATCAGTTCTCTTGTATCAAATCCATGCTCTGCAATTACCGCATAGCCATGAGGAGTCTTATGGCAGTCATTGTGAATACCTAATAATCCCAAATCTGTTCTAAATTGACCAAGTAATTCTTTGTCATCTATATCAAAATCAAACAGCCATTTGCTCTCATCACGATTTTGTACCTGCTGTGCAACGGATGCTAATGTACGATTAAGCTGTGTCATACTTGGCTTATCTCTCAACAAACGAATAATCAACTCTTCTCTGATTTTCTCTTCATTCCTTGAGTTAACTGACCTATATAATCTCGTCTGTTCACCAGGAACTCCTTTAGTTGCAAAGTTTTTAAAAGCTTCAATCACTTTATCTTCGTTCTCTTTGTATTCAAGGATTGTCTTGGCTCGTTCCTTAAAGTTTGAAATGTCCTTGTTGTCCTTATTTCGAGAACGAATTAAATATACATATAAGTTTGACATTGTATTATTCTCCTTACTTATTTAAAACAATCAGAATGTTACTTAGATATAAAGCATAAAATACTAAATAGCCACCACCTGCCAAGAACAGCAATTTGAATACAAAATTAATAACATTCTTTTTCGTCCATGTTATCCCAACAATAAGGTTAAAAATTCCCATAATCAATAAAATAATATTAAAAATATTCATGTTTCACCTCCAAATTCCGCAAGAAATGTGTGATTCATTCTAATGTAAAATATATACCATATATAGTATATATTACTTATTTCTAATACTATATATGGTATATCCATAACAATTACTCACTTAATTCTGCAAGTGCCTTATCCAGATCCTCATCAGACATATTCTCAAGTGCTGCATCCTGTCTCTTAGCCTTGATTTCAAGTAATCTCTGTCTCATCTCAGCATTTTTCTTAGCGTCTTCTCTCTTCTTCTTCTCATCCAGCTTCACACTAACAATATACTTAACAATTTCAATCTTATTAGAAATCTCCTCATCTTCCTTTGACTTGGTATTCAGAAGACTTTCTTCCTCAGACTTCTTTATTTCCGAATTGAGTGTCTTAAATACTGAGTCCAGATTTATGAGAGATAAATCCCACAAATCAATTACGTTAATCATTCCTCTGAATGGGAACTGATAGTTTGCTCTCGTTGCATTGATAAATAATTCGTTGTTTGTCATAATAATAATCTCCTTTTCTAATTAAAACTTAATCTTCATTACACGCTCTGTTGCACCCTTAACCTTAACAACTAAATCTGCTCTCTTTGTCATAGAGAATCCAATTCCTGAAAGCTGATCATCAGTATCTTCTACATGACACTTAGCACCTAAAGCCTCAAATACTCTCTTATGCTTTTCAAGGTCACTCTTTAAAAATTCATTGTAGTATCCATTAGGACTTTCATTATTCACACAATCCTTCAGGAAGAAGAATAAATGTCTATGACCAATTCCATCCTGTTCATCAAAATAGTTTGGACTATAACTAATTACTGATACAGGAACAAACTGATTTGTATTTACGCCCCAAATCTCACGACTTGAAATAGATGAACTTCCAGACAGCTTTTCCTTAATTGAGAAGTTGCCATTCTCATCAAGTGTAACCTCTGCCACCTGAACATTACCAGAAACAGGACTATTATATTCAAACGCAAAAATCTCACCATTGAATTCAATTTCTGCCTTAAATCCTTTGCTTCCTCTTGCTGCATACTGATTGACAAAAAACTTATAAACACCTGGCTTCATATGAGACATATCTGCCCATGTAATATTTTCCACAGAAGGTTTTCCTGCCATCTGCGTCATAGGGCGTGTAATATCAATATCTAACTGACCTCCACATCTTGAAGTCTCTGGTTTTCTACAATTACCAAAATATATCTCGTTTCCATCAGGTTCTTTGCAATGTGCATCAAGGTCACTGTTGTCATTTTGTCCCTCATTCCACATGATTGAAAATCTGAGTACACCATCGACATTACCACCAGCAGCTTTTACATTCTGCTTCATATCAGAGTCAGTAATATTTCCTGAATAAGCCCAAGATAATCCATTGTTCCACTTGAACATTGTCTTAGCGTCTGGATTAACAGGTGCAATCATAGAAACAAAGTTCTTCTCATGTTTATTCTCTACAAAAGCTTCAATCTCCTTTGCAGTTGGAAGTACCTTATCAATGAAATCCTGTGCTGAAATCTCCTCAACCTTAGAAAACTTCTTAGGACTTATAGCAACATCTTTTTCCATCTGCCCAAAAATATCATCTGCACCAACCATTCTTCTTGCAGCACTCTTATTTGAGAACAGTACATTATTTACAGTGATATCATTCAGATTAGCAAATCTTCTCTGTAATGAATCCATATATCCAAGTTCTGTAATGGTCTTCTTTGCATCCTCAAGCATCTTTTTTGTAAAAATAGCCTTTGGTCTTTTATAGTTGCTTGGAGCGACAATCTGCTCATATTTCTTAACTGCCGTGTCAAGATCCATATCCTCACTTACATTGATAAGAAGTGTTCCAATAGAGTGATTTCTAATTCTACCAATAGCCATACCTGCTGTTACCGACTTCTCCCAAGCATATAAATCCTTTTCAATATCAGAAGTCAGCTTATCGTATTCCTTCTTATACTTCTTGAACTCTGTGAGTACACCTTTCCACTCTTCACCCTTATAAAGTGTATTTGAATTGATAAGTTCAAGAATTGTATCAAGTGCATCCATAGTAATTTCATCGAGAGAACGCTTAAATACGTTTCTTGTATCTCTGAACTGTCCCTTAACTTCCTCATTAGAACGACTACTTCTATTTACAAACTTACTTGGAAGCTCTAAAAAGAAATGATCCCACTGATGAGACTTTCCATTGATTTCCTCAAAGTTAAAATCTGTACCAATCTTAGGGAACTTAGTTGTATAAATATCTGTAACTGTATGAGCTTTTACGAAAGCATCAAGTGCATCACATACTGGCTGATATGTTGTATCACCAAGATTCAGTTTCCAAATCGTATGAATCTGGTTGTCCTTGATAGTGACAGCAGAACCAATATTCTTAATAAACTGTCTACAACAACTACAATCATGTTCTCTACGCTCTCTGAAAATCTCATTTGTACCAGCAGGGAAGCTATCAAGATATGTATTCCATAATTCATCTTTGTCTACATTTACCTCAAATAAATGTGTTGCCTCTTTCTGCATTTCATCGAAGTGCTTCTGTAAAGCCTTCTTAAACATCATAAATCCATCCATGTTTTGTACCTCTTCTTTCTTATATTTATTTTTTGTTAATTGTTTCTACTGTTATATTCTCCGTTTATAATCCAAAGGAAACGAAGTTTTCCTGTTATTTTTATTCATCAATTGAATAGTACATATAACCTTGACTATCTTCTTTTTCAATTGCTTGATGAATACCGATATTATTTTCAGACCATTCTAAAAATGGACATCCAAAATTTCCATAAGGAACTTCTTCGTCTTCGTCCTCAACTCTAATAAATTCCTTATATTTCGTTAATAATTCTGGACAGTTCTGTTCAACCCATTCTCTTTTCGCAGACACGCAAAAATTAATTGACATATCTACAAACGATTCTACAATAACAAGTTCATTATCTTTTACCCATTGTTCATCTCTAAAATTTATATAATAATTTTTATCTTTTGACATACAGATCCAAGATATAAATGGTTCAACGTTTGGATAGTACTTTGAAGACCATTCATTCAATTCAAAATATATAATGTTATTTTTAGACATTATTTGTTTTCACCTCTCTTCCAAAGAAATCGAACTTTACTGTTATTTATCTACAACAACTATTTCTTTGCCACAATAAGGACAATATTTTAATTTATCCATATTTTCAGGTATTCTCCAATATGGGTTGTTCGCATCGTGTTCCTTAGGACAAATCGTTCTATAATCATATTTTATCCATTTGCATGTTTGTATTTGCTCATATCTTCGGAGTACAATATTTTCTCCGTCAATAAATATTTCCATTGGTTCGCCAGTTGCATCCGTTTTCCCAAACACCTGCCTTCTAATTTCCTTTGGAATTACTATTCGACCTAAATCATCAACTCTGCGAATTATTCCTGTTATCTTCATCTTTTCACCTCACAATCCAAAGAAAAGTATTTTCTTTTTTTATATAAAACAGAAACCATACTCATAAAGAATATAAGAATTGCCAGACTCGGCTATGTATTTGATTGAATAATCGGACGTTTTCTGATTTCTGTTATTAACAAGTTTTTATACAGCCATTTTCTGTACAAAATTATCAAAACTGTTTTTCATATATGTAAAGTTTGTTTTCTGTGAAGGACTAAAATTTGTCTGATTCTTATATTTCTGAATCCACTTTTCAAATTCTTCATCCTGATCTTTCGTACAAGCATAAGCCATAATAGCAATTACAGCTCTTTCACACTGCTGATATACAGGCTCGTCCACCCTTACGTAATCTTCAACCATATCTCTGTAAAACTCAATATCCTCTTCTGTAGCGTCAGGATTTGCATTTTCCTGAACAAAAGAAAGAGTTGTTTCTTCTGAATTTTCTATTGCTGTTTCTGGATTAATATGTAAATAATTCATCATTAAAGTTGTATATGTATCAATTTTAGCTTGAATAATCTTTTTGTCAGAAGTGCCAGCTTCTTTATCAAGCAGATCATAACTCCACTCGCCAATAACTTTATCATGCAAGTCATTTACAAGAGCATTTACAAACTCTGCAAATTTATTATCTTTAACACCAAGCTTTGTGAATTTATCAAATGTAGCTATCCAGCAAAGAATATCTTTAAATACGAATATATTCTGAAATTTGTTTCCACAAACTTTTGCAATACGATTTCCGTATTCATTGACCTTTTCAAATTCATCAAATGAAGAGTTTTCTTCAAGATATTCATTTCTATCATTTGGTGTCTTCTTCCAATCATTAAGATGGAACGTAGCCATTACAGAATTTGCAACTGTTTGCTCGTATGTACCGTTCTTACGCATTGACTTTGAGTAAGAAACACAATTTTTGTAAAACTCGTTATTAGCAATGTTCTTAATTTTTCTTGCATATGTAGGAATCCATGTTAGAGCCTTCTGGTTTGAACCCATACTCTTGTTGCGGTTATAACGTCTTACAAGCTTGCTTATTTCCTGCATAGTGCAATTTTGATGAATTACAATACGAATCTGATAATCATCGAATTTCTTCTTAAGTTCATCTGGCAACTGTTCGAAAGTTTTATTTTTAATATCAAACTCCCGATTTTCCCAAAGAATACTACCATCTTTATCTTTGATAAGATGTCCTTCATCATCCCTCATTTTCGCTTGATACTGAATAACACTATTTTCAAATGATTTTGTTGTTTTCCAATTCATATGACGGAACTTATTTAAAGCTGTAGTTCTTTGAATACCATCAACAATATATTGTTGTGTTAAATCTCCACCAAGCTCCTCTTCGCCAAGAATAATAGGAGGAATGTAATCATCTGTAAGTACAGTAACAATAAGTTCATTTATTGCCGGATTGTCCCAACAAAACATTCTCTGTACATCCTGATTCTCCGATATATCTTCACTATTTACACTTTTTAAATATGAAGATAATGCGATTGCTTGTTCCCTTACTTTCTTTGCCATAATAAATTCCTCCCATTTTTACATTAATTCTCTAACGTTTTCATAAGCCTGAATAGCTGCTATATGATTACCATAATCTTTTTTAGAAATATGTAATAACTCTTGTATGTCTTTAGTTTCATAACCTTTTATCAAATATGATAAAATTTCTTTTTGAATATCTGATAGTTTGCTTAAATAATTTCGTATCTTAATATCACTTAAATCTTCATAAAATAATTCATCATACAGATTTTTAAATGTACCAGGTATCATTTCTTTTAAGTCTCCACCATCTTCCATTGGAGCATCTAGTGATATATTCTCAATTCTTTTAGGTCTTTTATGAATATCATCCTCATCCCGTAGGATCTTTCCATTTTTATCTCTTTCCAGATTACTTGATTTAAGAGTATATTTATTATCTCTTATCCATGTGCTTGTCTTTCGCATAATATTTCCAGTAAGAAAAGTCTTAAAAGAAGACTTTGAATGATCATATTGAACAACTGATTCTATAAGACAATCCGTTGCTACATCATATAAATCCTCGTATTCGCTTGTGCTAACTTTCCCTTCCCAAACCTTATGACATATTGGTTTTAACTTTTTCATGTCATCCTGCATGTATGTATTAATGATGTCCAACATTTTTTGATTGGATTTAATGATTAACATAGTTTCTTTTGTTATCATTTTATATGTCCCTTCTTATTTAATTCTCTATGTAAATACTCTCCAAAAGTCAATTCACCAACTTGTATATTTGTGTACTTTGTTTCACTAAAGCATTTGGGACATCGTGAAAATTTCTCATTCTTATCTTTCGAGAATGACATTACATTTTCCATTGGAGTGTTACAATTTCTACAAATAATCATTTTCATCACCTCGCTTAAAAATCGAACAGTTCATTCATAACTCTTGGTTCATATTTTCTTCCATCTAATCCGTTAATCATCTTTTGTAATTCATCACTTACCGATTCAGATATCTTCTTTCCAAGAATAACATTTAGAACATCTAACTCATTCTTAATACTTCTCCTTTTCACTCTCCTATCTTTTATCATTTTGTATGCCTTATAGCCTTGTGCTGCATTAAGGTTACAGAATTCTATGTAATGGTTTATGTCACAAAGCTCCTTATCAACTTCGCTTAACTGATTAATCAATTCTTCTTTTCTATGTAATGCTTCAGAAGCAAGTCCGTTTAATCCAGATATCTTATCCATCCAATATTGGATATTTTCTGCAACTGACACCGTTTCTGTATTCTCTTGCACTTCTGCATGTGTGATTTGTTTTACCAACTTTGGTGGCGTGTCGATTTTCTGAATATGAAAGACCGATTTCAATGCCTTTGGTAAATTATTTTGATACACAGAATTAGCTTCTTTATTTCCAAATACATCAGCAAGTGCTTCATTAGATGTTGGAACGTATTTATTATTTCTGTCACGCATAACCCAGCGAGTTCCATCAGTAATAACATATTGAGCCAATACATTCATCTCCCTTCTACTATTATTTTGTAATGGATCATATAGGACTCGAACCTACGACTTACCGGGTATGAGCCGGTTGCTCTGACCAACTGAGCTAATGATCCATAACCAATGCCAAGACTGACGGGTATTGACATTGGATACATCCGTAAGTGGACAAAGCTTTACAAGAATTAATGTGACCTGTAATCCACAACTAGCCGACCGCTAGGCTTGCCAACAAATTTTAAATCAAGAAACGAACTGTTGGCTATGTAACTCTTTAGTGAGTTATTCTCCATAAGAACTTACGCAGCTTACAGTCTGCGCTTACAGATTTTAAATCTGCGTTCTGAAACATACCGGGTGGAATGTTACATAGCAGGGCATACCAGATTCGAACTGGTGAATGCAGGAATCAAAATCCTGTGCCTTACCGCTTGGCAAATGCCCTATAAGTTATTTTCCATATTAAATTGTAAAAAATGGATTTTTAAAGCAGAAATACTCGAACCACTTGACTTTCAAAGAAAATCTATGTATTATAATTTAACGTAGAACTTTTGTTCTGCCTTACGATAGCTTATGCTGTTGTATGTATTGGTTGGATAGAGTTGAGCATTTGGTGTTCCAGCACCGCTTAACTCTATCTTTTTTGTTTTACAAGAACAATATTAGAACGTATGTTTGTTTTTGTCAACTGTTTTTTCGAACGTGTGTTTGCTTTTTTGTTCTGTAAATATATTTATCACATTTTCAGTCCGATAAAATGGACATTTATTCTCTAAGTTTAAGCGGAAAATTTATATTGTGTATCATTAGTTCTTGAATTCCCTCCAAACATAATCTTCCGAAGATTTCATTGTCTTGATAATCAACTGTAGATGCATTATTTATCATATTCTTTCCTTCATCAATACTGATTTGTCTTGGTTTTGTATGAATAAATGTAAGTCCATTAAATGAATCTATCCAAATTTTTCCAGGTGCTTCATCAATAATCTTTTTTGCCATTTCTTTACTTACATACATTACGCAGTTACCTCCTCTAGTCTATATTCTGTTCCAAAAAATAAAGAATTAAAACAAACCTTATCAATTAACTTTTTCTCTTTTTCATCTGTAACAGTTCCTAATTTGTTAATTACTTCTTCTTTTGAAATAGTAATTAACTGTTCACCAAGTAGCATTGAATATTCTGTCAATCCATTTTTATCATCTGCATTAATACAACCGTGAACTGGCATATTCAATTTCTTTATTTTTGAAGTCAAAGGCATCACTGTGATTATCGTAGCGTGTTTTGTTCCAATCGGATTGCTAACAATTACATATGGACGTTCATTCGTCTGGACTGATCCACCTTCATATTTTACGTTTGCCTTGATTATATCATATCTTTGTAAATCCATATGTATCCTCCTCTCTTCTTTTGTATGTAATGGATTACCTTTGATATTTTGCATTATATACTCTTAACAATATATTGTCAATAGATATTCTTGAGATTATATTTATTTTTTTAACAATATATGCTAAAGTATATAATATCAAGGAGGTAAATCTATGAAATTAAATATAAAATCTCTAGTTGATCAAAAGGGTATGAATAGGAATCAACTTGCAAAAGAATTAAAAATTGGATATCAAGCAGCTTGTAATTTATATGATGGTAATGTACAACGTATATATTTTGAAACTTTACAAAACCTATGTGACGTTCTTGATTGTACCCCTAATGACATATTGATTTTAGATAATAAATGAGCATTTTTGACCATAATTCGTGCGTTTTAAACCAAAATACTACCTAATTCAACCGTTGAAATCGGTATTTCTTTTGGCTGATATTTTGGGTTTTCAATTAATCCAAATTCATTTCTATTAGCTATTTTAATGATATAATTGGGTTCAACGATATTGTTACTGAACCCAATTATTATACCTACACCGTAAGTCTTTTCGTATTTTTGCAGTGTCTCGATCATTTCTCTTGTTCTTATTACTTTCATTACATATTCTCCAAAACTTCTCTCATTCCTACTGCTCCATTCGCATAATTATTAACTGTTGTATTTACACTGCTATGTCCCAACTGCTGCTGAACAAATGCAAGATTTCCATTCTGATTCATTACACTGGCATAATAATGTCTCATCATATGTGGAGTAATACCATTCCCATAGTTCTCAAATATCTGTTTGATATTTCTTTCTGTTGTACGTGTACCGTTTTTATTTACAAAAACTGCTTCTTTGTCTACAATATTATCCAATGTATTTCTGTATTCTAACCACTCTCTTATAGCTTTTAAAGCAGATCCGCTAAGATATACCATTCTATTTTGCATTTCTCTGTACACACCTTTACCAAGAATTGTAATATAAGGCATTTCTTCATCTAAATGCAAATTAGATAAATCCAAACCAGCAAGTTCAGATTCTCTTATTCCAGTTCCTCTTAATACACGAAAGATAGCAATATTTCTATTTCTTACAGGAATATCCTTTTTCCACATTATTTTCTCTTCCATATCATTAAGTTGCTTTTCTGTTGGAAGTTTTTTAGTTAAATTGTTTCCAGATGGAATTCCTTTATATGTTACATCTTTGAAGAATTTATCTTTAATTTCAGTTCCCTTTACTCTACTCATATAATCCCAAAAGCTACTTATCATATGTTTTCTGGTTTCCAATGTTGTAGGCGACATTCCATTCTGCTCTTTTGTCTTTAAATATAACGTGATATCTTCTGCCATAAGATCGGTAAAATCCGATGGTTCGATGTCTGGAATATTTGTTTTATCAATAAGTTTTTCTTCAATAAACCAATTGAGTAAATCTACAATAACTCCAAGATAATTCAATGCACCTGCCTTACTCTCTATTTTAACAGTGAAATATTTTCTCATATATATAGGAAGATTTAACTCATCCAACTTCCTATTAAGCTTTTTAGCATTTTTTTTTTGAATCTCTATCTTATAACACATAACATCAACCTCACTTTCTACTTATTTATTCTCGTATTATAGTATTGATTTCTTATGTTTTTCGCCTTATCGTATGCACTTAATAAATCATCACACCATCTCACTTCTAAGTTCTTTGTCACTTGACCATTGCAACCTTTGTTAAAACATGACAAATCTTTTATATGACCTTTTTCTCTTGTGTGGCAGCCACGTTGTATGCCAGATCCAAGCTGATTTATTTTCATGCAATTCAAACAAATAAATTGACTACTGCGTTTTGGATTTCCATAATTCATATTCATCACCTCATTTTCTGCAATAAAAAAGAAGCAGTTAATTTCTGCTTCTATTGCTTATTTCTATATTTAATTCGCTTTCAATAAGAAAGCAATTTTTCTTTGGGTTACATCTTTTCTCTTAATTTATTGCAAAAATCAGAGGAATCAAGTAATGAGCCGTCAAATATTTTTTTACCTTCTGATTCATATATTTTCAATGTACCATCGAATCATATAACAGCATATTCTCCATTATATTTATTCATATCTGAAAGTTTCCATTTAACAACTTTATACTGTGTACTGTCATCCATAGGTTCACAATATCCATCATGTTCTAAAAGAGCAATTCCAAACATATAAACTATATTATCCATTATCTATTCTACTATCTGATTTCTCATGATATCTTCGCTTGTACATTCAAACTTTACAGCATTCTCATAAGCATACACACAATCTTTGGCAAATTTGGTCAAGTCCGATTTTTTAATTTTTCCTTCCATCAATAACCTCCCTTGGAATCAGGTAAAAATCTCCAACCATTTCTGCAATATGTTCGTCTGTCCATACTGGTGTATCTGTTTCTAATACTGAATTTTGATACCAGTCTTGTAAAAAACCTTCATCTACTGCATTTTCTTTTATAAATTCTTTTGTTGTCTCATTAGCATTTCTAAATTCCTTCACTATATTACCTCTTCCAATCTTCCAAATAAATCATTCTTTACTTCGATTATTGCATTCAATCTTGATTCAGTTGCAGTAACCTTGCAAGCTTCTACACTATAAGTCATTTGCTTTTCTAAGTCAGATTCAAGTCTGCCAATTTCCGCATCAAGCTCATCAATATATTCTTTTATCTTTTCTCTCATATCTGGTTGATTTTCATACTGATATAGCTTTTGTAGTGGTTCTTGCATTGCATGATTGGCTTCTACACTTGCTTCGCCATACATATATAATTGCTGTGCAGTTGAATTTGGTAAATTATAATTCACTTTCTGTACCAGCTTATCCATAATATCCTCCTTTTATATGATAAATTATTATATATCTCAATATCCTTATTTCCCACATATTTTATTCTATAATAAAACAAGCCATTATTTAACTAAATATTATTTCGCATAAAATTACTATATTCTAATATCATTTTATTGTTCTGTTTTATCTAAAATATAGCGACAAAATCTATAAAAATATACAGAAAGTCTTATATCATAAACTTCGGATATTGGTTTTTTATCTATTTTCTTTTGTCTCTTTTTTCGTTTTTTCTTATTTCGATCACATGCAACAAGTTCTTCTTTTCTGTATATGAGTCTTGCAAACCCCATATTAGCTAATTTACAAAATATGTTTTCCATTAATTGATAAGTAATATTAAATTTACATTGATGTATATAATATTCTTTAAATTTTTTCCAACTATTTATTTTTAAAAATGGATCATGTTTATCTAACCATTTTTTATAGTCAATTAGAAAACATATTTCTCTATACGATAAAGTATTTAATATATCCAGATATTCTTCAAATACACTGTTCTCAATACGTTCATCCATTAAATATCCATTTTTCATGAGATTGCCAAAAAATTTTACTTTATCGTTAGTTGCAAGTCTTCTTACTGCTTCCAATGTTTTATTAAAATTAACAATGAACTCTACATCATTTACCATTTCTGTTGTAATATTATTTGTATCTGAAAAAATTATATCTATCAGTTCTTGTTCCTTCTTTTCTTGAAATTCGTTTAATAAAACTTCTGTTGTAGAATCAATCATATCGCCTATGACTGGGATTGATTTTAACGATGATAGAAGAACTGATTGTACAATTGGATTGCCTTTTATATCTCTCAATTCGTTTACATTTTTCAAATCATTTTTGATGTCATCTATTTTATCCATAATATTTAATCTCCAAATACATTACATACTATTCCAAAATAAAGTTAAATTTCTTTGCCTTTTACTCACAAAAATTTTTAGCCCACAAAATACTCCCGTCATTGTTGCAGGTTAATTCAATCCCATATTTTGTTTTAAACCATATGTCAAGCCATTCAAGGAAGTCTTTTGTAACATTAATAATGTAGCTACTAACACAATTCATATTTGGCAATGCAATTTCCATATGTGGAATACGTGAATATTCTGTTTTCCCCTCATACTCATATCTGAATGGACAACCCTTAACCGCTAATTCGTTATTCAATTCTATTACCATTTCTCTTGTTATCTTCATACTATTACCTACATTCTTAAACCCATAGTAAACTTAATTTTCTTAGCTTTTATATCTGATATTCAGATGCACACTTGTCACATACACTAAGGTTATCTTCTTCAATATAATTGCCACATAACTTACAATGATGTGCTTTATGTTTATTTTGTTCTATTTGAAGTAGTATATCTTTTTCTCTTTCTGCTTCGTCTAAATCAATATCAAAAAACTCAGCAAGCAATTTTTCTTTGTCAATATAATCTCCATTTCCCATAACATTAGCAAATGGATTTTCCCTCTTTTGTTTTCTGTCAAATACAGTATATTTACCTAAAAACCAATCTAAAAATTCTCCGCATAATTGTGACTGTTCTTGAATTTCTACCATTTTATCCAATGTTGGCGTTTTTGATTTTTCCATAAAATATCATCCTTTCATAGTAAACTTAGATTTCAAATTGTTATTCAAAAATCAATTCTACTGTATTTCTCAATTACCTTTTCTTCTTGTGCAATTCTGTATGGGAAGAAATCATTTACCATCCAATTTTTATAGTCTTCAAATGAGTCAAGATCTTCTTTTGTTTCCCACGGAGCACCACCATCACATATACAAGCAGTTCTATACATTTCTGAATTAAGATATTCTTCTTTTGTCATATTTTCCCATACTTTTTGTTGTTTATAATATCCCTTCAAAAATTTTATCGCTTGATTGTATTCTTTTCTCTGGAACGACCGAAGTTTATCTTTTATCAGCTTATCAAAACATGTTGTTCCAAAGTTAAAACGTTCTCCTTCTACGGTTTCAATGCTACATATATTCTGAATAGATTTACCACAACAAGAACAAGTGCTTGATTCTGATCTTGGTACTGAATAATACGCTATTTTTTTAATTTTCATATTAACACCTCTATCACAAGAAAACTTGGTTTCATTAAGCATTTTTCCAATTAAATAATTTACGAATATCTTTTTCTACTCTTCTAGCGTGTTTATCATCAATTTTCTCAAGGTCAATCAGATCTGTCGCAAGATAATTTCTTAAAGAATCTCTCATAATTAAATTTGCAATTTTAAAATCTAGTGAAAATCTTTTGTCCATAAAAAATTCAATCCAAAAAGACATGTGCATTCCTCCAAAAAATATATTAATTTAATGCATCTAAGTTTCTCTTATAATTATTCTCTACTCTGTTCCAAAATTCTTTCAAAAAATTTTCAGCATCAACTTTCGCCTCATCAATATTGGACGATTTCATTTTAACTTTTAATCCTGTGGCTGCATCTGTCAACTGAAAATCTTTGTATCTTAAAATTGCTACATTTTCACTAATTCCATCAATGAATAGCGCAGTATTCTCTTCGTAATCTTTCCACTTAAACATATAAATCTCACTCCATTCTTCTAAAGAATCTATTCCAAACCAATCGTTTTCTCAAAATACATTGCAGCTTTACTACCTATACTTTCATAGTATTAACTTTCGATCTTACTTAATTCAGGAAGTTTATTTTGCAACAATTCAATTACTTCGTTATTTTTCCTGATCGTAGACGCTATTCTTGACGTTTGCCGTTTCTCTTCAATATAACTACACGATATGTTGTCTAATCGTTTCATTATTTGTTCAGTTGTTGCTGGCTCATCTCCATCATCAAATAAATCTTCAAATACATTTGAATAAAAGAAATCATCGCCAATAATACCTGCGTTTGCATACTTTATTCCCAGTCCAAATATTTTTATCATATTCATTCTTATATTTTTATTATCCATATCTATATTCTCCTTTCCAAATTCCCAATGAATCTATTATTTAAACGCCAAATACTTTCTGATTAAATCCAAATAAATTGATCCATTTATCGTGACAAAAATTAATTGTCATCCTATACCCACATTTTGTAAAATGCCTTATAATTATACAAAATGGTTTGTTACCAATTGTATCACCAATCTGAATATACCAATCATGATTGCCAATATGTTTCAACTTTTTAAACTTCATAATCTACCTCCAACATTTTCTCTTTCATACTATATCATTCAATAGCTCAATTACTTCATCAAGTTTGTCACTTGCTTCTTCCATACTATCAATTGCATCTTCAGAACACATTCCTCTGTAACTGCTTTGTAAACCTTCTGGCATATTATCAAATGCGTCCTGTTCTTCATTAAGTATGGAAGATAACTCACTTGATATCTGTTTTAATTCAGTTTGTGTACTCTGAATCCTTGCTTTAAGTTTACCTATTTTTTCTCTTCTTTGTTTATTCATTACCTATCACCCCATAATGCATGGACTACATCATAATCACTTGGCATACATGTACATGTCAAAGCTCCAAATTTCAACTTATTAAATTCTTCTTTTGTAATTTCAATTCCCATATCGCCATCAACAGTAGTATTGTAATCAAGCTTTCCTTGACATTCTGGACGGAAATACCATACTCTATAGAACTCTTTACCAGTCTTACTATTTTTACCGCTAAACAAACAGGTAATTGTTCTGCCTGAACTAATTTCAGTTGTAACAGTTTTTCCGAAATATGGATTGTATTGACTATATACATTTTTTCCGTATTTCAAATTTTCTTGTTTATCATGTTCACTCATTTCGAATAACTGCTGTGTACCCCTTCCATAAGAAGTATCATATACTTTACTACTGTTGACACCAACAGTAGAATATAATTTAACTCCGTTCCTGTCTGTTGTCTCCACTCTCTTTACTCGTTCACCGTTGATATATTCATTACACAACCTGTCTGCATAATGAACATTTCCCTTTTCATCAACTGTACGAGTAATTTTCTTCATATCATAGTTATCATAAGCTGCCTTTGCAGCACTTCCTGTATAAATTCCTAAGAATGCTAATAGTCCTCCGAACATAATCATCAACCACCTTTCTTATTTTATATTACTATTTTCTCCACTTTTCCATTTCGTCAACCGACTTCTTATTTAAGTTATTATACATATCTTGTCTCTTACGAGATTCTTCCTTTTGGCTTGCTTTCCAAGGAAGATAAATACATAAGTATCCTACAATCAAACATCCAATTAATTCTCCCATAATGATTACCTCCGTTTTTCTTTAACTATACCATGTTTCATGTCCTATTAAAAGGACTAGAAAGTGCTTTTCATCGTAATTCTAATCCAAGTATTTCTTTTACATATATAGCTTTTTCTTTATTTTCAAGAACTCTTCCTTTAATATTATCATTTACTTCAAAAGCTGTTATCACTTTAAATTCCAAATCAGAATGAAGAAATGCATCAATCATGTCTAGTCTCTGTGTTGTCACTACATAGGGTTTCTCTTCTCTCGCTAATTCAACCCATTTCGGCAAATCTGTATAATGTGTTGTTTCATCTGGATAATAAACAATATCATCATCCATATTAATGTTCAGTATCTCTTTTGCATACTTTTCAACCGCATTATTTTTACCTAATAATAAAATCATTTAATCACCATCCTTGTGAAATTTCCGTTTCATTGCCATTTATAATCATCTTCTTTTCCATATAAAGCACCGCCAGGAAGAAACATTCCTAATGCCTCTATTTCGTATCTTTCTAATAACTCTCCTTTTCTATTGCCTCTAAGCCATATAAATCTTCTCATAATAACTTCTTCAGGTAACAACATAAGTTTCTTAGTTGTGAGTTGTATTCCAACACCAAGTTTTAGCATTATATCACCTGCACCACCATTTATAAGGTATTGTCTTAAAACCTCCGTATATTGATTTAGATGTGCGTCCGTTTGTGCAATACCATAAAACATCTGATCTGTTAGTCTATGATACTCAATATAGTTACATTTCATATAATCATTCCTTTCTAAGTCACCACTTTAATATCACCTTTCATCAACAAGTTCTTTGGTTGAAAATGGAATAATTGTATTTCTTCTAAATCTTTTCTTATATTTAGTATTTACAAGTTCCTCTGCCTCTTCTCTTGTGTTTGCATGGATGATATCTAAAACAGGACTATCACATTTTCCAATAGCTTCAAAGAAATACATTTTATTTCCATATCCATATTCTTCATATCCTTGTGATAATGGTATTCTCTGAAATCCAGTCTGTTTTGTGTCTGAATTTACTAAATAACATTTTGATTCATGGTCATTTCTAAATTCTATACACGCCTTACTTCTATTTACCATATAACATCCTCCAATCTTATCAGTAAATCATCGTTTCATTCTATTCAACAGGACATTCAAAACAACAAATGTTAGCCTCTTCATAAGTTAATGTAAAAATCATATCCCTTTCTCCGTCTGTATTTTTTAATACGATACAGTCTTCTTTTACATCAATGATTTTGCAGGTTTCCCCATCCATGCATACTAAGCCGCTTGTGGTGTACAAATCGTAATATACAACATCTCCGTTTTCATTATTTTCTGTATTAATCCATCCACATTCAGCACCAAAATTGTTTTCGTATAATATTTTAATGCTTACAGTTACTTCTTCGCCTGTTATATATCCAATCTTGCAGTTACAAATTTCGCTATAATCAAAACAAGCCCCTGTGTATGATTCAAAGAAGTTATCACATAATCTTTTGATTCTTACATTATGATGTTCTCCCTTATAATCAAAATCAACACGCATATTTTCTAAAAATTCATTATTTCCGTCTGTTAATATTTTTCTTAAATACATAATAATTCCTCCATTCTTCCAATGAAACTCTTGTTTCTTTACCTAGTTTCTTTCATATTTATAATAGCTTCCGAACCATACAAGTTTTGGGTTCATAATCGTACCAACATTTTCTTTAACCTGACCACTATCGTTAAATCCTTTCTCGGTCATTTGTTCTGCATGTTTATTCCGTTCCTCTTTCGAATCATAATGGTATTGTTCTATCACTTCTGTATAAGAAGTATGAACTCCATTTTCATATGAATGTTTCTTCATGATACTTTCTTTTACAATCTGCATATTCATCACTCCATTTCTACACGACTTCATCGACTTCAACTACATCAGGATTATCACTAAACCATGAATCATTCTCTGCAATTTCTTTTAACTCAATAAAATCTCTTTCAGAATCAAAGCAATCGTTGTGTTTCAAATAAGCTGCTTTCACCTTTTCTCTTGCGTCTTCATATGATTCTGCCTTTACAATTCCAACAGCCAATTCTTCAATTCTGTAAGCATATAAATTTGTAATATCTAGCATAATCATCACCTCTCTTCAATCTCAACACCATTGTCTTCTGTATATGTTCCAAGATTCATTGTATCTGCATTTATATGTCCGTAAGTATATCCGTTATCATTTGACAGATAAATCGGACAGTCACCAGCATTATCATAGTCTCTTAATTCAATTAACTTCTCTATCATCTGATTAACTGTCATTGTTTCATCGCACTGTTCAGGAGCATATCCGCTACGTGTTCCATCAATAAACAAACCTCTGAATCCTTTAACTGTTACAACATCGAATCCAAATACACAGTATTCATACTCATCGAATAAATAATCACAGATATCTTCCTCTTCTGTGTTTTCTGGAATCGTTACTTCCGTTGGAAGTTCATTTAACACTTCCTTATCTCCATCTGTGTCCCATTTAATATTTATTGCCTTTAACATAATCATCAACCGTCCTTTCTAATCTACTGAAATAACATGTTTTTTACCCGTTGCGTTACACTTTGGACATGTTTCAATTCCATTTATATAATTTTCTGCTAACCATGCTGCGCCGCATTTTTTACATCTCATCTTCGTTGACCAACCACCATTCTTTTCGCTATCAATAGTTCCATAATCAACAAAGCCTACGATTGCATCACAATCAATTACTCTAATTTCCATCGAATCAACTCCTTTGAAATTGCTATTTCTTTCTTTACATTGTTATTTCGTGAATTTTATCCCAATCAATCTGTTTGAATAACTCACTTCTAAACTCTTCCAACTCATCTGCCTTTTCACACTGTTCACAATAATCATCCACATCATCAAAGTAGTCATCTTCTGTTTCCATATACCAATCTTCCCAATCCTGAGAATCTTCATCCCATCTCTGAACTCCACCGCAATTACAATAATCAGGCTTAATTCTATTCTGTAACTGAAATGCATCATATGCAGCCAATAAATCCATTACCTTTCTGCCTTCTTCAACTGTTTCTACAGGAATATAAAATGCTCCACTATTTGCCCCTACCTGTGGAATCCACCATACTCTTAATTTACTCATATCACTCAACCTCGCTTCCTATAACACTTTAATCAAATTCTTACTAACCCATCGTTTAGCACCTTGTAATGAACCTGCCACATACAAATAATCATCTCCGCTTGCCTTATTTGTAATTCCATAAGCACATTCGCCAATTTTATCAATCCATACGAACTGACCATCTTCAGTTAATTTGCAAGCCCATTGCGTAGGTTCTCCATTGTCGTTATCACAATCATGTACTATATTCCATTTCATTTCCATCACTCCAATCTATTTAAATAATGTATGCTTTCCATCTGCATCACGTTTCCATTCATAACCGGCAAATTCAAGTGCTTTTAAAGCTCCGTTATAATAACTCATATCCTGTGGTCTTGCGTCTTCCATATTTGCAATTATCCACCGTTCATCTAACCATTCTTCTGTCTGTTGCTTAATCTCTTTTTGTGTTCTCTTCATATCAATCACCCTCCAATCTCTTCTGCAATTTCTTTTCGTGTTCCTCTAATTGAACAACCTTCAGTATCATGCTTTCTCAAAATATCCCAAATTACATTTTCTTCATCTTCTGTAAGACAAAATCCTCCCCAATAACCAAAGTCATTTTTGCCATGCTCGATTACAATTCCTGAAATTCTACACATACTCATGCCTCCTTGTAATCTTCAAGCAATTCATTCAAGTTGCCTTTTCTCCACCGATGAAGTTTTCCGTCACCAGTGTAATTTCTAACAACTCCAACCTTACGACCTGCAACTTTCTGATCGTGCTGTATATACTGACGAACAGAATTGTGATAATGTCCGTCACTATGTACCTCAATGTATTTTCGTTTATTTCTCTTGTTCTGATAGATTTTAATCATTCTCATACCTCCACAATCTCAATACAGAAATCATCAGGATCATATTCACTACCTTCAATGTCCCAGTCATTCATGTATTCTTCTTTTGCGTTATAGGCTTCTTCTTCTGCTTCACCATAGGAATTAAATAATCCCCATTCAAAATCTCCACTGTCTCTTAACTGACCACCATCATAACTGATAATATATTTGAACATCTTGATCACTCTCCTTTGAAATTTTTCAAATAATCAGCTTTCATTTTTCTATATTCTGTTTCAATTTCGTCTAATCTTTTCTGTTCTTCATCACACTCTTCTTGTGATTCAAATACATCATAGTAATGTGTATCTCCACCCCAACGACATCGCACAATTTTATCTTTTTCTTCAGCCGTTAATTGATATACTCTGTACATTTTTCATCACTCTCCATTCAGATTAGGACATAAACCAAGTCCACCATCAATTTCAGGTACTCTTCTATAAGCATTTCTGTGAATACAATCTGCCTTATCACATTCTGGGCAATAGCATTTCTCGTACTCTTTATAGCTCATTTTGTAATTAGTTTCTTTGAATCTCTCTTCTGTCATCATATTAATTCCATCCCCTTCATAAAATTTTCACGTCTGTTTTCTTCAATCTGTTCTACTTTATTCTGTAAACCCATATACATTTTTGCATATTCCTTTGATTCTGATTTCTTTTCGCTAAAGCTCCCACTAATCGGAACGTGTGGAAGATCTTCTCTATGTGCATACCATAAACCAGATTTTGTATCTTTTGAAACTACATACTTTTCCATCTATGTTATCTCCTTATCTTCCATATTAAATTGCCTCTTGTAATTTCATTGCTATTATTTCTACATTTGATACTTTGTAATACTTACTTCTTGCACCTTTCCTAAAAAATCCATAAGTTTTATAGTTATTAACTTCATCCACAACTTTGATTTTTCCTTCAATTCCATAATATGTTATAAATTTTCCTGTAAGCTTTTCGCAGATTTCTTTCGCTTCTCTTTCTATTTTTTCTTTGTCTAAGACAGCATTATATTGTATACGGCAACCTATGTTTTCATATTCCATAGACTCAACGAGTGGAATAATTTCATTTAACAAAGTCATATTCTTTTCTACACTTCTATTCGTGTTAAACTCAAGTTTGAAATAGTCCATATAATCTTTCCCATTCCATCCTTTATTACTCCAAAAATATAAATCCCAATCACTATCATATGAAACATTTTCTGATGCTTGGAATATGGAATATTTGTTTAAAAAGATTTTCAAAATATTTTCCATTGGTTTTGAAAAATCTTTTGCAACCTCTTCGCAGTGTCTACTCCATTGCTCACTTGTCATGGATTCTGCAATCTGTCTATTCTTTTCCTTCTGCTCTTCTGAATAATGCTTATCAAAATGAATAGAATGTATTGAGATTTTTCCGTAACCTTTTTCTATTAGTAAATTTTCATTTGCATTTATATAATGATAATCATGTTCTATATACATATTGCTCAACCTCACTTTCTTGCACCAAATCTCTTTTCCATAATATGATTTACACTATCTTGTGCATGCATTTTCGTGGTTCAAGCTTCCAAAATAATTCCGTGTAATCATTTCGCATTCTCCTTTCCAACAAATAAGACAGACACATATGTTTGCGTCTGCCTTATTATTCTCTGTATTATGCCTCTTTGACTTCTAAAATCTCATATTCAACATCACCATTGTCAAGTCCGTAAATTCGCTTACATTCTTCAACAGATGACACTGTACGACTTTGTGTTCTCCATTCCCAATTACTCATTGCATCTTTATATTTGAATGTTATATTAAACATCTGCATTTTCCTCCTTTGGTGTAATAAGCTTTGTGATTCTATCCTTATGGAAATTGCAAAATGCCTCAATGCTACCATCTCCATATACCCAGAACCACTGTTCTTCATAATCCCAAAAGATCATTACTTCGTGTCCATATGTTACATTACTAAACACATAATTGTTTCTTTTTCCATCTGTTGACTTAAAACAATCATTCACACTACTTTCGGATGCTCCATTATTTCTTGCTTTAAGATATAAATATCTTCTAAGATTTTCTAAATCTCTTTCTGTCTGTACATCAAAAATTTCTACAGTATCATCATATGAAAAATTATCATTGATTTCACTTTGAGATGTATTATCTTTTGTCAGTCTCTTTAACTCTTTACTAATTGCAAAAAGTGCTGATTCCTCATATTTCTTGCACTCTTCTTCGCTTCTAAATACAGTTCCATCCTCTGCAACGTACTCTGTTCTTACTACTACTTCTCTTGTTTCCTTTACTTCGTTTTCTCTCATAATTTTAATCTCCTTTTATTATACTATATATTGTGTTCGTTCGTTTTATTTACTACTATATCTCGTAATTATTCTACCAAGAAATTACAATTTCCTTTGCTTTTTCATTCTGAAATACAATGTCTGATATTTCTTTTATTAATCTTTCAGCATCATTAACTCGCCTTGCTAAAACATCATCTGTACAAAAATCCCATTGCTCATCTTTATTTACCTTTTTTATTATCTGTAACGACTGAGATAATAACGTGTTAATGCTTCCCAATGCTTTTAATGTATTGTCTTTATCAATAATATGTTTTGCCATATAATCACGCTCCTTTACCACTCTTGCTCTTTATCAATTAAGCCTAAGTAAAACGCATCTTTTTCTCTGTTCCAAAAATGTTCTCGCAAATCAGCAAGTGTTTTAGTTCCATTTTTCAACGCTTCATAATCTGCAAGCACCATATCATCGGTATATTTTGCATATTCATTTCTAGCAATAGTTAATCTGAATTTCTTACCTGTTTTTATTAGTCCCCATTTATTTGTATTTTTCGCTATCGGGTAAGCACCAATTGTATATCCGTGTAAGTCTGGATATGCTTTTGTGTTTTCACTATGCCAATCTTCAAGCTGTATTTTCGTTCCATCTGGTAAAACAGCACTATCAATTATTTTCTGTATAACACTTCACCTCGCTTTTAATTTTAAATCTTGTATACTCTGAATAATTTTCATAAATCTCTTTACACCATTCCTCATCTTTAATCTGCTTTGCAAGTAGATCAAAATCAGGATTAAAATAATATGCCTTATGCCCCACTTCTGACGATTTATCTGTTCTGTCTTTCCATTTTGTGATGATCACCATTTCATATCTTTTATCTTTATCCCAAGACTGCCCAGCTAATTCTGCTGTATACAAATTATTCTGCATAATCAACTAACCTCCTTGATAAATTTCTGAATCATTTTTCTGTATGTAGAAATCATGCGATTATAAGTCCAATATTTAGAACCAGAATAATTGTACTTATTGAAAATTTCTTTTGCCTTGTCGTTATATTTTTTCATAATGTCATATGATACCGTTTTACCTATACAATCATAACCATCTAAAATTGCATAGTCCCCAAATATATAGGCATCACACGCCCAACCTTCAGTTCTTGTACAATAATAATCTGCATTTTCAAACTGTAATAAATTCTGAAGATTTCCGTTTCCAACATTTATAATATGATAATTCTCTTTAAGAAATTTCTTTGTGATTTTCTGTTTACTCATACTAATCAACCTGCCTTTCCATATATAACAAACTTGTCATAATTCCCTTCAATGCATACCAACACTGTTCTGCGTTCATATATCCAATTAACGAACCAGTATCTCTTTTTATGTGGAATTGATTACCACCTTCAATACTGATTACTACAGATATTTCCGTTTTGCTTACTGCATTGATAGCACTGATTTCTCTATCAATCTTTTCACACACTTCCGTTTCGCTTCTGCTTAAATATCCTGTAACTCCGTTATCCCATTTGATATTTAACATTATGAACACCACCTTTTTACAAGATATGTATTTCCGTTATATCTAACATTGCACCAACCATCACTATTCGCTGTATACCAAAGTTGTTCCCATTTTACATAGTCTTCCATATCTTCTGTATATGCGAATGGGAAATTTATATATCCCAAATCATGAAGTACTCTTCCATACCATTCTTCATCAGCTATGACTCCATTGCCTCCGTTATACTGCGAAGTTTCTGCATCAAAATCAACAATTGAGAAATTATCAAATCCACTTTCCATTATTTCATTGAGTAAAAAAGCCTTTGTTAAAATTCGCAAATTATCTTCATCAGTTTCATTTAACAATGCATTTAACTTTTCAATATTCGTAAATTCATCTCCAACAGGTGTATCAATAATAATCCATTCGTCATTGCCTAACATATTCCGTAATTTCTCTTCATCCATAGGTAATGTGATTACATGGTCATTATTAAAGTCAACCATTGTATCTTTTGTAATGTTTCTGATTACAATTTCCATAATTCATTTCCTCGCTTTCTTGTAATAAAATAGGCAGCTAGTAGATTATTCTCCTAACTGCCTTTACGGTTGCATTATTTTGTTTAGTTGCTAAACATTACAGATACTCTGCAAAAATCTGAAGGTTGAATTTATTGCTCAACTCCTCAATAGTCATATCTTTAAGTTCCTTTGCAAGTGACAATTCATTTGCATCATAACTCCATTCCATTGCACATCCGTTTGGTGTTGCAGGGAATTTCACTTCTACACAAATTTCATCTGTATATTCTGTAACATCTGTTACTGTACCAAAGAAGCTTCTATGTGTTCTCTCTCCATATTCCTTTTCGTATTCTGTATCTGGATTAGATACATATACTAAATCGCCAACTTTAAACATCTTATTTACCTCCAATCATACTAAGAAATCTTAGTTTCAACACTTTCTATATTTTGTCTCTGTATAAGCTTCATAACCTTCTTCTACATTATAACTATGACTAAGCTGTTCACGTTCTTTTACTTTCTGTTCGATTTCTTCTTCTGTAGCATCGTCATCTACATAAAATTCGTAATCATAAGTTCCCAATGCTCTTACACTAATATACCCTGATACTTTTTTCATTTTCATTTCCTCCAATCTACCTTTGAAATGCGAATTTCTTATTACAAATCATAATCGTAATCTTCATAATCACAATTATCTTCTGCACAAAATTCAACCGAAATTCCTGCCCCAAAATTTGCAATCAAAAGCCCTCCACATTGTGGACACCGATTATTGCACTCTCTAATATCTTCTACAAATTCTTCATCTTTCCCAAGTTTAATATCTTTTCTTGCTTTCATTTCTCTTACCTCCAATTCATAAGCAACACACATTTTAATTTCAAATACTCATTGTTCCATCCCAATAATCATTTAAACCTTCAAAATAATCTTCGTTTGGCTGTTCCTGATGAACAAATCCCTGTTCGCACTGTTCTTCATAAGCTGCTTTTTGTGTCTCTTTATAAATAATTTCATCAATTCTACTCATTTTCTCTTGCCTCCAATCCAAAGAAACACGCATTTACTCCGAAATCTCTTTATATGCTTCCACTAAAGTGCAAGACAAACCCTGCATTATCTCTTCGCATATATCCACAATATTCTGAATATATGCATTCTCTTCTTCTGCTGTCAAATCTCTTTTCTCTTCTGCTTCTGTTTCACAAATCCAAGAGTCAAGAGTATTATCTGCAATCATTAAACCTCTAATAATATCAAAATTTGTTCTTGCCATTTTTATTTCTCCTTTCTAATGAAAACACGTATTTATTTGTTAATATTTTTCAATCATTTCTCCAACATGTCCGTCCTTAATTTCTCTTATATGAACTTTCCCATCATTTTCAGCTTTCGCTTTATCATATAATTCACTTAAAATTCTGCTTGCTGATAATTTCTCAACCTGTTCTCTATTTCCGTGGATTCCGTCTTTCATTTTGCTTACCTCCTTATGAAATATCCATTTACTCTGCGTTTTCTTCTACAAATCCAACTTCATAAAACGAATCAATGACAGAATCAAAAGCATCTTCATGAATTTGCACCACATGACCACATTTACATTTATATCTCCAACCTGTGAATGAATATGAATCTTCGCATTCACAAGAATCTGTTTTCATAGATTCTACAAGTTCTATTTCTCTTTTGCATTTTGGACACTGACCAAAAAGATGAAAACTCAAAACTTTATTTTCGGATGAAACTTCTTTTGTTTCATCCTGCAAATTTATTCCAATACTACCAATTCTTACCATTGTTCATTCTCCTTTTACCTTGAAATATCTGTTTTCAGCACCATTTTCCTAACTTGTACATAATATTTGAGATTCCCTTATAAAGAGAACTTCCATAATATACGTCAATATTATCTTCTGTAAATCCATTTTCTTCTTCTGTGAAAATATAATTGATTTGTTCGCACAAATTAGCAAGCTTTTCTCTCTGCTTGTCTGTTAGCTTATCTAACATACTATCACCTCAATCTTTTACAAATCTAAATCATCTTCGCTGCAAACTTCACCGCATTGTCCATCAGAAGCAAGAATTAACGCCTTGTAGTCATTGCCTCTAAACGGAGCTATTCCCTTGCCTTCCTCAATAACGTGTCCAATACATTCTCCATATGCACCGCCTGATGGCTGAAATATAATTTCCATATCTTCGTTGTATTCTTCCAACATTGCTTTTAATTTTCCAACTGTCATTATTATTCCTCCTCACTTTCTGTTACCTCTTTCAAGCTCTCTTCATCTACAATACAGTAACAACCGAGTGCATCTCCAACTCTGTCGTTATCAATTCCAAGTGAAGAAAGAATCTCATTGAATGTGCCTTCGTTATAGTCATATCTATAAATTTCAATATATTTCTGACCTTTGGTTACATAGTTATCTTCTGTTTTGTTTCTAAAGTAATCCAAAGCATTCTGTAAGCAATCAGCTTTTCGCTTTGTATCGTTCCAATAAGTGAAATACGTTCCATGATTCCACTGTTCATCCTCTGGCAGCGTTGGATCATAACCACTTACAACTGCATACTGTGTATCACTTTCGCTTTGTAATAATGCATATTTATCTTTCCGTAAAATCTCAATCCATTTCATTTTTGTTATACCTCCTTACTCTTCTATTCTCGCATTTCTCATTTTGCGTAATTCGGATAAAGCATCCTCAATATCACGTATCTGTGATTTAATTAATTCTAAGTCACACTCTGCCTTATCAATAATGTTCTCAATATCTTCCTCGCTATCATAGGAAACATTTGCAGCATCTGATAATCTTTCAAGTTCTGATTCCAGGTTATTTATTAATTCAATTTTTGCATTTTCGTATTCTTCTCTCGTCATATTATTTTGCACACTCCATTTCTTTTATAAGTCTTTCCCTTACCATTCTGTTTAAGTCCTTGTTGACTGTTATGATTTTATGTGAAGTTCGATTCATATAAATGAAATGACTTCCCTTGCACCGTGCAAATCTATAACCATTTCTATATAAAATTGGTTCAAATTCTCTTAACTGTTTTGTTCTTCTATATGTCATTAACACCAATCCTTTCCTTATTATAATGTGACCGTATAGCCGCTATCTCAGCTTCGTATTCATATGTTATATGTATTGGTTTGTTTTTTGATATTTTCTGTTACCGATGTTTCATTTTTCATCACTCGCTTTCTAATTGTTTATTCTCTGTTACATTGCTTTTGACTTTAATGTTTTCTTTGCAGTTTTATTTGTAAATGGGCTTTCCATTTCATAACGAACAATCTCTGATAAGTAATCAAAAATCTGTGCCTGTGTTTTATCCATTACATTCTCAACAAAATATTCAGTTCCTTTACAATGCTTAATTAAGGCTTCTTCCATTTCATCTGTTCGACCATCTGTATAAGCATATAATGCTTTTAATGCTCGAATAATTTTTGCAGTATACGCTTTTCCGTTGTAACTGTCTGCATATCCGTTCCATTCAAGTTTTGTAATAATATTAAGAATATGATCGAGCAATTCTGGATTCATACGAACTAATTCAATTCCATCTGTTATAGATGTGAGTGTTCCAACTTTGTTTGCCTTATTTCTATCTCCTTTGACCGACAGATTGTATTTTTCACAAATATCTCTAAGTGTAATGTAATCCTCATCTCCACTTGTTATCTTTGCCTTATATGTATCTTTTGGTCTAATTTGCGTTCTGCCTTTTGTTTGATCTGTAAATATAGCGATTGCTTTCTTTAAATCGCATTCAATTACTTGTCCTACAATAAAATCTTTTCCTGATTTTACTGCTCCGTATGTTCTATGTTGCCCTTCAATAGCCCAAAGTAATCCCATGAAATGCCAATAAATAGGCAATCCCCACAAATCACTATCATAGTTATTTCCAATAGATAAAGCCTTTGGTACTCTGATTTCCCTTTGCCATTCTGGGTAATGGATGTATTTCGGATCAATACAAATCAAAACCTTATCACCAATCCGTGAATTTACCTTTGCGTTCTTTACAAGTTCCTTTATAAATATTTTCTCTGTCTTTTCGTCAATCCCTGCTGCCTTTCTGATTTCTGCTACTTCTTTCTCTGCTTCTTCTGGGAATAAAAATGTTCTCTTACACATAATTTTTACCTTTTTAACCTTTCTTTTTACTCTAATTTTTTTGTATAAAAATAACGGCTTGCTTTCGCTTGCCGTTTAGTTACTAAACTTCTTCAAATACACCCGACTTGAGCATATCTATTTTCCAACACTCAAAGTCTGGATATTCTGCTTTGTCTGCTAAATCTCTATAGATTTCGTGCATTTGTTTTTCTGTGAATATTTTGCCTTTCAGCGGTTCTTCGTAAGTGATATATTTCATTTTGTTTCACTTCCCTTCACAATATATTCATTTGCATCCTTACAGTTTTCCATTCCGTGACAACAAATCCTGTCACCGCAATTTACACAAAGGTTGCGCTTTATTTCCCTTATCTGTTTTTCAGTCATACTTCCTCCCTCTCTAACATATATTCATAATAATCACTTTCGCTTGCGAAAAGCATATATTTACCTTTTACAAACCCTCTGTAACCTTCTGGTGTGTTATAGCCTTTCATTCTGTCTCCTTTCTTTTATCTAAAGCAATGCAGATAATATTTCTGCAAAACTTTTATGTTCTTTGTTCCTTTTTTGTTTTCTCTTTGACGCAAGTTCCTCTGCATATTTCATATTTGAGTATGAAATTTCAGCTTCTGGGCGAGTGTCTATGATTTCAACTCCGTTGTAAGCACGGAACATAATTGCTTTTTGCATTTACTCTGCCTCCCTTGCCGTGTGCAAAATCCGTGTGATCTCATTTTCTGTTGTTGCTGCTTTGATTTTGCTGATTGTGTTTTCGTTGTAACGTAATTCTTTTGCAATTCTGATTGCATCATATCTTGCTTTTTTCATTTACTTATTCTCCTTTTTTGTACACAAAAAAGACAACCTACAATTTGTAAGTTGCCTTTAATAATTTGATATGCTATTATAATAAGGTCTCTCATTCCTCCTCCCTCTTTATGGTCGAATGATCAGACGTGAGCCGTCAGAATGGCGGCTCTTTTTAGTTCTGGTAATATCCGATGATTTCATAGTCATCATCGTCAATTTGATTATATACCGGGAAATATCTTGCATTTTCCGCATGATAAGCTTCACCGTTCCATTCATTCTGAAGAAGTATTTCTCCGTTTTCAAGAAATACAGGTGGAAACTGTGACAAAATATAAGTAGGTTTATCCGGGAATTTCTCTTCAAACTCTTTCCGTGAGAGTTCGGATAATACATCCGTTTCGAGTTTCCTTGTTGGTACATCGTCCAATAAATGTGTGTATCTTGCACCGTTTTCTGTTTCCAATAAGACCATTGTTTTCATGCTAATTCCTCCTTTTTCTTTTTATTCCACCACATTAATAAAGCAAAGCCAACTGTCTTGCTAACATTGCCTTGCTCATGTTGTGTGTTTTGACACCGCTTTTAGTTTTAATTTCTACCCGGACTGAATAGATCCGTGATGGTTGTTTTGCCTTTGCAACTTCATAATCACAATAGGCATTGTGGATTGCTTTTGCTTTTTCTGACATGGTTTTATCCTCCTTTAAATTTAATTTTGTGTATAAAAATAGCACCTAGTAGTTTTGCCTACGTGGGTGCTTTGGGTTATGATTGTTTAGTTTGATTTACTTGCTCTTACATCCGCAAGTTGCTTTTGTAAAGCATCAATTTTCGCTTGGATTTCTCTTTCCTTTTGGTCTGATTCATTTACCCATTCCATTATATCCCCTGGTTGAACCTTTAGAAATGCACAAACTTTATCTATCATTTCCGTATTCATAGTTTTATTTTGCGAAAATTTTGTTGGTGTGTTTACAGAAATGCCTGCTTCGCATAAGTCTTTCCATTGCATATTACGTTCTTTTAAAATATTCGACAATTTATAATAAACTATCAATTTACTTCACCTCCATTTTATACGCCTCCATTCTATCACAAAATCTTGTGATTAGCAATACACTCTTCTAAAATCATGTAATGGATTTTTCGTGCATTCATAGTCAGTTACTTGACCACAGAATTTCCCTAAACGCACGCCACTAGATCCGCATTTCCGTTTTCGATCGTGTGCTATCATTTGCTTATAATTCAAACGCTTTGAATCGTCTTTGAATTGCTGCGTATAGTCATACATTACCTTTGTATATTCATTACGCATTTCAGTTTTGAGAAATTTCTTTCTACCTGGAATATGAATAAGCACAGTAATTTTGCCTTTTCTCATTCTAAAATCAGAGCAGAAAATCTCTACTCCGTTTTCACTACGCAAGACAATTGTATTGATCGGAAATTGCTTTCCGTGGTAAAGTTCATTTCCAAGTGTTCGTCTAATTTTCATTTTCATTTGCGTTCACTCTCCTTTTATTAAAATGTACACTATTAAAAGGCAGAACCGAAATTCTGCCTTTCGTACTATACATTTTGTTTTGTATTATGCGAAATAATGCTTAATTACAATGTTGCTGATAGTGCTTGCAAGTCCGCTATAATCATAAGTAATTTCACCTGTTTTGCGGTTCTTTTTTGCCTTTACAAGCGTGTTAATCTGACGCTTTTTAAATGATACAGTTCCCTTTTCATCGTCTACATCAAACTTGTTAGAAAATCCTTTGATATAGCAATCGTTCAAGAGTTTCTTATCTTCTGCAGTCAGTTTCACTCTTGTCTTATCTGTATACGGAGTTTCAAAAGGCAGAGAGAAAGTTTTCTTGATGATTGTTTCGAGTTCTGCGCTTGCCTTTTTATAGGCTTCTTTTACCTCTTTGCTTACTACAAGATTTCCGTCATCCCCTGCTTTGGAGTTAATATGAATTGCCTGTAAAGCTTCATAAAGTTCAGGTGATTCAAAAGCAGGAATAATTGCATACTTTACAAGTTTAGAGTTATCCCATGAGCCAAGTACACGAAGTACAGTTCTTATAACATCAGCAGAGTTGCCAAAGTGGTCAGCATTTTTTTGTGACATAGTAGAAATAACTTTATTGTATACTTCTAATGTGTCCGTCTGTGTCTCCACAAACTTAGTCCGTGATTCATTTGCAGAATCTAATTGTACCTGGAAAGCTTGTACTTCTTCTGCTGAATAATTGCCGTTCTCGTTAGCAATCTTCTTCTCAAGTTTAGCGATTGTATCATCGAGTAATTGAATATTCATATTGCAAGACTCGTGCTGTACTGCTGTCATAAGTTCAGACTTAGACTCTTCTGTGATGTTCTTTGCATAAAAATTGATTGATAATGTTTTCATAATATCTCCTATTCTCCTATTTAACGCATAGGTGCTATCATGGTTTTATTGTATTTGTTGTCATAGTGTTATGCACACTATAAAAGAGCAGACTGGTAGTGCTGATCTGCTCCTCTAACTATGTATAACTTGAATTATACAGAACACAGAGGTACAACGGTCATGTGAGTTGGAGTTACCCAACATCAAGAATAGTAGGTGCTACCCTACTATCTGCCACTTTGTATTTGTGTCTGTCTCTTATGTATTTCTTCTTATAAGTAAGTTTTGAATTGAACCTTATAAGAGTACGCTTTTATTTGTTAGCGTAAGTTATTTATCTATGTGTCGGTTGCTTGTTCTATCGTTGACCACTCCTAGAAAATAATCTAAGAACGTGAACCCTATACCACTAAAGGGAACTACCCTATTCCTACAAAAATATTGTAGGTTCGTCCGCAAAGTAATAAGCTGACAGACTAGGTTTTTTCTAGGTAAAACCATATAACCATTTTATATTCGTCCTTTTGGGACTGCTTTGTATAGTGGAAACGTTGGATATTAAAACCACTAGCAACCCTACGCACTTCTAGTCTTTTGCTTACAACTCTAGGAATTGCAAACAGTACCTATACATGAATAGAACTGTTTATATTTTTGGTGTGGAATTAACTCACGAATTGTGATAGAATAGACTTGTTGAGGGACTATCTATACAATTCATTTGTGAGTTAGTCGGTTATGTAATCAAGATATTCTTGTTCAGTTGAAAAGAGTATATAACTCTTTTCTTCTGATACATAACCCATGTATCCACTAGGTACATAGTACCCTTTTGGATTATACATTTTTCAGTGAATCAACCTTCTTTCTTGCTTGGTGCTTGTTTATTTGTTGCTTAGATTGTATCACACGTCTGTGTGATTGTCAACAAAAACTTTTGATTGCAACTATGTGAGTTTGCCGAGCCTTAGCACTTTGTTGCTTTTCTTTGTTTTGTTGAGATTATCTTATCACAAGAACTTGTGATTGTCAAGAACTTTTTTCTAGTCAGTTGTTTTTTGTGGTTCATTCTTGACTTGTCTATACTTTATCATATGTTTGTATGATTGTCAACACGTTTTTATGATTTTATTATAAATTGTTTGATATAGCTAAAAACTATGATAAACGATAAAACATAGCTTTAAACTATGTCAGATAATAATATCAATACAATCTCATATAGTTTTAAAAACTACATCAATTCATTCAAAAGTAATAGTAAAAACAATGGACAATATATATCTATTAACCATCGTTTTTATATGATGGGGGTACTTAAAACTAAAATGATAGTCACATTTTGGCAGCATCTGCATAGCTGGTTATTCCACACACTAACTCAAAAATGTAACCTTATTTCCAACCTCAAAATTCCCAAGAAAATCAAGCAAAATCCAAAATTTCATCATTCAAACCACTTATCGTACCCCATATCGTCAATCCACTTATTTTACAAGCCTTTTATCCACTTCAACCCCTAATTTTCAAAATCCCATCACACTAAAATCACACCATCAATCTCAAAATCTTCCTTATATATAAGCATTTTCACCGATAACCAGTTTTCATGAAAAATTATCCAATAATCGTGATATAAATTCTCAGACCAAATTTAATTCAAAATTTAATTCAAAAAATAAAAACTCTCATATTTAATTTCTTACATCATAACTAAGTACTCACCAAACTAATTTCAATACCCAATCTTTAGACTAAATCGCACGAAATCGACTCAAATTTCAATCAAAACCACTTCAATGATAAATTCATACCTAACAATCTAAAATCGAAAATCACACTCATTTTCTTTAATTTAACCCCATACATAGGGGGTACGTAAAAACCACATAATAAATCCCTCTCATATCCCATTACTACCAATAAAAGTATACGCAAAAATAAAATTCCAAACAGAGAATATATAAGCACAAACATAGAAAGGAATAAAAAAACAAAATGAACAAATATGAAATAGAGATACCAAAATATCTTAAACAGAGAGAAAGCAATATATCCAAAGCCAATAAAAAATCAAAGCACAAACATCATTATGAAGAATGTTTAATCCAATATAAATGGAATTTTAAAAGTAATGCATTTACTCAAGAAGAAAAAGAACGTATTCATACATCATTATGCAGTTACTGTACTATCTGTGGAAAAATTGGAGGAATAATTAAAAATAGTAAATATCAGGAAGAGATCGAAACATTGCAGAAACAAAGACAAATAGGTAGTAATTTTTGGATAAGTATATCAGGTAAAGAAATTTATAAAATGTATCATGATAGGCTACCAGTATTTTTTGTAGATAATATCTTCACAGGAAAGTATGTTGATTTGGAACAGAATAATAATCCATATGGAGAATAATCGTATAGGTACGTCATATATGTACCCAAATGAAACCATCAATCCAAAACACCATGTACCTAAATCAACCAATAACAATCAATTAATTTTTTACGGAGTAAATGGGCGTTAGACCATTTACGAAGTTATTATACTTTTTTATATATTTATGCTTTTTTATATAATTAATTATGCTTTTATACTATATACCTACTTTTTGGGAAAATTTTCACACAGAATTAAGTACCCATTTGGGAAAATTTTCACACAAACTTAATAGGTAGTGTTAAATCTTTGGGAAAATTTACACACAAATTTTTTAACGAAAGGAGTGATTAAAATCGACAATTATATTTATCTATCTGAAAAAGATAAAAAAATAACCTCTGTCGGATTTTCAAAAAAGGAAATCAAAAATCATAAAGGTATTTCAGGTTTGAAATATTATCTTATCATATTATATCTAAGGAAGCATGTACAAACATTTGGGCAAATTGCTCTCACACTCAATGATTTGCTACAAGAAATTGGTTATTCAACGAAAACAAATAATAAATCCATATATTCTGATTTTCGAGAAATTATTAAAACAGAACTTATAAACAAAGGTTATGCAAGCTGTAATACAGACATTTTTGTAGTTAAACCAAATGATTTATTTTATCTTCAATTATCTTATGAACGTAATGTTTTTTTTACAGAGGACAGTTTTGTACAGATTACTATTTCTGAATATGAAAAAATCTGTTCTCTCTCATCTAAAATTAATAAATCTATTCTATTGGGTATTTATCTTTATATAAAGCAATATATCATGGATTATCCAGGAGATATTGCACCTGCTAAGATTTCCTTTCCATCTAAATCACAAATTGCAAAAGGGTTAGATACTTCTATTTCAACGGTTGAAAACGGATTATCCGTTTTAGAATCTTATAAATTGATTTATATAAGAAGAGATATGTTTGTGGAGAATAAAAAAGAAGAAGGTGTATTTGTTCCTACACGAAATGTATACGCCCTTGATCCAAGTGAATTAGAAGGTGATACTGTTTTGATTGAGTTGGAAAGAATATATGGAAAGAGAATATACAACAAAGAAGATGTACCTGGTGAAATTAAATACTTAGCAAAAATGAAAGGAGAATAAAATATGGGAAGAATGGTAAAAATTGCAGGAACAAATGAAGTCGGTGACTCAAACCAATTATATAAAATTGGTACAAAGTGGTTTAAAAGCAAAACACACTATATTAACACATTGAAATCATCCAATATTTCATATCAAACCATATTAGATTTGTTAGAGTCTGATAAAAATTGTTTATTTTCTGATGAGGTTAAAAACAAGATTATCAAATTATTAGAAAATGAATTATAAAACAGAGAATAAACATATGTAACAAATTAACGCAGCACTCAAAGGAGTTGATTGCAATGAATAAAATTATTTTAAAAACTAAAGGAGAATTATTAAAATATGAAAACAAAAACAAGTTACGCACAGAACCATAACACATTTGCAGGTGAAATTGACATTGAAGATTTTTCGACAGAAACACCAAGTAAAAAGAGAATAAATAAATATGTAGAGGCAGATAACCTCGAAAAAACAATTATTGAAAAGGAGCGACAGAAAAAAGAAATGAAAAATTATCAGTCAATGACACTTGAGGAACTTAGAGAAATGAGATTAATAGGTAATACGAATGGTAGACCATCTTCTACTCTCACTGATGAAAAGTGGCAGAAAGAATTTAATATTAGACGACTCTTTGTTAAACCAGTATCAGGTATTACAAAATTAGGTCAGAATATGCAATATTCAAAAGAAACAGGATATTGGAACGAAGAAACAATGGGTACATATCATGGCACTACTAACTGGCAGGAATATTGCTCTTTTATTAATGATATGCTCAGAAACATTAGAGCTGGACAAGTTGATTATTGCTATTTTATTTATCAAATTATGGATTTACTTAAGTTTCATTATAATGATTTAAAAACAAAATATTGTGATGGATATTGGGAAGTTTGGTTAGAAAGATAAGCTTGTGCTAGGAGAAAAATATTATGTTAAAAAGAAATTATTTAGGGACTACTATTTCATTTGTGTTACCAGAAAACCAGTATAAAGGATATGTTGTTGATTGTACTTATAAATTTATCAAGCATATGAACAAATATGCTGTAAATCTGTGGTTAAGACGTTCTGATATTAGCGACAGACTACCTATTGGAAGTCAAGGAATAAATACTCAGTATATTACAAGTGACAAAGAGAATATCCAGAATGATATTGGAAATATGATTGAGCAAGCTGCAAATAGTACATTTTTCGATGAATACATTGAGAGATTTGAATATTATGTGAAATGTTTTGAGTTTGGGAATAAGCATTTTGAAGATCAAAAATTTGACAATAAGGAGTCATAAGTATATGAGGATATTTAAATTATTTAGAAAGCACTATAAAACTGGATATGTGTATAAAGTAAAACTTGATGACATTATCATACAGGACGGATGGGATTACATTAGAATATGGAAAATGAATGATAGAATGACTTATTTTGAAAAGACTGGACGTTTCTACTCTCCTATTGTTATTGATAAAGATTTTGTGCTGCACGATGGATTTACTTCATATCGTATCGCCAAGTTAAAAGGTATGAAATATGTAGATGTGTATTTTGTGGAGTAAATAGAAATTTCATTTGGAGAATATATAAGTGAAACATAATAATTAGTTTTATGAAGGAGGAATGAATTATAGGACATTTAAGAAAATCTCAAGAATGGTTTGAGAAGAAAGTACAAGATTATCATCATGGATTAGTTGATATACTTGGAGAATATATGGGTTCAGAAAAACCTATTAACCTTGTTTATCACTGCCCTATTCATGGAGATACATACACAACAATTAATGCTAAAAATATTTGCAAACCATATTTTTTACCATGTAAGAAATGCCAATCTATAAGAAAATCGCAATCTGTAAAGAAAGCTGATAAGAAAAATAAACAGTTTTATTACGACAGATTAGTTAAATACTGTAAGGAACGTGGTGGAAATGTTTTAGAAACAGAATGGACAAGAGCAAAAGATATATATCATTTTAAATGTGTGAATCCAGACCATTCGATTTTTACTACTACTGCTGATGCATTATATAGTGGCGAACATTGGTGTCCATATTGTTCAGGTCGTGCAGGTGATTTTCAAAACGAATTAACTAAGTTATGTGAAGAAAAAGATGGAAAATTACTTAGCGAATATAAAAGCGCAGGTGAATATGTGACTGTACGATGCAACAAACACAATTATATATGGGATATACTGCCAAACAATATAAAGAAAGGTAGATGGTGTCCTATATGTAATATGGGATTTAATGAAAAGGTTGTATATGATTATTTAATAAATATGCATTGTAATTTTGAAATTCAATACTCATTTGATGATTTAATGGGTGATAATAATGAAAAATTACGTTTCGATTTTGCAATTCTAAATTCTGATAATTCTTTAGTTTATCTCATCGAAATAGATGATGAGGAACATAAAGATCATCATTTTGGTAATTCACCAAGACAAATTCAAAGACAAAAAGCAATACAACGAGATATTCAGAAAAATGAATATTGTAAGAAACATAATATCCCACTTTATCGTATGGAAGTTCCTTTCAGATGTTTTAAAAAGTGGAGCTATGAAGATTATTACAGATATATCAACACAGAGTTAAAAAGATTTATTGAAATGGCAAACAAACAAGGGGGTATAAATGTTAGATACACAGATTAATATGTATTCTGTAGATACAGGTCATTTTTATAGCAATCATGAAAAATACTTACATGAAATGAACTGTAAATACAGACGTGAAAGAAATTATGTAAATAATATGCTTCCAAAATTAGAAGAAGAACTCGTAACGCAAGGTTACAACAAAGATGATTTCTCTGATTGGAAACGTTGTACCGTTGAAGACTACTATGAACAAGAAAATGATTCTGTAAAAGAATATATGAAGTGGTGTTTGATTATAAAACACAAAAGAGAGAAAGCAAATTTATCAAAAGAAAAACTTCTGAATCTTTTATCAAATAAGACAATTCAAAAAGAGAATCTATCGAATAAAATCGAGTATTGCAAATCGCATAATATTCCATATAATAAAAAAATCGAATTAAGAGAGTTAAGAAAAGACGAACTAAATGATAATAATATCATTTCAGTGTTTGAATCTTCCCTTACACGTATTATCGGCATTAAAAAAGACGAACTAACAGATATTCTTATTGTAGTTCAAGTTTATTATTTTGATGTGTTTAAAGATTTATCTTTTTATGGATTTATATATAATGGCGAAAAATACAGATACTTTACATCTTCTGCTGGTCAAATTCGTAAGAAAAAAGCTGTTTTTATTAAAGAATCAGTATGGAATGAAGTTGAAAAGACAGTTATGTGTGGTCTTACTATTGATAAAATAAACACAAAGGGTGGAAACAATGTAAATAAACATCTTGCATATATGGCATTGGCGAATTCAGCTACTGACCAGTGGAATGATTTTGATATAGACAGATGTATTGTTGTAGATGATTTTGAGACGAATGTGCCAGGAGAATTTGATTTTATTGATGAGACTGATTATTCGATTGAGAGAAAAACTGGTACTGTTCCGATTACTCATACTGATGGAGCTGGTATGATATTACCAAGCGTAATGACGAAAAACACAATGTTTCGTGCCCCCTGGGTAAAAGGTTTATTGGGAGTATTTGATTTTAAAAAGTTTATTGAAGTAAATAATTGCTCTCCTATTATCACAGATATTTATGGGCAAGACCATGATGTAATTGCCGAAGATATTAGAATAATTTTCACAAAAAGTCAATTTAAGATGTATAAGTTTTACGATTCATGGGATGAGTATAAGACATATTTTAAGCAATATCATTGTCAAGCTGGTAGATGTAACACTGAGGAAGACAGAATTAAAAATGCAAAAATCAATTATCAGATGTTACAAACTCTCACAAATGTAACAGACGAAGAGATTGATTTACTTACAAAGAAGTCTGTGGAACGAATCACAAACATCTGTAACTCTGTTGATACCATGAAAGATATCCTTGGAATTACACCTTATAATACAAATATGACAGCTTTTCAAAAAGCAGTAAAGATTTATCCTGCTCTACTTAATGATACATATGCAAAAGACGTGATCCGTGAAGTAAAGAATAGTCTTTTAAAAAAATATAGAAGTGGAAAACTTGAAGTAAATGGAAAATATACTTTCTTACTTCCAGATTATTATGCAGCTTGTGAGTATTGGTTTGGACACATTGATACACCTAAAGGATTGTTGGCAGACAAAGAGGTATTTTGTTGGTTATTTAAACAATATGATAAACTTGACTGTCTAAGAAGTCCTCATCTTTACAAGGAACATGCTATTCGTTTCAATGTGGCGAATAAAGTATATGAGGAACGAGTTAATAAAATCAGAGAATGGTTTACAACAAATGCGGTATATACAAGTACATATGACCTGATCAGTAAAATTCTTCAGTTTGATGTTGATGGAGATAAATCATTGGTGATTGCTGATCCTGATTTTGTAAGAATCGCAGAACGTAATATGAATGGCATTGTACCACTTTATTATAATATGCGTAAAGCTGAACCAAGAATTTTGAATAATCAGAGTATTTATGAAGGATTAAATGCGGCATTTACAGGTGGAAACATCGGTATTTATAGTAACAATATTTCAAAAATCTGGAATAATGACGTATTTATCAATGGAACAGATGAGGAAAAAGAACATGCAACTAATTGCGTTAAGCGTTTATGTTGTCAGAATAATTTTGTCATTGATTACGCTAAGACATTATACAAGCCTGAGTTTCCGGAAACAATTGGCGAAGAAATTAAAGAGTTTACCAATCAGAAACTTCCTGCATTTTTTGAATACGCCAAAGATAAGGAAAAATCACAAGTCGATGATAGAAATGATAGTTTTGTAAATAAACTCTACTCTCGTATTCCTAATAAATCAATTAATACAAGAGGTATGAAACTTGGAGAATTAAAATATAAGGATATGATGAAAAATCCTGATATTGTATGTTCTAAAGAAGTATCTGATTTGTATGACGAATTGAATAAAAAGTATCGCTATATGGTCAATATGAAAGACGAATATATAGATAATCTTCATTATGTAGCTTGTTCTATTAGAAATCAATTTGCGGAACTTGGATATTCGGAAGAAATGATTGCAGATATGCTTGTGCAATATTTGTATGAAGGGAAAAAACGTGGAAAACAACTATTTTGGTTTTGTTATGGTCAGTATGTTGTTATTAATTTAGAGAATAATCCAAATATTAAAAAGAAAAAGACTAAAATAATTCAATGTATTGATTGTGGTGAATGGATCGAGATTGATATAAAGGATACTAAATCTTGTAGATGTAAAAAATGTCAACATGAAGAAAATAAAAGAATTAAACGAGAATATTGGGCAAAAACACACAACTAGAATTACCAAGCAATAAAAAATTCATCCATAAAGAATGGATTTTTATTATTTATAAAAAATTAAATAGTCCATTTTATATGGGTTTTCATTTGTGCCTATATGGAGAACAACATATCGTATAGGCACAAGCCTAATTTATAAATTAAGATATTATTCTATAAACGAATTCGTGCAGTTGGGAGGAATGATTATTTTTGACAATTACACAGGAAAAGATTATTAAAGAAATCGCAGAGAAAGAAGATATAAATGTAGCGACAGTCCGTAAAGTATTCAAAAGGGCAGAGAAATGTATATTCGCCTACCTATCTTCTACTACTCCCACTGATAATACAGTGGTAAAAATTTTAGATGGATTAAGCTTGGAATGTAAGTATATTCCAGAAAAAGAAATCCATACGTATGATAATATCCAATGTGAGTCAAAAATTTGGACAAAACCAAAAATAACTCGTTATTACAACAGAAAGTTAAATGGATATTTTGATTAAAACAATGAAATCAGCTTTTCTTGGCTGATAAAACAGAGAATATATAATTGTAATTTTCGTCTAACATATGGCTATAAGTTAGTTGATGTGATGTCATATGAAAAACTTGTGCATGTGTGATAAAACCAGTTAAGTTCATCAAGCGAGACTGTACCATGCATTTCTGTGGAAGATATAGAGACTTTAACCCTTATGGTCGTCCTGAGTCGAAGGCGTTTTCAAACAGAACAATTCTAAAGATCATTTCTAAGATTGGTACATATTCATATTGTACTCCTCTTCTTATAGATCGGTGACTGTACTACAATTCTTGCAGCATGGTTGCCGATTATTCTTTTTGAGTGTGTAGCTCAGTTGGGAGAGCACTTGACTTTTAATCACGGTGTCGATGGGTTCAAATCCCTCCACGCTCATTACTATCCTACTTTGTAGGAAATAAATTAAAGGATGTGAAAAATATTAAGCTTATTAGTAAAAAAGACTTAGATGAATTAATCTCTAGTGGTGTTATTGGCATATGTCATCAGACAGGAAACAAATCTGAGCAAGGCATTCATTCATGTGGGTATTATGATGTCAAGAAATATAATTATGGCAAACATAATAATCTTGGAGACAATAACTATTTAAAAACAAATTACGCACATATTGGCGTTTCTATTACTGCTCATAAAATTTATATTGAAGACAAGTATGTAAAGTAATATGCCAAAAATAAAATGAAAGGCGGTGAAAATCATCGCAAAGAAAAAACATGAAGTAAAAGTAGAAATCATTGGAGGTAACGCTGAAGGTGTTACTGGTAGTTGTACTCGAATAAAAACTTCTGAACATTGCTATCTTTTTGAGTGTGGAATGATTCAAGGCAATCATACTGTGCTTGAGAATTACAGAGCCAATATGAAATATATCCAAAAAGTAAGACCACAAGAAGTCGAATTTATTATTATTGGACATCTTCACGCAGATCATATAGCCATGATTCCAACATTATATGCTCGTGGAAAATGTAATGCAAAAATAATTGTACCTAAAGGTTCAACTTCGATTCTAAAAGAAATGTGGCTTGATTCTTCATATATTAATTGCAGAGATATTGAAGTCATAAATCTTAAAAATGAAAGAAATTATGAGCCATTTTATACTGAAGATATTGTATATAAAACACTTGAATTTGTTCAAGAAATTGATTCTGATAAAATAGTAAATTTATCTGATGAACTTGCTATTAGATATACTGATGCAGGACATATTCTTCTATCCAAACAATGTGAAGTATATATAAACGGAGGTTCACATACTAGAAAAATTCTGTTTTCAAGTGATCTCGGTAATATTGCCACACAAGATACAAGAGTTTTTGTTGAAGATTTTAAACCTATATTTTCAGCAAATATTGCAATAATGGAATGCACTTACTGTAGCAAAGACAGACAATGTACGAAAGAAACATATAAAAAAGATATAGAAAAAATCAAATCTGTTATAGAACAATATTGTGTTGACAATAATGCAAGAGTTCTTATTCCGTCATTTTCACTTGACAGAACTCCATATATCTTATGGATTTTATATTCCTTATTTGGAAAAGATGAAAATTTTAAAGTACCAATTTTAATTGATAGTCCATTAGCGAATAGATTGTTAGATTGTTACTCTTCTATTCTTGAAGGTGATAAAAAAGAATTATTCGATGAAATGATGTCATGGAAGAATGTACAGAGAATTATCCAACCCGAAAATAGTAAAGCTGCAATTGCTGATAAAGGTTCAAAAGTTATTCTTAGTAGTTCAGGAATGTTGACAGCAGGGAGATCAATTAAGTGGACTCAGAGTATTTTACCAAGAGAATCTGATTGTATTTTATTTATGGGATATTCTGGCGAAGATACATTAGCATGGAAAATAAAACACGGAAAAGACAACAAAACAATTAATATTAATGGTAAACCTTTTAAGAATAAAGCACAGATTTACGATTTAAAGTCATTTTCTAGCCATATGCAACGACAAGATATGATTAATTATTACAAATCTATAAATTGTGAAAAGATTTATTTAGTTCATGGTGATTCAAATAAAATTGAGTTTAAACATGATTTAGAAGATGCAATATCTGATTGTCTTAAATCTACAAAGGTTGTTGCTGTTAATAACGGTACAAAAATCTCATTATAGAGAAATATTATGAAATTGGAGGCTAAATGCCTATGAAAGATATTAAAACAAGTATGATGCTTTATCAAGGTGAACAGTTTGAAGCTGACGACCTTGAAAACAGAAGGCTTTTTATCAATGATGTTATTGATTCGGATGTTATTGATACTATTGTATATCATATTTTACGTTATAATCGGGAAGATAAAGATATTCCAGTTGAAAGCAGAAAACCGATTTTATTGTATGTGAATACAAATGGAGGCTCAGTTCCCGATGGGTACGCATTAATTGATGCAATAATGACAAGTAAAACACCTGTCTATACAATAAATCAGGGATATTGTTATTCAATGGGATTCTTAATTTTTATTTCGGGTAAGAAACGTTTTGCTATGCCAAATTCAACTTTCCTCATGCATGATGGCTCAAGTTTTGCATGGGATTCTACTGCTAAAATGAAAGATCGTGTTGATTTCGAGGCAGGACAAGTTGAAGTGCATACAAAAAATTATATTATTGCACAGACAAAAATTGATGAGAAGCTTTATGATGAGAAATATCGTGTTGAATGGTATTTTTATCCAGAAGAAGCTAAATCAGTTGATGTTTGTGATTATATTGTTGGTAAAGATTGTACAATTGATGAAATTATTTAAGGAGGGCGCACTGCTCTCCTATTTTATTGGAGAAAAAAGGAGATTAAAAATGGCAGCTAGCAAATTAAAGTTCACAAGAACAACTACAGACAAATTAACAGTAAAGGCAGGTACACTCTCGGAGGATTGTACTACTATTACCTATACAGATGAGAATGATATGGAGCAGGAAATAAAGGTAGCTGATCTGCTTACTTCGTTTAAGAATCAGGTAATTGATTTTGCTGTTGCATTAAAAACAGATGAGGAGCTGGATGTTCCGTCTGATGAAGAGTAATAGAGAGTAGGTGAATGATTGTTTAATATTGAAAAATTCAAAGAAGAACTTTCAAAATATGGACTAACTCTTGAAACATATGACAAGATTATCACAGATATTGATTCAAAAATTGATGGTGAAAATGACTACGATTGGTCAGAAATCAAGGATAAATATGGAATTAATTGTAACTCAGATACTATTCGTAAGTCCTCTTCTACTCCATTTGGAGGTAAGATGAGAAGTGAGTATGAAAAGTATAAGGCTGGATTAAATCAGAATGTGTCTGAGAATAGTGAATTGGATGTAAAAATTCAAGAACTAAGACGAGAGAAAATAAAACTATCTGATGCTAGAGTTGAATATAATAAACTCATTAGGCAGGAAGCTCGTAAAGAATCATATGCTGATATGGTTAAAAGAATTATTTGCGAAAATGTTGAACCAATGAATATTCCCGTACATTATACGTTATTTAACAGTTCAACAGATTTACTTGCGCATTTAACAGATATTCATACTGGAATTGAGATACATAATTGGAAAAATGATTTTGATTCAGATATTTTAAAACAACGAATTGAAAAGTTTACTTCTGATATTCTTGATATACGTGGAATGCATCAATCTGAAAACTGTTATCTTGTAATTGGCGAGATTCTTAGTGGAATTATTCATAATAATCTTCGATTACAGAACAATATGGACTTAATGGAACAGTTTAAATATGTTTCAGAACTGATTTCTGCTATGCTCTCTCGCATGGCAAATCACTTTAATCATATCTATGTATATACAACTCCTGGTAATCATTCTAGGATTTCGCCTAAGAAGGAAGAAGCTTTAGATGGCGAAAATATGGACATACTCTTGCCGTTCTATTTAAAAGCAAGAATGCAGAATTTTGAGAATATTACTATTTGTAGCAACAATATTGAGCCAGAAATTGCCATGTTTAATATTCGTGGTAATAATATTTTTGCTGCTCATGGTCATAAAGATTCGCCAAGTAATGTTGTACAGAATTTTACAATGATGTTCAATATTAAGCCAGACATTGTATTGCTTGGACACAGACATACTAATGGTTTAACTACGGTTTATGACACAAAAGTAATTGAGTCTGGGTGCGTGTCGGGCAGTGATCAATTTGCATTATCAATTAGAAAGGTAAATCGCCCTGAACAAACAGTTTCTGTTATTGGTGATAATGGATTGATTTGCTTATATGACATACAACTTAATTAAATTAAATAACAATTGTAGTCCACTGTTCGGCTCAGTTTGGAGTAATTGTGGAAGCAGATATTCACAGCTACAATTAATATATTATTTTTTGGCTGACGAAGCCACTATCAGAGGGAGCGTACCTTATATGGATGCTACCCTCTTTTATATTACAAAAATATTATGGAAAATAAAGGAGAAATTTAAAATGAACAAGACAGATTTAGTAAAAGTAGTTAAAGATACAGTATCAGAGACATTAGAGGGAGTAACTGCAAAAGATACAGCGATTTTTGTAGACGCAACAATTAAAGCAATTCAGGATGCTGTTGTTGCTGGTGATAAAGTATCTATTGTAGGATTTGGTACATTTGAGACTACTGAACGTGCTGCTCGTATGGGTAGAAACCCGCAGACAGGAGAAGACATGGAGATCCCGGCTTCTAAAGCACCGAAGTTCAAAGCTGGTAAAGCATTTAAAGACGCAGTAAAGAATGCTTAATTTGATTGGTGGTGTTTAATTTGAATAGAAAAGAAAATAAATATGAAGCAATTGATATGTTAGATCTCAATGATAAGGTTGAGGATATTATTGATATTTATATTTCTCGCATTTATCACACTGATAAAACTGTTGGCATAATTGTAAATAAAGAATTCGCAGAATACATTATGTGGAATTTACTCGATTTTGATGATACAAGTGTTAAAGAGATTGATCTTGTTGATCGTTTAAATACGAATGAATATCTTGTATCTGTAGATAATGACGGATATGTAACTGTGCTTCCTATTGAAGAGTTTAAAATTATTGATAATACAGATATTTTGTATATTGATATGGATGGTGATATCGAGCAGAATATCATTGATTACTGTGTAAACGAGGATAAAGAAGTTATTCTGTTTAGTCAGGAAGATAACTGCGATGGTGATTGTGAAAACTGTAATTGTCATGATGATACTTATTTACATACTTCTGAAGACGAAGATGGAAATGCTCACGGATTTACCGCTAGTAGATCAGATGGCGACTCTTATATGAGTTATTCTTACTACTCTAGCGATGAGTTAAGTCATGAAGATATTCAGAAGATGTTAAAGGCTTTTGGATTTTAGATTATAACATATGTTATAGAAGAATCAGTGTGTAAGTGTTTAAGAGACAAATTTGCTGATTCCAAATAACATTTGAACTTGGAGTGTGTGGTGTATGCTACACACTCTTTTTGTATGACTTTATAGCTTAATGGTTAAAGCATCCAAGGTAAAACCGCAGACACCAGTGTGAAAGCCACTGACGGAATGGATATAGGTTCGAATCCTATTAAAGTCAATTTTCTGTGTTTCTGTGAATGAAAACAGAGAATAAATATATGTACTCATGATTGGTGTCATAGCTGATTGTGGGATTTATGAAATGGGACAAATCGGAGTTATTCAATCATATAGAAGATTTGAAAGAAGTGGCTTAGTAATTATTACTATATCACTTCTTTTTATTTGAAAGGAAGTGAGATTTAATGGGTAGAAAAATACAACACAATAATATTGTTACTGATGAGTTATTGGCTCAGTGTAATAAAGAGAATATAGAGTTAGGAAATGACTTTTTGGATTATCTTCGTTCAGTTGATAGATCACCAAATACAATCAATGCGTACAGGCGTGACCTTTACATTTTCTGGGTTTATTTACTTCAGCATTGTGACAACAAATTTTTTATTGATTTGTCTAAGAGGGATATTGCTCGTTATCAGAGTTTTTGTCTTACTGAATATAAGTGGTCGCCAGCTAGAATGCGTAGAGTAAAATCTACTCTATCATCGCTTTCAAATTATGTAGAAGCCATATTGGATGATGAGTATGAGAATTTTAAACCGATTATACGCAAAATTGAAAATCCTGCAAATGAGAAAGTATTCACCAAAACTGTGTTATCTGATGAGCAAGTACAGGGAATGCTTGATTATTGGGTTGAAAAAGGTAAGTATGATAAGGCTTGTATTTTAGCATTAGCTGCATTTAGCGGTAGACGTAAGAGTGAATTACCACGCTTCAAAGTATCTTATTTCGATGATGAAAATATTATATACGGTTCTTTATATAAAACACCTGAAAAAATCCAAACAAAAGGAAGAGGATCTCGTGGAAAAATGTTAGTGGTATATACACTTGCAAAACCGTTTAAGCCATATTTTGATTTGTGGATGAATTATAGAAAAGAACACGGAATTGAATCAGAATGGTTATTTCCAAAGAAAGTAAATGGAGAATATATAGACGAACCTATGGATTCAAGTACTCTTGATAGCTGGGCTGATACATTTAGCAAACATTTAGGAGAAGACTTTTATTTTCATAGTCTTCGTCATTTCTTTACCACCTCTTGTTCTCGAAGCGGTCTTCCTGATGATGTAATTCAAATGTTAGTCGGTTGGAGTTCGCTAGATATGGTATCAGTATACAAAGATATTGACGCAGATGAACAATTTGCAAAATATTTTGCTGATGGAGAAATAAAACAAGTAGAACAAAAATCACTTTCTGATTTGTAGACAATCCCGATAAAGCTTTCGTCTAATACTTCGTCTAATTCAGAGAATAATAAAATATATAAAGATTAGGTTGCGCCTTTACAGGCATATTGGATAGTGGTATTCAATAGCGTAAAACCTATGTCAACGTAAACCGACATTAATTTCCTAATCTTTTTTACTTTTAAATGGAGAATAATTATAAGCCGAATGCTCTGAGTTATGCACTCATCAAGGTTCTGTGAAAATCAGACGGACTAACAGACCGATAGAACTGTATTATCCCAATAAAGCCCTTATAAACAGGCACGAAAGGTATATATAAAAAGGTGACGATAATGTAGAGAATAAATAAATGAAGTGATCAACAGCTACTCGTAAAGCTGTATATGAAAGCACGAGGTAAAAATATTGAGTTAGTTGCTACTCTAAAAAGTACCTTCGCTACTGATCATTTGCGTTGTAATAATATAGTGTCCAAATATCGAAGCTAGATTCTTAACAGCCATCTTCGAGGCACACTATATCACATCTTGGCATTTCTACGTCCTTTAGATTGTAAGTCCTACTACTATTCTGTTTAGACTCTTGTAGCCAAGCAGTATCTTGGTGATATGATTACAATACATATGAATAACAAGAATCGTTTTCTGATGGATTATGTGCATTATTAGGATTGTGTGTTATTATATCGAGTCGAGTGCGCACGAATAACATGAATAGTATAACCTTCTCTCCTACCGACATCTAGGACAATCGGTTACTCTCAGCCTTAGAAATGAGAAGATGTTCGTGCTTCTCTGCGTTAATGAGAACCTTAATTGACGGATAAGAGTCATTAAATATTATCAATTGGTCTTTGCTCCAAAGACTGAAAATATATGGAGAATAATATATTATCCAGGTCATCAGCATGATTGAACATGCGTCTCATATCAGAGAAGATTTCGGTTCGATTCCGATGTTGCGTTGCAACTGGATAAATTAATGGAGCATCAATACATAAGCGCAATGTAGTTTGGTTGATGCGAGTTATCACCTTGCTCTTCTTGTGCGTTGGTTAGCGAGAAAATACAGGTGTATAGGTAAGCATGAATTAGGTTGCTGATAAGCGACCATATTCTAAATAACTGCATGTGTACAGTGCAATATCAGCTAGTTAGTGCTTTATGCTGATTATACTTGGCTCTATAGTATAAAGGTAATTATATCCGACTGTCTATCGGAAGATTTGGGTTCGATTCCCAATAGAGTCGCTGTGTTAGTAGCTTAGTAGGTTAAAGCGTCAGATTGTGGTTCTGAATATCGTGGGTTCAAATCCCACCTAACACCTAATGATTAAAAGGAAAACAAAAAATAAAAGAAAGGAGTATGTATAATGGCAAGTAGATTATCTATTGAAAATGATAGATTAAAAGTAGGTCAAGTAAAACGAGTAACATCGAATAATGGAAATAAAATTGATTCTATTACTCTTCTGCTTAATGAATCTGTGGAAGTTTTATTTGCACCAAATGGAAATACATTGGAATTTACGGTATCAAATCCGAATATTGATATGAGCAATTTGGACTGCACTATTGATAAAGATACTTTAAGAGATTTAGTAATCAGTTTCAAAGACGCATACAACCAAATAATTACAAACGAAAGCGAGGGTACAAATTCATGAAATTAGATCAGAAATTTAATGTAGAAAATGATATTGCAAGTGTAGACATTATGGTTACAAGTCTTGGCACTGCTGATTTGACAAGTGAGCAGGAAAAAGAATTACTTGCAAATTACAATAAGTATATCGAGTATAGTAAAATTCAGTTCAAAGGAAATATCAAACTTAATAATGGTGTTCCAGAAGTAACAACAGATCCAAAAGACGATTCTACTATTGTTGAATTGGAAATTACGGATGTAACAAATGAGAGAAAACTTATCAATGAAGATTTAGCATTTCATTTTGAAAGAGATGTAACAAAATATCCTGATACAGTATTAAACACTGTTCTTGATAAGAAGGAATTATATGCACAGGCTCAGTGTGTATTATTTGCTACGAAAGTTAAGGAAGCTGTTACTGAGAAATTGGCAGAAATTCGTGCATTAAATAATACTTTTGAAGGAACTACAGAATATACTCTGTAAAAAATAATGGGTGGTACTCTTCCACCCTAAATATGCTCGGTTAGTCAAGTGGTCAAAGACCTCCGACTTTCTATCGGATAACATGGGTTCGAATCCCATACCGAGTATTATGCGGTAAGCCTGATGTCGAAGGATTTTGCTGTGGTGCACATACGGTTCTATCCCTGGTAGTTCATCACTACCCTACCGCCCTATACAGTTATAATCAGTTTGGTGACTGATTAGTAAATATTGGAAGAAAGAGCCGTTTCATGTGTTGAGATGGCTCTTTTGTTATATACGTCTTTAGTTTAATTGGTTAAAATATCAGACTCCAAATCTGAGAGATGTGGGTTCGACTCCTACAGGGCGTGTTTTTAAAGTGTGTAAATTGCACTTTCATTGGAAATTTAATATTGGAAATTATGAGAAGTTATTTCGTATGAAATGGCTTCTTTTTATATTGGAATAAAAGGAGGTGGCTGTTAATTGGCTACAAAAAAAAGAACTACGCAACCAGTTAAATTAACGGCTGCTGAAGCTAGAGAAAAAGTTGAAGAATTACAGTACAAACTTGATAAATATGCAGGTACCGCTCACTGCCCTATGTGTAATAAGCATAAAGATATAGAAACAAAATTTTATTATGATACAGATCCTTTATTTGGTGGAAAAAGTTTTTCGAGAATCTGTCGTGATTGTGCCCGTAAAATCGCATTACGAGTTGACGAACGAGGCGAAGAACATGAGCCAACGAAAGAGAGTGTACAGAAAGCATTATATTATCTTAACAAACCTTTTCTTGAAACTGTATGGAATGCAAGTATTCAAGAATCTGAAAATATGGTTACAGGAAAAGGTAAGGAAAACGTCTGGACTTCATACATTAAAAATATCAGTATGAAAAATTATGTTGGTATGGGATACATGGATTCCGACATGTTCAAAGAGAAAATAGTTTACAAAGATGAAGAAGTTACACAAGAGAATAAAGAAGACGAATTATCTGAAGATGTCGTTGAAATGTATAAAAAGAATAAACGAACAGTTCTTAGATTTTTAGGTTATGATCCTTTTGAAAATGAACCAATTTCAGAACAGCCTATTCTCTACTCTAAGCTTGTTGGATATTTTGATGAGTCTGTAAAAGATGATGGATTGAAGCTTGAAGCTGTAATTGAAATTGTGCAAAGTTTTAAGGATGTAAAAACAATCAATGATACTATTTCACAATACAAGAAACAACTTGGTAGTAATCCAGGTGTTATATCAACAATTAAATCTTTAGCTGAAACAAAGCAAAAAATGATATCTTCTGCCCTTGCACTGGCAAAGGATAACGGAATATCTGAAAATAATAACAATAGAAAAAGTAAAGGTGCTGGTACTCTTACTGGTATTATAAAAGAATTACAAGAAATGGATTTAGATGGTTCTGAGGTAAATACATTCGATTATGAAACTAATATGGCAATCGAAGATATTATGACAAGAAATCATCAGAACCAATTAAAACAGTTAAATCCTGATGAAAACGATTGGGAAAAAGAAGTTATTCATCAAAAAGGATTGTTATTTAATCTTCAAAAAGAAAGAGATAATGCAGTTGAATTTAGTAGGTTATTGAAAAAGGAAAATAAAGATCTTAAAGATTTCTTATTTGAAAAAGGTCTTATAGATGAGAAAGGGCAAGTAATCGAAGATGGCTGATGATAAAATTGTCCTGATGGGTGATTCTATAAATGAATTTACTCCAAAGAATTTTACTTTTTTCAAAAAACCTACTTATTATGATATGTCTGAATTAAAGTTAGAGGGTTTAAAAAAATTCTCTGAAATAATTCAGTGGGGGCGCAGAAACCCAGTAAAATTCTGCGAAAGATTTTTTGGTATCGAATTTCTTGACTATCAGAAATATGTATTTATGATGTCATGGATTACACCAAATGTTGTTTGGTGTATGAGTCGTAATGCTGGTAAGACAACTCTAGGTAGCCCATTTTTGATGGCTAAAACAATGTTACTGCCCAAATTTGAAGGGTACATTTTATCAAGCACAGGTTCTCAAAGTATAGGTATGATGAAGAAGATTGAATCTATTGCCAAAAAAGAAATCGCTTCATTTACTGGTTTGACAGATGTGTTTCTAAACGAACTTGTCAAAAGTTCAAATAGCGAGGGCTTTCGGCACGATCCAGCATCTTACTCCTTTAAACTTTATTCAGGATCGAGTTTGGCTACGGTCAACTCAAATTTTGATGGATCTCGTGGTCGAAGAAGCCGACTTAATTTCTATGATGAAGCATCGTATGTATCTGAAGATATGTTCGCTGCTACTCTTCCGTTCGTCACTCAGAACAGTGACTTCGCTCTTGGTGGTGATGTTGATGTAACATTGCTTCCACCAAACTTCCCAAATCAAGTTGTATGTGCAAGTTCAGCAGGTTCTATGGATGATGTCTTTTATAAAAGATATAAAGAAGCTGCAATGCACTCTATGGCAGGTGATAAGAATTATTTCTGTGCAGATATAGATTGTGAAGTAATTCTTCATGCTACTTATAATGGAAAAGTATATCCCGTTCCACTACTTACTCAAGCAAAGATTGATTCAGAAATGAAGATGAATCCAACTAAGGCTACTCGTGAGTATATGAATAAATTTGATTCAGACCTTGGTGATGATATAGCAGTTAAGAAATCACAAGTGCTTAGAAATAGCGTTGTTAGACCGCCAATGCTTGTTAATGATGATAATTCTCTTATGGTCATCTGTTTTGATCCTGCCAAAAAAAGAGATAATAGCTTTGTGTTGGTTGGTAAATTACATAGAGATGATAAGCGTGGTTGGTTATTAGACGTTGTAAATGGTATTAATTTGATTGATAAAGAAACACAAAAACCACTTACTACTCCTGAACAGGTAACAATGCTTCAAGATATCATAGTCAGATATAACGGATACGGTGTTCCTGATTATAAAAATATTCATGGAGTATACATTGACGCAGGTTCTGGCGGTGGAGCTACCCAGATATGTGATCTGCTTTTTGATAATTTCTATGAAGCAAAGCATAAAGGCGAAAAAGACTATGAACATCATGGATTGATTGATGCGAATTATGATTATGCTGTTCCATATGTAAAAAGATATCCAGACGCTATTGATATTATTCGTATGCGTGAACCAGCTAAATATAAGGCAATTATGTATTCGCAGTTATGTGAAATGATTGATCAGGACTTGATTAGTTTTACTGCTGAGTATGATTATCATGGAAATCTTACTATGCTTGAAGAAGAAAATGGTGAGGTTGTTGAAAAGAATTATAAATTATCTCTTGAAGAAGAAATTGGTCTTAAACAGCTTGATGCTATGAAGGAAGAATTAACTCACATGTACAAGTACAAATCTTCTAATGGAAATATTAGGTATGACCTTGCTCCTGGTTTTGAGAACATTCTTCATGATGATAGATCGTACTGTCTCGCTTTAATGGGACACGCTTTATTTACATTAAGAAGTCAAGATCAAGTAAGACAAAGAAGACCACAAGAAGATGCCACAGATTTCATCAATAAGCTTACAATCCGTAAAGCAAAATACAATTAAGGAGGTGCATTATCAAATATGCCTAGACCTAAGAAAGTAGATGCAAATTCTAATGCACCTGCTAAAATAAATAATTCACAGAAGAAAACCACTTCTTCTACTCTCAAACAGCCAACCGCAAATGAAATGCGTGAATGGTATGAGAAAAATAAAAGTAGACTTGAACGTTATGAAGATGCAACAAGTGCAATTACAAGTCTTCGAGATATTCAGAAATCCAAGACATATACTACAATTAGTAATTATTCTAAGGAAGATGTAAAAGATTATATTAAAAACATTTCTTCTAGTGAAGCAAGTCTTAGAAGTCTATCTCGTTATCTTTATTATCGTTCAGAAATCTACTATCGTCTTTGTAAATATTATGCAAATCAAATTGATTTATCTATTCGTAACATAGTTCCCCCATTTATAATTTCAGATAATAATGACGTAAAATCCACATTGAAAAAGTATCAGGAAACAGTTGATGTTGTAGATACTCTCGGATTGAATTATGAGTTTCGTAAAGCTGCATCTATAACACTTCGAGAAGACGCATTTTATGGATGCGCTTATTATACTGAAGGACAAGGAATGTTTATACTTCCGCTAGATCCATCATATATGAGAATTGCAGGTGTATTTCCTGATGGTTCATTTGCATGTGCAATGGATATGAGCTATTTTAAGCGAAATTCCGAGCTATTGGAATATTGGGGAGAGCCATTCAATAGTATGTGGAATACATATCAAAGTACAAATGAAAAATATCAGTTAATTCCCGAAGAATATAATGTATGTATTAAATTCAGATCTGAGGATTGGGAAACAATTGTTCCTGTACTTACTCCTATATTCTTATCATTAATTGACCTTATGGATGCTTCTGATTATCAGGCAGTTCAACAAGCAGCCAATATTTATAAATTGGTGTGGCTTGAAATGAAAACTATGGGTAATGATGTAGATGATTGGGCTGTAAATCCAGATATAATGATTCAATATTTCAATCGTATGCTTGAAGAAGCATTACCACCCTATATCTCTGCTGCTATTGTTCCTGGTGAATTACATGAAATTAGTTTTCCAGATGATGCAACTGGCGATGTTACAAAAGTTGAAAAAGCTACAAAAGAAATCCTCAATACGGCTGGTGGTGCTCAGATATTAAATCTAAACTCCGCTTCTAACTCTACTGCCTTTAAATATGGCGTACTTGCAGATTCTACATTTTCTATTTCGACTCTTATTCCACAGATTCAAGCGATTGTAAATCGACTTTTATCGACTTGGATACCCGAACCTTGTAAAGTTAAATTCTTTGATGTCTCTATTTATCAGAAGGATGATTTTAAGAAATCAATCCTTGAGTCTTGCCAAAATGGACTTCCAAACAAGATTTTATACAATACATTAAACGGTGTATCTGAAAAAGATACTCTTGCTATGAATTTCTTAGAGGAAGACTGTCTGAATCTTGGCGAAAGGCTTAAACCATTTAGCACATCATATACACAATCTGGTGATAATCAAGGTGGCGGTCAAGAAAAAGACCAGTCAGATTTAAGTGATGAAGGACTAAAGACAAAAGATCAGGACAAAAACGATATGTAAGGAGTAGATAGATTATGAAACAAAAATTTATAACAACCCAAGATACCCATACTGCTATTCTCTTATTTCAGCAAGGATATCAACGGGTACAAAACTCTAATGGTATTTATGTATTTTTGAATACTGACAAGTTTCAGTTTTCAAATGATATAGATATAACAAAAATTCAGTATAGCAATATGCTTACATTCTAACCACTCTCCTGCTTTGAGTGGTATATCAACAAAGAAAGGAGGAATAGGTTAAATAATGCCCAAAAAGAAGAAAAGACGAATTATGTCTATTGATGAGCTGTATGAGTTTTGTTTAAAGAATAATTTTGCTCATTTTGATAGTAATGAATTCGGTAAAGAACTTATGGTTCGTATGAATGGTAATTTTGAAAAAACTTCCAAAGATGAAGATAAACATAAAGAATCTCTTACTCCATTCGTTAGTCGTGCATTTCACGATCATGTCAATCTCAATAAATCGGAAATCTCCGAAGAATCTTTTAATGAAAATGTCCCATCAGCAAACTTTCGTCCAATCTTAGCACATATCACTACCAATTCAGATAATGAATTAGATTTCGGTAGCCATGATTATTATATGACTACTGACAAAGATGGTAACGACAAAGTTGTATACGAAGAACAGCCTATCGGCGTTATTGATGGCACAAAGACTACTATTGAATATGATGAAGACGCTGGCGTAAATCGTGCAGTTTTGCATGGTTATTTATACGATGAGTATTGTCAGGACGCTATTGAGATTCTTAATAGACGTGGAACTGTAGATTGTTCGGTGGAATTATGCATTAGGGAGTTATCATTTAATACTGCTAATAAAACATTGCAGTTAGATGATTTTTATGTATCAGGTCTTACTCTTCTGTCAAAGGATGTATCCCCTGGTATGGCAGGAAGTAATTTTAAAATTGAAGATTTCGCTGTAAATGCGGAAACAGTAACATTTAACACAGACAACAAATTGATTGAAACTTTAGAGAAATTAACTAATATTCTTGAGAGTTTTGATATAAATCAAAAATCAAAGGAAGGAGGAACAAATAACAAAATGACAAAATTTGAAGAGTTACTTGCCAAATATGGTAAGACTGCTGAAGATGTAACATTCGACTATACAGAAATGTCAGATGAGGAACTTGAAGCAAAATTCGCTGAGATGTTCGATGATGACAATTCAGAAGGAGACAACTCAGGTAGCGGAGAATCTGGTGAGCCTTCCAATGATGGAGAAGGTGATGGCGAAGGAGCTTCTGATCCAGATGGTAATGAAGGAGAAAGTCAGACTTTTGAAAAGATTGTTCGTACATATGAAATCAGTCATGAAGATACAAGATATGCACTTTACCAGCTTTTATCTGAATATGAAGATGCTGATAATGAGTGGTACTTTATCAACGCTGTTTACGATGATCATTTTACATATGAGAACTGGAATGGTGATAAAATCTTCGGTCAGAACTATACAAAAGACGGTGATAATGTAGCTTTTGATGGAGAAAGATACAATTTACATCGTGAACTTTTAACAGATAGTGAATTTGCAGAGTTACAGTCTATGCGTTCAAACTACGCTGCACTTAAAGAGTTTAAGGAGACAGCAGAAAAGAATGAACTTCATGCAAAACGTGAGGAAATTCTTGCAAATGAAAACTTTGCTTCTATTTCTGAAAAAGATGAAGAAGGAAAATTCATTAATAAGGATTTTGAGAAACTGTATACAAATATGGATAACTACTCTCTCGAAGATTTAGAGAAGGAAGCAAAACTTATCTATGCGGATTCTAATATGAAAACTTTTGCAGCTACCACTGATAAAACTCAGAAAAAGTCAACCGTAAAAGTATTTGCTAATGTAAACAAGTCTAAGAAGGATAACCGTTACGGAAATCTTTTTAGCAAATAAAACAAGAAATATAAATCAATGTAATGACACTCAAATTGAGTGTCTTTTTTAATGCAAAAATTTAAGGAGGAAAAATAAATGATTCAGATGACTATTGCAAAACATGCAGTGGCTTTCCCTTCTAAGGTTCTCGCAAGAGATGGTGGAAAGCATATTTATAACATTCAGTTAGCAGAAGCAGCCAGTGCTTATGTGGATAATGGCTGGTTCGTTGGTAAGGGCGATTTTATTGAGTTAGACCTTTATAAAGCTGTTACTCCTACTTCTTTTGAAGGAACTGTAGTTGGTGTTGCAGCTAACGGAAATTTTTATGTTGAGGTTAAAAGTGCCGAGAATGCCCTGTTTGTATACCAGGTACCAATGATCGAGGAGACATATAGCAATACATTTAAGAAAGAAAGTAACTATACAAATGCTCCTACTCAGGTAGTTAGAGCTTATGAACTCGCAGTTGGTGATGTAGTTGAAATTTCAGCAGATGGATTTTCTGGTGATATCGCTGTTAAAGACGGTGTTGAACTCAAAGCCATTTCTGGTGTAACTGCAGCTATGCAGCTTACAAAGAAAGCCTAATTTTTGAGAAAGGAGAAATAAATAAATGTTAGATACAAGTGTAAAAAATCTTATGTTTGACCTCGGTGCAGGTCGTGAAATTTATGATGCTGATTCTAATCGTGTAATTTCTAAGACAGAAGCTAGTGACACAATTAGAAAGGCTTGTTTTGAATACCTTGGACTTACCAAGGATTCTTCTAATAAGCAGATTAAGAGAGCATTAAATTCTGAGAGAGGAACACAGTTCTTCGAGGTAATTGAGGAAATTATTGATACTCAGATTGCTCATGGTCTTTCTGAGAATGAGTTTTTCAACAATTATGTTGAGTCAAAGAATATGAAAGATGGTGACGTAAACGAATTTTGGACTGATGATGAGGTATTACTTACTGTAAGTAAGGTCAGCGGTGACGCACATGATTTATCCATTCAGCGTTTAGGTTCTGGTCAGTCTTATCATGTTGATACAGCAGTATATGGTATCAAGGTTGGTGGAGATATTCGTCTCTTCTTAACTGGACGTAAGGATTGGGGTGCTTTCGTGGATGCGGTTGTTAAGGCTTATATTCAGAAGGTTCAGACACTCATTTCTTCTCAGTTTGCAAATGGTGTAAACCTTATTCCTGTTCCTGCTACTCTCAAAGGTACTGGTGCTTTAGCCGCTGCTACAAAAGCTCAGTTTGATGCAATTATCGAAAAGGTTGGTGCTGCTAACGAAAGTGGTGTTGTAATCATGGGTACTAAGACAGCATTAAAGTCTCTTAATGCTCTTACAAAGGTTGATTGGGCTGATCCTGCTAACTCAATCAAGGAGTCTGTAGCAAACACAGGTATTATCGGTGGTTATGAGGGAACACCTCTTATGGAGATTCCACAGAAGTTTACTGATAAGTCTCTTGCTACTCCTATCGTTGATAACAAGAAGCTCTATATTATGCCAGCAGTTGATGACAGATTTATCAAGTTCGTTGACTACGGTGAGACTGAGCTTGAAGTAAACGAAAAGGGTGCTACTAAGGATGATATGCAGTCTTATGAGGTACAGAGACGTATGGGTGTTGCAACTCTTATGACTCGTTATCATGGTGAGTGGGATCTGTAAGATTTACTTATAGATTGATTATAAGGAGAGTGGATTACCACTCTCCTATTTTTGAAAGGAATTGAAAGGAAATGGCATATACAAAGAAAACTACTACTGCTACTGGTAGCACAGAAAAGGTAACAAAAACTACAGAAGTTAAAGAAGATGTAAAAACATTTTCACCCGAAGATACTATTCCATGTCGTTCATTAGTAAGTGGTGGACTTTATATCGAGGGAGCACGTTCACATATCCTTTATAGTTGGGCTGATTGTGGAGATGTAGTTGATGTTGAATATAGAGATTTAATTTATCTCGTTAGAACTCGTGAAGATGTAAACATTTATTCACCAAGAATTATTATTGAAGATGAAGATTTTGTTGAACAGAATAAATCTGTAAAAGACTTATATGAGTCTATGTATGAAACAAGTGACTTAAATGAGATTTTAAATCTTCCTGTTCCACAGATGGCAGAAACAATTAAGAAACTTCCAAAGGGAGCAAGGGAAGCCCTTAAAGGTATTGCTTCTACAATGATTGAATCTCACGCTCTTGATTCAGTTCACAGAATTAAGGCTCTTGATGAAATTTTTGGTACAAAAATGTTGCTTACATTAGTTCAGGAATAGTAAAGGAGGCTCACAATGACGCTTCCATATGAAACAATTTTTTCACGAACAAGAGGACGAATTTCAGATCCGAAAGAACTCTCTCTTGACGAAAACGATTTGCTTGAAATTTATACAGAGCGATTAAGCAATGTAATCTCTAATCCAAGGGTGCGTAGACTATTCTCTTCTCTCACACTCGATGATGAAATTCAACAGTTGGATTTTACGCTGAATAATTCAGTAGATGAAACGGCTGATATGAATTTTGTCGTAGGAATTCTTGTACTTGGAATGACGATTGAGTGGTTACAGCCACAGGTTGATTCTATTATGCACACATCAGTAATGATAGGTGGTAAAGAGGAGAAGAAGCTACTCGACAATCATAAAAACATGATTGACCGTCTTGATTCCATGAAAATTGAATTAAATAAACGTATTCGTGATTACGGATATATGTACAATTCCTATATTAACACGGAGTCCTAATATGCAATACATATATGGTGACTTCACAAACAAGCAAATCAATGAAGCAGTTCGTGCAATGCATGGTGATATTCACAAACTACTGCTCTATAAGGACAAGACAATTGAAGAGAAAATATTTGAAGATGATGAAGCATTTCTCGTCTTCTTTGAAAATGTTATGTTTAAATTAGGTGGTACAAAAACCTTATTTAACGACAACGGACTTATGGTAACTCTTATGGCAACTTTACAAGGTGCTATGGATAATTTTAAGAGCGACCATTTTAGTTACAAAAAATTCCGTAGGGCAATCTTAGATTCTCACGGATATATTAAGCAGATGTTTGAGGGAGGTGTAAGCGATGCCGAGTCTACAAACAGCTAGGCGTGTCGCAAACGCCAAGAACAACGGTGCTAAAACAATTGGTCAGATTTATAAGGAACAGTCTGACGACATGATGAATTGGACATGGGACAATGATAAGCAGAGTAAAAAATGCTATATCTATGATTGGAAACATGATGATTCGCCAGATATAAATGTTGGTATGACATATGAGAATACCACAAAGACACCGATTGATGCGAAGATACTTGTAAGTAAGTATGGTTCTATTGATAAGGACTCTCCTACTCTACAATGTCAATTCAGACCAAAACAGAAAGAATATTTCACGGAAGACGATGAATTATTCTACATGGAAGAATATAGAAAGAAGTATCAATTAGTCGATATTTTTGTGGGTATGTATCTTGATATACCAGATAAAGACGGACTTTATCATAAACATTTAATTTGTATGAAAGATGTTGAACAAGACTTTCAGAAGTATTTCATCTTGCCTTGTGATTATTTTTTGCAGTGGATACAAACCAAAGCAGATAAAAGATATAAGAGAAGTATGTGGTGCGTTTTAAAATCACAGTCTAGTTACAACTCAGGAATTTGGGTAGATAACGTGACCGCAAGTCAACAGAATCAGGAACTTTTGTTTATTCCAACAAATGAAATATCTGATACAATCTATTACGTTTCTGAAGACAACAATAATAATCAACGGCTCATTGTAGACATTCCAAACTACTCGATTGAGAATTGGACACCTAATACATGGGTGGTGAGCAAGGTGGAACGAGTAAATGTCCGAGGAAGAACAAAACTTACTCTATATCAGAAACCATTCAATAGCAATACTGATTATATTGAGAAAGATGAAAATGGTATTATCACAGGTCTTTGGGCTAACTATTTTGATGGTACTGCTCCAACAGATCCATCTACTCCAACCACTCCCCCATCTTCCATTACAGCAAAAATTTCAGCATCTACTTCAACTATTAAAGTTGGTGGCTCTTATAAAAATCTTACAGTAAATCTATTTAATGATTCCAATGAAGATATTACAACTGAATATGCTGATGCAACCTTTACATGGACTTGCTCTATTGATAATGAAGACTGGACAGATAAAGTAACATGGCGAGCTGGTACAGAGTACAACCAAAAGAAAGTAAAGTTTCCTAATGACACTTCTACTATCGGCAAAATATTGTCTGTTAAATGTGAAATCACTAAGGATAACTTGCCGATTGAATCTGAAATTTTACCGTTGGAATTAACTGAATAGGAGGTGTTTTTATATGGCAGAAAAATTAATTACAAAGAATGATTTGTTAAATAAACTTCGTGCATATAGAACTACTCCTGATGATGAAAATATTCAGTATAAGAAAAAGATTGAGAAAGCACTTATGCTTAATCCATGTCTTTTATATGCACTTAATGAAAAATCATTAGAATCAGAACTTTTTGATGATGATGGCAATATCAACTGGGAATGGAACGAAGAAACAAAGGAATACGAACCTCTTGGTGAATGGGATAGATATTTTGGTGGAACATCTAATATCCGTCCTTATTTGTTTATCCCTGATACTCAGACTGAGGTAAAACATTATATCTGTTATCAAGTATCTTTTGATGAAATGCCTCGTTATCAAGATACATTAAAGTATACAAATGTTACATTTACTATTTTTGTTCATGGTAATGACAGAAATGATAAATTAACTGGTATTCCAAGACACGATCTCATTGCTTCTATTATAAGGGAGCGATTTAATTGGTCAAATATATTTGGAATGCAAACACATCTTGTATCTTCAAAAGAGTCCACAACAGATAATAATTATATCGTTCGCACCCTTGTATTCCAAGTTGTTGACACTAATGGAATCGTTAAGACTACTAATGGTATAACGAGTACAAATAACTATCAGTTAAGGCGGTGATATTATGTCACAGCAAAATACTGATATGTTAGACGGACTTCAAGCTGCCGTTATAGCTGAAGCCCAAAAGAGAAAAGAGAATACACAAGAATATAAATTTGATCCACTTAAAATGTATTTTAGAGAAGATTACCTTGTTAAAGGTATTCGTATTGTACAGCCGACAATAGGTGATATTCTCAATATGGGTGAATCAAAATTTTATTCTGGTCTTTCGCCTTTTCTATATAATTCTACTTCTATTCGTGTAATGTTATGGGATTTACCACAACGAATAGATTGGTGCAAAGTAAAAGATATTGAAGTATTTGGTATGTTGAAAAGTATGACAGATACTGATAATTCGGCAATTCGATTGTTATTCCCAGATTATAGAATTGAACATATGCAGTTAATGCAGTTTAAAGAAAAAGATTCTGATAAACCTCAACTGTGTTTATATGATTCTGAAAATGATTTTATTTTAAAAGAATCTGAATATATGGAAATAGCTGAATATATCAGAACCTTGCTTAATATCCATCCAAAAATAGAAAAAGCAAAGGGAAAGACAACAAAACAGTGGATGATAGATGAAGATAAAATGAATATGGTTCAGAGAGATGAGAAAAATACTTCCACTCTTCTACCACTTATATCAGCTTGTATAAATCATCCTGGTTTTAAATATAAATTACAGGAACTTAGAGATGTCGGAATTTATGAGTTTATGGATTCTGTACAGAGATTACAAATATACGAATCTACTCATGCTTTAATGGGTGGAATGTATTCAGGATTTGCAGATATGTCTAAAGTTCCAAAAGAACAATTTAATTTTATGCGTGAATTGCATGAATAGTTAGAAAGATTGAGCGATTTATATCGCTCTTTTTTAATACAAATTTTTATTATAAGGAGGAATTAAATTATGGCATTTAAACTTGGTGACGTAATTATTGACCGTCTTCAGTTTGGTTATGGTGCTACAAAGACAAAAGCTCTTTATGCACTGACACAGTTGACAAATGCAACTATTGATATTACTGCTGACTCAACAGATATCAAAGATAAAGATGGTAACTTAATTTATAGAAAGTATTCAGGTAAAAGTGGCGAGGTTACTGCTACCAATGCGTTTATGAACCTTTCTGTAATTGAAGCTATCTCTGCTCAGGATGCTGAACTTGCTTCCGATACTAACACGATTGTTATGCCTATCTTTAAGATTGTAAAAGCAGGTGAGACGCTTGATATCACAGATGCTGTTGAAGATTCATTTATTGTAAATGCTCTTTCTGCAAATGGTTCACTTGGAAAAGCCTATACAAAAGGTTCTGCTGCTTCTGCAACAGAGTTCAAAGTAGACACAGAGACAGACCATAAACTTACACCGCCATCAGATCCAGAGGAAACACAGTACCTTGTTAAATTCAAAAAGAACGTTAAGAGCGGTGCTAAGATTACAATTTCTGGCGACAAATATCCAAAAGCTCATGAATTATACTTCAAAGCTCTTGCAGTTGATAAATGTGAAATTGGAAGCTATCGTGCTTGCATTATTCATATTTCATCATTCATGCCAAGTCCAGAAGTAAGTCTTGCACTTCAGGGTGGAGATTCACAGACAATGGATTATAAGGGTGCAATCCTTACAAATGCATGTTCTACATCTCAGGATATGGTTGAAATCTACTTTGTAGACGAAGAAGAGGAAGTCTAATCTTTATACAACCAAAACATATTTAGAAGAGTGGTCTTCCACTCTTCTATTATATTAAGGAGATGAATGAATGAGCAAGAATGATTTAAGAATGTGCTGTGTTTGTCATAAGGAGTATTCGTTTTGCCCAGTTTGCAATCCAGAAGACAGATTAAAACCTACATGGCATTTTGCTTATTGTAGTGAAAATTGCAAAGATATTTACAATATTACTTCTTCTTTTGAAAATGGAAGACTATCTGATATTGATGCAAAAGCAAAATTAGAAAAGTTAGATTTAAACGAAAAAGATAATTTTGGAGAAAGTTATCAAAAATCTATAGACTCTATTATGAAAGCAAAACCACAAGTTGTTACAAAAGAAAATAAAAAGACAGATGTTAAATCTGTCAAAAAAGATATTTTTACAAAAGTCGAAAACGAGGCTGAAAGTAATGTTGAATAGTGATTTTAAATAAGGGATTATAACATACTACTATTCAATGTTGTAATCCCTATTTTTTACGCCATTCAACCGAGGAATAAAAAGGAATGATAATAAAAAGTAATTTAAAACCAAGAGACTATACTGAAAAAGAAGCTGTTCGTATATATAATCGAGATCAGCAAACATTTTATATAGATTCTAATGTTTATCCAGTAGATGTATATACAAGTTATAGTCCTAAATGTGAAAGAAAAATTATAATAATGACTTTCATAAGAGAGGATACAAAAGAAGTTTATAAAAAATGGCAAGATTATGAAACAGATCAGCTTAAACGCCCAAATTAGGGCGTTATTTTTATACACAAAAATAGGTTACTCAAGACAATGAGCATAAAAGTAGATGTCATACCTGTGAGTGAACGATTACAGAATCAATAGTCAGGTCACTGCTACTCTCCTATTGAGCAAAAGGAAAGGAGAAAATATGTCATATACATTAAAAACAGATTTAGCAAATAGGTCTAATTATGGTGGACAGAGAAACACTAATAAAATTAAATATCTTGTCTTCCATGCAACATCAAATGATGGTGATACAGACGAATCAAATGCGAGATACTTTAAAACTCATGTTGTGAAAGCTTCCGCTCATGCATTCGTTGATGATAATTCAGTTACTGTATCTGTTCCTGCAAACTATGTAGCTTATTCAGTTGGTGGAAAACGTTATTCTGATTACAACCGTACAGGTGGAGCTTCTATGTATGGTAAAATCACTAATACAAATTCGTATAATATTGAAATGTGTGATTACAATAAAAATGGATTTTTTGATTTTACAGAGGCTACATTAGAAAACGCAGTTGCCTATGGTAAATATATTATGAATTTATATAACATCCCGATTACAAATGTTTATATGCATTTTGATGTTAATGGAAAACATTGCCCTGTTCAGTGGTGGAATAAACTAGAAGAATGGAACAAATTCAAACAGCGTTTAGGAAACACAAATGTTTCTTCTACTGTAGCACAGGAAACGCTTTATACAAAAACACAGTTCATTAAAGATGTTCAGAAAGCTATTGGTGCAGGGGTTGACGGGAAAGCCGGTAGAGAAACATTATCAAAAACTATAACTGTATCTGCAACTACAAACAGAAAACATGCTGTAGTTAAACCAATCCAGAAATATTTAAATTCAAAAGGATTTAATTGTGGCACGGTAGATGGTTGCGCAGGTTCAAAATTTGATGCTGCTGTAAAAGCATATCAGAGAGCAAACGGATGTATTGCAGACGGTGTAATCACGGCAAAAGGTAAAACATGGAAAAAATTGCTTGGGTTATCCTAAGCGGAAAGTGAGGAAACTATGGATTTAACATTTTTAGCAAATTTTGCAGTTCCAATTATTGTTGGAGTTTGTTTATGTGTTGGATACGTAATTAAGAACGTTATTACTACAGATACAATCAATAAATATATTCCATTAATTATGGCAGTTTTAGGTGTTGTACTTAATATTTGGATTAATATGTCATTTACTCCTGAAATCTTATTAGGTGGAATGTTTAGTGGTTTAGCAAGCACAGGTTTGTATGAAGCATTCAAACAGCTTATCAAAAAATAAGAAGGCGGGTTTATGAATGGATGCTATAGAAAATTTATTTAGTTTAGATTATCCATCTATTATCATGGGGGTTTTTATAATCATTCTTGGTGTTGATAAAGTTATATTTCTCCTTACAAAAGTCAAAAAATCTCTACGAATTAAATTTGGATATGAAGAAGACAAATTAACTATTGAAGACAGAATAACCACTTTAGAAAAACATGATAATTGGCAATACAAAGAGATTACTAAAATGTCTAAAGGTATTGAAAATATTGAATCTGAATTATTAGATAATAATTTAGAGAGAAAACGAAAATACATTTTAGATTTTTGTTCTTCTCTTTCCAATGGTCAAAAGCAGAATAAAGAAGCTTTTAATAATGTATTCAAAACATACAAAAAATATGAAAAGCTTTTAAGTGATCATAATATGGAAAACGGTCAAGCAGAAGAAAGCATAAAGTTCATTTCTGAGAAATATCAAGAATGTTTAAGAAACGGCAATTTTTAGCAACATTCTTTTAATTATATCACAAAAATTACCAATTCTGGTTAATATTTTCTTATGTATTATATGAATATACAAAATAATTCTAAGCATACTACATTACATGAAGAATAAAGTTGGTGAATATAGGTATAAACAGAATATATCAATATCAGAATTGTCCAAGAGATGCGGACTATCTTCTACTGCTATTTCTAATTTAGAAAATGGATATACTTCTGATATTTTATTATCTCATGCAGTCGCTTTATCTCTTGCGTTACATGTAGACTTATATGAATTATTTTGTATAAAGAGATAAAGGAGATGTATGCCTATGGGAATGTATTACAATGTAATTTGTGAAGAAATCGAAATAACAGGTGGAAAAGTAATTCATATTGACAAGAATTTAGGGAATATGAATGATGTCCATAAACTTGTCTGTGAAAATATCAGCAAATATCCAAACGCCAAATGGGAACTTTATTCTATGATACTTAATAACTAAAACCAATACATACCACAATTAAATATAAGAAATATGAAAGAGCGGTTTCTTCGGAAGCTGCTCTTTTGTTATGTAAAGGAGAGAATAATATACAAGAATTAAAATTAACATCTCCTATCGCACCTTCAGTCAACCACTATTTAGGTTGGAGAGCTATTTTAAAAAATGGGAAACCAATGGCGGTAGGATATAAAAAACCAGAAGCAATTAAATATCAGAAAGAATTTGCAAAATATGTAAAGACAGAAGCAAAAAAACAAAACTGGATTAAATCGGATGACAAATCACAGCACTATTATATGGATTGCATCTTCTATTTTGACAGAGTAGATAAAGATGCCAATAACAGTTTTAAGTGTCTTGCCGATGCGATTACAGACAGCGAATCCGTGTGGATTGATGACACTCAGTTATGTGAACGTGTACAAGGGATTTATTATGATTCAGAAAATCCACGAATAGAAATTACAATACGACCTGTTGACTACATTGGAGTTTTTGACAATGCTTCACAGTTTGATGAATTTAAATCTCACTGCATCGGATGTAAAAAATACAAACGAAATTGTAGTCTTCTAAAGAAAGCTATAGAAGGTCGAATTCAAAAAGAAATACATAATGGAGAATGTGAAAAATTCTCACCAATAAATGATTAAAGGAGAAAAAGTAATATGAAACTTTTAGAGTTTGTAGAAAAGTATAACGACATGGCAAATAACACATTAAAGGAACAGCTATTAAGTAAAATTAAAATCACTCCATATGTTTCAATCATTAAGAAAGATGCTTACGCACAGTTGATTGTAGATAAGACAACATTTGAGCAGGAAGCTTATGATGATAACGGAGTAACAAAGTATCGTAAAACAGATAAGATTAGAGTAAATTCTGTTGGTCAGTATGTACAGTTTTGTCGTGCAGTGATTGAATTATATACCGATCTTGAGATTGACGATGATGATAAAGGATTCATCAAGGGATATGATGCACTTAAATCATCTGGCTTACTCGATATTTTAATGGTTGGCTCTGATAAAACTGATCCACTTATTCCTATGAGTGAATTGAGTGAGTTTAAGACCATTCTATCCATGAAACAGTCGGATGTACAATTTAATGAGACAACTACTCAGGCGTTTATTAGCAAACAGATTGGAAGGATTTCTGATTTGGCAAATGCTACTCTCACACCGCTTGTTAATGTTGTAAGTAATAAACTCGATGAGATTCCAAAAGAAGATTTGGAAGGAAAAATTCTTGAATTTGTTAAGAAAGGTAATTTCAAAGAAGTCTAAGTAAATTCAAATTTCTTGTGAAATAAACAGGCTCTATACGTGTCACAGCGCATAGTGCTTTTTCTTATGGAGAGTGGTTATACTGCTCTCCTATTTTAGTGTAAAAATAGTGAAATTATAGTGAAAATTTTGGAGGTGATGAAATTACATGTCGAATAATCAAAGTTCATTTTATCAATCATATATGAAAAAATTACAAGAAAAAGCAAAGGAAGCAGTTAAGGAAGCCCAAGAGAAGTCTTTTTCAGAATATTTTAATGTAGCAGAAAAAAAGATAAGAACTATATATAAAGATACTATTACGGATTTTTATAATAGCTACCCTAACCATTTTTATGATAGGCGTGGAAGTTTATATGATTTAATTCAAACTAAAAAGGCTACTGATTATTTAAGTATATGGTTTGAACCCTCTTTAATTTCCTATAGAAATGGATACGCAGGAGAAGATGGTCTTTATGATCAAGTGTTTAGACAAGGCTGGCATGGTGGAGCAAATATTAATGGAGAAATGTTAGTTCCTTGGACTGCACCACCAGTCGAATACGATGGTAACAGAACGCCTTGGTCTTTTCCTGAACCTTGGAACAAAAGAGTTGGTATTAAGCATGGCTGGGAACAAGCAGAAAAAGCTTCAATATCACCACTTCAAGATTTTAAAAGAAGAATAGACCAATATCAAAAAACAGAGTATCAAAAAGATTATGAAAATATATGGAATAAATATAAATCAAATATAAAAATAGACATATAGGAGGTATAGAATGGCTGACGAAATAAAATTAAAAGCACCCACCGTTGAACAACAAGTTGTTGTTAATATCAATGGTGAAGATAAATTAAAATCATTTGCAGACACTCTTGATAAAATTTCCAATAATAAAAACCTTCAAAAATATTGGAAAACCCAACAAGATTTAATAAATGCTACTGCTGATGCTTATAGTAATTTTCAAAAGAAGGCTTCTAAAGACAATGCTTCTGAGTTAATTAAAGTGACAAATGCTTTAAAAGCAATGTCTGGAACAGATTTATCACATATCCTACCTGATTTTGATAAAATCTCGAAGAGTATGTCTGAAGCTCAAAAGGTTGCTGGTAATATTGATAGTGCTTTTTCTGTAAAAGGATTTAAAGAGGCGTTTGATTCTTTTGAAACATTAAAAGCGTATGGAACAGATGTTCAAAAATTATTTAGTCATTTCGGTGTAAGCTCTGATATTGGTGAATTACAGCAAAATGTTCGTTTACTAGAAGGTGAAGTAGAAAGACTCACTGGAAGATTGAGTGATGCAAAAAATGCCAATGAAGAATTGCGAAATGAATTTGAAAACTTTAAAGTTGGTTCTGGTTTTGCTGACAAATTAGACGAACTAGATAGATTAAAAGCAGAAATGCAAAATATTCGTGATGAGGCTACTCAGACATTCAATCAATTTTTAGATGCAAATAAAATTGATAGATACGATTGGTTTAGTGATGATAGATTTGCTGAATATTTTGAAAAATTAGAAAACGGTACTCTTACAGCTACAGACGCAATAAGACGATTTAAATCAGAATATTCTTACCTTCTTGAAGATAGCTATAAGTCAAACGGAGACTCATTTGGATTAGATCAATTACAAGTCTTTTCTACAAAATTTGATTCTATCTTTCACCAAGTAGAGGAAACATCAAATAAAATTAATGATATTCTCTCCAATGGTGTTATAGCGAAATCAGTACAAAATCTTAGTGAAGACACTACTCTATCCGATTCTCAGCGTTCTATATTTGGGAATATTCTTCAAGATGAAGAATCTCTAAAATCAATTACAGCCTTATTTCAGAAATTAATAGACGAAACTAATCAGACTAAGAACACAGAAGTCTTCAATACTGAACAGTTTACAAAACTTGAATCATTATTTAGAAGTATTGAGTCAAGTTTATCTTCTATTAAGGGAGTTCTGGTTGATGTCGGTGATGGTGAAGAATTATCTCCGTTATTAAAACAGCTTGATAATATCAGAGAAGCAACTTCTAATATTAAACTAAGTTTAAATCTCGATCTTGGTAACGAGGTGTCAGAACGATTAAACCAGAAAGTATCACAGTCAACCCAAAGACAGCTTGAAGCATATAGAAAACTCTTTTCTGCCATGAAAGGTACTGGAAAGACCAATAAGGAAATGCTTAAATTCTTTGAACCAGATGAAGCTAGTGCAACTGAGCTTATTGGTGCATATCAAGGAATTATAAAGAGAGCCGAAGAAAAATTTAAGGTCGGAAATAGTAATGTTTATAAGAAATTACTTGGTTCTACATATGATGATTTAAAAAAAGAGATAAAAAATGCTAATGCTCAGTTAGGTCGTGCAGAGAATAAACGTTCAGAGAATGGAATTCTTGGAGATTTATTTGGTAATAGTAAAGATTTATCTGGTGTTATTGAACAGTTAAATACCATTGTTTCTAAGCTTGATGAGATTTCTGTATCTGCAAAAGGATTTACTGAGACATTAAAAAATGGTTTAAATGTAAATGCTTCTGTAGATGAAATCGAAAAACTTACCAATAGAGTTAAAGAGTTAGAATCTGAATTAGCAAAGATTAAAACTCCTACTACTATTCCGTCTAAGGACATGAAAGACGCATTTCCTGACAAAGATGTTTCTGCTTCTGTAGAGTCTGCTACTAATTCCATCAAAGAAGAGAATAATGTATTAGAACAGAACACTCAGAAAGTTAAGGAAAACACACAAGCCAAAGAACAGAATGCCAATGTGAACCTCAATAAGTATGATAAACGGTTAGATTCTTACAATGGTAAAGTTGATAAATATCAAGCCACTATTGACAGGTTTAATGATGGTGGCTGGACAAGTGATACATATTTAAAAAATGTACAGGCTGTTAAGAATGTCGTTAATGAGTATGGAACTCTGCTTAATGAATTAAAGGGCAAAGATGCTAGTTTGGTGACAAGCGATGATATTTCTAAATTGGATGAGTATGAAAAGAAAATCAAAGATACTATCGCTACTGTTACTAATATGTCGGCTTCTGAAAAGGGATATAACTTTGTTTCAGGTCAGAAGGAATTAGACAAGATTCATAAGCTTCTTAATGAAAATAGCAAGATGTCTTCTGAGGCTAAGGCTAAGATTAAAGCTTACTATGCAGAAATTGAAAGCGGTAATCCTAGTATGAGTCTAGATAAGATTCATGGTGAAATCTTAAAGATTTATAATGCCGAAGTTGAAGCTGGTCGTGCAGGTAGAACATTGTGGGATACTTTAAAGAATAGCGGATTCCATCAGATTGCTGCTCAGATGGCAGGAATGTTCGGTGTATATGATGTTATTAATCTTGGTAAAGAAGGTTTTAATGTTGTAAGAGAACTTAATACTGCTCTTACAGAAATGCGAAAAGTATCTGATGAGACTGTTCAAAGCTTGAAAGATTATCAAGCTACTACTTTCGATACGGCAGATGCGGTTGGTACAACTGCAAAACAGATACAAAATTCCACAGCAGATTGGATGCGTCTCGGAGAATCAATGAATCAAGCTGCTGAAAGTGCAGAGGATGCCAATGTTCTTTTGAATGTATCAGAATTTGAGGGAATAGACGAAGCAACGGAGTCTCTTGTATCAATGAGTCAGGCGTATAAAGATCTTGATAAAATGGATATAATTGATGTTCTTAATAATATTGGCAACAGTTATAGCATCTCGACAGATGGATTGGCAACTGCCCTTAAAGATTCCGCAAGTGCATTAGTAACTGCAAACAACGATCTTAATGAAGCTGTTTCGTTGACTACGGCTGGAAATGCTATAACTCAAGATCCATCTAAAGTAGGGGCAGGTTTAAGAACGATTTCTTTGCGACTTGTGGGTAAACAAATTATGCCCAAACATACAGTAATGTATGGAAGTTTTATAACTTCAGTTAGTAACTATATCGGTTAAAATCGTATGGGAACGACAAGACCGAGGTAAGACTTAATTATCACAACTAATAAATATAATAAAAGTAATTGAAAAAGAAAACATACGAAGAAATCTTATTAGACTTAAAGCAGCACAATTTAACTATTTTAACACCTGAAATTGAATATAAAAATACATACACACCATTGATTATATCTAATGGAACTTATAAAATTCTTGAAACATATCGCACATATTCTGGTGGTCATGCTGAACCAGCATGGTTTTCAAAAAATAATCCATATATTATATATAATATAAACAAATATTTTGAGATAAATAGAGAGAATAATTTTACGTGTATATCTGATACAGCGGATTATGTTACTAGAAAATCTGAGTTATTGTTCAAATGTAATAGATGTGGGAATCTTATAAAAGCACCATGGATATCAGAATTAAAAGCAATTAGTGACAAATATGATTCAAGACATGGTATTACATGTGATAAATGTGATGGAATAAATGAATCTCTACATGCTATGGCATTAAAACAAGTATTTATGCATGAATACCCTGATACAATTCTCGAAGATAGATCATGTATAAATCCAATAACAGCTACTGTAATGCCAACTGATATTGTAAATCATAAGATGAAAATAGCTATTGAAATCCAAGGACAATTCCATAGATTTGATAACCAAAAAGTTAAAGATAAAATAAAGAAAGATTTTTGGATAAATAAAGGTTATTCGTTCTATGATTATTCAATAGATAAAATATCTGTTTTAGATTACTTAAAATTATTCTTTCCTCAAGTAGAAGATATACCAAAATATGTTGATTTGAATTATTCAAACAAGCTTGATCTTGAAATGATACAAAATAAAATAAATCAATATGTTCGTATTTCTGACATTGCAAAAGAATTAAACATTAAACCACATCGTATATATGATGCAATATATGATAATAAGTTATATTATCCTAATGATTACAATAGAACCACAGCAGTTCCAATTGTTCAATTAGATAAGTATGATAATCTAATATCAGAATATTCATCATTTAAAGAAGCCGAAGCAAAAACTGGTATAAAAGCTGGATTGATATCTTCTTGTATTTATTATAAAAATTATTATTGCAAAGGTTTTTATTGGTTTTATAAAGATAATTATATTAATCATACATATATTATCCCTCAAAATAGAACAAATAAATTTTATCAAAAAGTAGAATGTTATAATATAGATAATATTTTTATACAAATATTCGATGATATGTATCAAGCAGCAAAGTTCTGTAATTCAACAGCAAGTAAAATATACGAAGTAACTCAAAATAAAAGAAAAACAACGAAAGGATATATATTTAAAATTTGTGATAATTAAGAAACCGTAGAGACTGTAATACTTTATATGGTAACATATAAAGTTCCGTTACTCTCCTATTAATATAGGATGAAGATACAGTCCGATCTCACATAATAATCCCAAAATAAATGAAATGTGAGACATAGCCAGAAATGACTATGCGCCATATTATAGATATGGTCAGTAATCTATAGTTATATAGATGAAAGTAACAGAATGACAGAAGCTGCTAAACAGGAGCTTTCAGATTTAGGCGAAGAAACCGATGGAATGATTACAACTGTCTCTAAACTTAGAGATACAATCATGGATGCAACTAAAGCAGCATCAGCAGATGGTAAAGGTTTTGACATTCTTGATTCTAACGGAAATTATAAAAGTACATATGAAATTATGCAAGGACTTGCAGATTTATATGACAATATTGTAAAAAAAGATAAAGAATTAGGGACAAATAATCTTAATCTTTTATTGGAGACTATCGCAGGAAAAAACAGATCAAACATTGCAGCAAGTATTCTTCAAAATGGAGATATGCTTCGTTCGGTGTATAAAGATGCTCAAAATTCAGAGGGATCAGCAGAAAAAGAATTAAATTCTTATCTTGATAGTATTGATGGCAAAATGGCACAGTTGGAGAATCGTGCCCAGGAGTTCTGGTTTAAGGTGATTGACTCCGAAACTATTAAGAATGGTATTGATTTATTATCCACTCTGCTTAAATGTACTACTGATTTTGTAGATACAGTTGGATTATTACCAACTATTCTCACAGGAATTGGAGCAGCACTATCATTTAAAAATGTCGGTAGGGATAAAATGTATTCCCTCAGTTTTTGAATATGCCGACAACATACATAATTTACTCTGAATACAGAGGTTTAAAGTATGTTATCCGTGAGATACACGGTGATAAATAAATAATTGGAACAATAATCGGGAACTGCGTACAACGGTCTGGTAATGCAGACGTATCACCACTCTCCTATTATGGCGACATAATTAGGTTCGTAAAAGCGTGACGCTCAAGGAATCCGATGGGATAGATCTTTCTGAGATAAGCCCTCACTGCAGCGACAACTTCCACATCAAGTTATATGCAACGATGCTTGGTGAATATGCGCTCGATACTACCTGACACAACAGGGCAATCTGTGATGGATTGTAAAATGCAGAAACTTATCTTCTGTTGTTTGAACACATCGTTCCTATGTGTATTGATAAGATGGAACAAAACCAAGAAATCTCGATTTCATATTGAGAAAATTAAAAAGTGACATTATCTATACTACAAACAATGTCACAGAGGCGTGTGTAAAATAGATGCATGATTTTTGAAACGAGGAAGATCATATGAGCAATAAAATAACACGATATAAGGTTTCTTATCACGGGTTAGATGCAGATAAATGGATTGAGAATTGTGATTTCCCGATAAGAATGCAGTATGCTACAAACAGTGGATTTGTAAATGTAGCAGATTTATCAAGGAGCAATCAGAATATATTATCAAAACTAAAGAAACAAAAACATAATAAATTTGTTAATATTGGAGAGGTTGACTATTAAGGAGACTATAATAAAAAAGCTGTTATGGTCTTTTTTGAAGGAGTGAACAGGATATTATTATTATGTAGAGAGATTATGTTATACAATGAATTTGTTCCTGCAATGGAACATGAACTTCATCAGTGGGAATATAGTGTATATGGGCACTATGATGAAATTGAAATTTGGAAAAATAATTAAATTTGATGATAGCGGTTCTTTGTAATATTTCTTAAAGTTGAGAAATTATATTGCCCAGAAAGGGCTGAATTTATTTCCGATGTGAATCGTGCCAAACTACAAATATGGCACTCCCACATGGTAAATACCAAGCACTTGCCGTGACAATGGACTGCAATGTGGTAATACAGTCGCAGTTTGCTTGGTATTATATTACCATATACTTCCAATTTCATAAATCCAGAACATTAGTTTTGTCGATTTATGGAATACGAAAAATATTCAATTTTCGTACAAACTATTTACAAAGTTTATCATTTGTGTTACTTTCAAAATATCAAAAATTTTGATTTTTTGAAGGAGGTAAAAACATGAAAGTTTCAAGAGAAAATTGTCCAGTCAAGCCATTGATAGGCAAAATGAAACGAGAGAAAATTGTATTAAAGCACAAATTACAGAGAAGAGAATCTGTTTGGTCTAATCCTAACAAATCATTACTTATTGACTCTCTTTTAAGAGGATATATTGTACCACCCGTTTACACTATTTCTGAAGATGGGATTCAATATGTAATTGATGGTGTACAGCGATTAAGCACGTTAAAAGGATTCTATAATGATGAGTTTTCAATATCTAAAAAGGCAGAACCAGTTATAATTGAAGGAACTGAATATAATATTGCAGGATTGAAATTTAGCAAACTTGACCAAGTTGTAAAGGACGAGTTAGATAGTTCTGCTATCACAGTATATGAAATCACTGAATATACAGATAAAGATGTCAGAGAAATGTTCCGAAGGCTCAATTCAGGGAAGCCACTGAATACATCGCAGAAGCTTACACCTGATATGTCAGATGAACTCAGTAATGTAATTTTTGATATTGTCTCTCTTCCATTCTTTGAAAAGAGATTAACACCTGCTCAATTAAAGAGTTCTGTTGATCAGAGCATTGCTCTTGAATTATTAATGTTATGCTCTACTAATAAGGATAATGACTTTGCTTCATTTAGAGGTAAGGATAAAGAGAATTTTATTGAGTTTTACAATGATAAAGTTGAACCAGAAAAGATTGAAATTATTAAAACAGCAATCAATAAGCTTGATGAATCTCTTGAAGAAGATGTGAAAATCCCTAAGACAAGTATTTCTGTATTGTGTTTCGCAGCATATAGAATTTGCAAAGACAAAAAGAGCTTTGAGAAATTTGCTTTGAAAGTAAGCGAGTTCTTGGCAACATACGATGATAATACCGAATACAAGGATAAACTTATGAATGGTACTAATTCGGCTGAATCAGTTAGATTTAGATTGGATTATTGGAGAAACATCATAAAAGAATTACAGTAGAATATTTGAAGAGTAGTCGGTTGGCTACTCTGTTTTAATATTATCAATATTAATTCTGAGTGATTCCACGAGAACATCCCATTCTCTTTTGTTTATTACTACTGCTGTTCCATCTTTTGTCTCTACTTCGAAAAATTCATCATTATTTATTGCATTTGAAATTAATTCTTCTGCATTGAATTTTAATTGTTGAATGTTAACTGTTTTCATTTATATTTCCTCCTATAATATTTTATTATAGTGTATCATAAATTCTATGATATGAATATATGTTCTGATAGTATTTTGTCAATTATTGGTGTATAATGGAAGATAATATTAATGATTGGTAGGGAAAATTACAATGATGACAAGATCTCAAAATATGTCGTGGAAAGATGTTAACTCAATAACAAATTTTACAGAAAATACACCATCAAACAAAAGTAAAAAAGCTAAAAAGTCTCCAAGTATTTTACTAGCTTCTATTCAATTAATGGAAAATTTTATAAAAGGCATTAAAAATATGAATGCATATGATGCGGCATCTACTATTATAAGTGATGCTAATTGGATCAAAAAAAATTCAGTAGATACATTTTATGATGGAAACGGTAATAAAGTAACAATTGATATTGGGAAAGTATATTATATCGACTATGGAAAAACTTTCTGTGGAGAATTATCTTATTACCATTATGGGTTGTGTGTTGGCAAAAAAGATGGGAAAATATTAATAATTCCAATGAGAAGTGGACATGGTGTATTTGAACATTCTTATCATCCAGAAAATAATCCAAGAGGTAATAAAAAATATAGGCAAGGGTTGGAACAAGAAGGTTTTCAAAAAAATTGTATTTTAATGATAAATGATTGTAGATATATATCAGCCGGAAGAATTGAAAAAGAATCTGTTCAAATAGATAGCAATATAATAGAATCCATACAAAATCAGGTATTCCAAGTAGAATTTCCTAGTTTATATACAAAATATTTTGGATTCCAGAAGATTATTGAAAGAAATGAAAAGAAAATTACAGATCAAAAACAATTGATACAGAAATTAAAGTCTGAAAATAACACATATAAACAATTACTTGATAATATTAAAAAAAGTAATTGACATATATATTATATTGACATATAATAGTTTAGAGAAGATATTCCGTTGCAATTTGATTTTTTTGAATCGAAACGCATAGTAGCGTATCTTCAGTTATCAATAGGTTTTACCGAATCGTGTAGACTTATCTCGACCAGTCTACATCAGTATTCATGAGCAGGTGGTGTACACACCTGCTTTTTATTTTTTAAATTTTGATATACTGCTACCACTTATACTTACAATTATTACATTTCCAAGTCTTACCAAAGATCGATTACATATTTGTTGCATATCTTATATTTTCAGAAAGGCTTAAACATGAATAAAAAATATAATACTAACAAAGAAAAACTAGCACAACGATTGAAACACCTAAACGACTCAACTGGCATTCCAATTATTGAACCAGATGTTCCAAAATTACTTGATTCAGGTTGGGAAGAAAAGGTTTTAAGAGAGAATATATAAATATGAGGACAACATAATGTCATCCTCATACCATTGTGCACCGTGTTACACTAAACACTCAAATTTTCTAGCAGAAGTTAAAATAATTATGTAAAATTATTTGCGTTTAATTTTGAACCAGAGATGTTTGCCAGCATGTAGTTCAAAATACTTTACGTTACTCACATAGTTACAAATCAATAAGATTACAACTGCTACAAGTAATGTAAACGCAAAGGCAATTGCAATCGTGGAAACACACGAAAGCAAAATTGTAAAAACCTGCTCCATATCTCACCTCCCTTCTGATTATTAAGTGATCGTCTGGGAAGTTATATGGGACAGAACGTCCAGAATTGTATAAACTTCTGATGTGAATACACCTTCGCTTTCTATGGTTCTAAACCATTTGGTGTATGGTTAATGGGTTACATCTGTATATATACAGGTCTTATTTAGTGTAGCACGAAATTGAAAATCATTGTAGACTGAACATATGTTTACAACTTTACTCTACAACTTTAGTGCATTAATATTATTATTTTAAATGGAATATTTTTCATATGTACAAATTATATTGCATATGTTAAAATAGATATGCGAAACATGAACATATGTTTCGGATTGCATTATTATAATCCTAGGAGTATAATATGTGCATAAATAAATTTTGGTAGTCCTATATGGACGAACATATATAGTCTGTCAAATGGCAGGAAGGGAGTTGTTACAACTCCCTTATTTATTATTCAAAGGAGAAATATTTATGCACAGAGTTATGGTTTTTATTGATTATCAAAATTTTAATATTAATCTCAAAGAACATTATCGTGGTAAGACATTTAAACCAATTAATTACTGGGCATTAGGTAAAGCTATAAATGAAAAAATTCCTTTCCAATCAGAAGTTTTAAAAACATATCTTTTTGCATATAAACCGTGTGAAGAGTTAATGAAAATAGAAAGCTATTCTATATACTATGATTGGCTTACGAAATTAAAGAAAACACCATATCTTGAAATCATTGAAGGTAGACAAGAACTTCGAACTTATGATGATATAACATTGGATATAAATAATCCAAAAACATATTTCACAGAAGAAAAAGAAACTGACATAAATCTTGCAACACATATGATTGCAAAAGGTTTTCAAAATGCTTATGATATAGCTGTTTTAGTTTCTGGTGATACCGATTATATAAAAGTTGTGGAGACATTACATAATATAGGTAAAACCGTTGTGATTGCACATTTTAAACATCAAAATGTAAGTCGATATGATGATATCTGTGATGCAAACATTGTTTTATATGATAGTATATTAGACAAAGCGGTTAATAAGAAATTTAAAGAAAAATAATACATAAATAGTTTTCGTACATAAAAAAGACCTGTTGATTATTACAGGTCTTTTCTGTGTGTATGAAAATATACATATAATCTTAGAAAGGAAGTGATTAAACTGATTTAATTTAATTCAAAAATTATTTCTATGGTGTTGTTATTTAATTTATTTAAAATTATACTGCCATTTTTACCATACCATGTATAAACCTCTAAATAAAAACTTTTATCATCGGAGTTATGAATATCAGGCTCACCATTAATATTAACAATTTCTTCATATATGTTTTTAGGCATCCACTGTGATGAATCTATGGTATAGATACATCTCTTTAGTTTTTCATCAACAAAAAAATATTCTTTGGTACAAAAACTGCCATAAAATGATGTATTAGTATATGTGACTGTAAAATCTTTTTTATCTTTTTCATTTTCATATCTTAATTCAACATCTTCTATTTTATATTCTTTTGAAGATTCAATATTACACAACTCTTCAAAAGTAATTGAGTTATCAATATTGTTAAGTATTAACATCCTTGTAGATTTACTTTTATTGATTTTATCGTTTAATTTCTTATCGTTATATCCTAAAATAATAGATATAACAATAACTGGGATTAAAATAATTGAAAAAAATGTAATTATAAATATTTTTGTTTTTCTATTCATAAATAATCTCCCTACATATTTTAAAAATCATCTTAATTATAACATTATTTTTGTTAAAAATAAATAGCAACAAAACAAACAATGACACAAGTATTCCTCAAACAAATACTTGAATAGGCATCCTCAAACAATACCTTGTCAATCAAATAGTATGATATTTAAAACAATAGACGCAGATGCTACTAATTTAACAAAGAAAATGGGATTATTAGGAAAATCTTTTAATGATATTAAAAAAGATTATTCTAATGGACTAGGTATAACAAAAAGTTTATTCTCTACTTCTATTTCAGAATCAGATTGGAAATCATTGCAAAAATTTAATTCTGCAATAAAGGTAACTAATGATGGTTTAACAAAGAGCCAGCGTATTACAAAAGCTTGGAATGAAAATATGACAGGATGTAGTATTGCTGCAAAAAGAATGGGAAATGATTTAGTTACTGGCAAGAAAAAGATTTCAGACGTTTCTTCGGCAATGAAAACTGCTACTGCTTCAACAAAAGCGTTAGAAATTGCAATGAATGTTTTTGCCAATGTAGGTTTTATGCTTGCGATTACGGCAGTTACTAAAGTAATTTCAGAATTAGCACAAGCACAAAGCAATGCTGTAGAAACAGCAAAAGAAGCTACAAGTGCATATAATGATGAATTATCATCAATTAAGGACTACAAGGAGAAAATTTCTGAGTTAAATGAAGAATTGAATTCTGGTAATTTATCATATGAAGAAACAAAAACGAAACGTTCAGAATTAATGTCTATTCAAGATGAATTGATTAAAAAATTCGGAACAGAAAAAAGCGCAATTAAATCAGTTACAGAGGCAATAGGTGGTCAAGTTGATGCATTAGATAACTTAAACGAAAAGTCTTATAGAGATTGGATTGCGAAAGCTGACGATGAAACTATTTGGACAAAACTTCTTCCTTGGGGCAAATCTGGTCTTGATCAAGCTATAGATTATATGGAATCCAAAAAGACGATTTCGTTTTTTGATATGGCTAATGCAAATAGCACAACGCAAGATAAATATCAAGCACCAATAACTGACGAAATTCGTTCCATTCAGGAAGAAATAGACAAAACTATTCAGTCTAAATATAACCTTGAAAAAGAATTTGCCACTTTTAAGATTACTGGAACACCAGAAGAAGTCAAATCACAGTTAGAAGCCATTCGGCAAGATTATTTAGATTTGTCTAAGGATGCATTTTTGAAAAATGGTATATCTTCTGAATATTGGGATGCATATAGAAGTGAAGCAATAGATAGCATAAATGATGTTATCAATCAATTTGATGAAGGATTAGAAAAACATCAAGAAACTTACAAAACATACATTGAAGGAATGATAAAATATGATTCTGAGTATTCAGATGAATATGCTACTATTCTAAGAAAAAGAGCAGAGTTAGAAGAAGCTGAAAATTCTGGTGATGCGGAAAAAATTCAAAAAGCAAAGCAAGAATTTATGGACGCTATTGCATCTGGAATAACAGCTTCTGAATCTGATGAAAACATCAAAAAATATTTTGAGTCATTATATCCTGAATTACAAGCAGAATTTGCAAATTGGAAATTTGAAATTGCTATTAACGCAAATACAGATAATCTCAAAGATGAAGCTGAAGAAATAGGAAAACAGTATTCCGCTACAGACCTTTTGGATATGGTTAATACAGAAGGTGTACAAGAAGGCGAAGAAGCTTTTAATAAATTAATTGATAAGGCTATCGAATATGGAGTTTGCACTGATAATTCTTCTGAAGAAGTACAAAAGTTAATTGATTTATTAGTTGAACTGGGTATCGTACAAGGAAACATCAATAGTGATGTTCAACATGAAACACAGACTTCCTTCGAAATTCCAGACGCAGACACCCTCAAACAACAAATCTCAGACCTCAACTCCGCAATAGATTCTATCCAGTCAGCATACGACACCCTAAACTCTGCTGTAGAGGAATACAACTCTAATGGCGGTCAGTTATCTATCGACACGATTCAATCACTACTCTCTCTTAGTGATGAATATCTTGCTTGTTTGCAAGTGGAAAACGGACAGTTATCACTTAATGCAGATGCAATGGCTCAGTTAGCACAAGCGAAACTTGATGAAGCACAGGCTACTGCCGTTACTCAAGCTATGACAGAGTTACAAGCTATTGCTAATGGCGAAGCAGCACAGTCAACTACAAATTACATCACTGGTAACGCTGCTCTTATGGATAGTTTGGCTCAATTAAGTGGTTCATATGAAGGTGTTGCACAGGCAGCTATGACGGCAGCACAGGCACAGGAATTATCGGCTCAGATTTCGGCTGCATCAGCAAAAGATAAGACTGCAACAGAAAATGTCATGAAAGGTTTGGATACTAAACTAAAGCTGATACAGTCAACTAAGAACGCTATCTCTGCTGGTAATTTTGCTTCTGTGTCAAAGAAATCATCTTCATCAGGATCATCGTCTAAATCATCCAAAGACGAACTTAAAGAACAGTTTCAAGCAGAATATGACCTTCTCAAACATAATCTTGAAATGGAGTACATCACAGAGGAAGACTATTACAATGGCGTGCAAGCATTAAATGAGAAGTATTTTGCAGGTAAAGAAGAATACCTTGACGATTATCGCAAGTATGAGGAAGAAGTCTACAAAGGTCTGAAATCGTATTATAAGTCATATTGTGATGATATGATGGACTATTATGATAAAAAACTGGATGCAAGCAAAATGTCCTATAAGGAATACTGTGATTCCGTTTCTAAGATGCTTGCAGACATGCATAACTCTGGTAAAATCTCCGACAAAGATTGGTATGATTATACCAAGACTATGTTGGAAAAGCAGAAAGATGCATATGACCGTGCTTTATCTGCTATCACAAGAAGATTGCAGAAAGAAATTGATGCTTGGCAAGCAAAAATAGATGCACTCAATGATCAAAATGATGCCTTAAATGACCAGAAAGACAATTATGATAAAATTCTATCTGCTGTATCAAATGTTTATGATAAAGAAATAGACAGATTGAATGAGCAAAAGGATTTATTGCAAGACCAAATAGATGCTTTAAATGATAAAAATGATGCTTTAGACTTGCAATATAGAAAAGAACAAGCACTTTATGCCTTACAGAAAGCACAACAGCAGCGTACTCGTAAGTTATATGTAGAAGGCAAGGGATATATATACGATACTGATAATGAAGCTATTCGTGATGCACAGAAAGACCTTGATGATATTACAAATGAAGAATTAATTAACAGTCTTCAAAAAGAACAAGATAAAATTCAAGAATCTATTGATATTTTGGAGAAGTATAAAGAAAAGTGGAATGAAATTCCTGATGCTTGGGATAAAGCAGTAAGCGAACAACTTGCTATCGAACTTTGGGGACAGGAATACGAAAAGCTTATCCTTATGAATAGAACTTCTGATATTGAAAACTTTAAAACCAAATATCTTAAAATTCAGTCTCAGATTAATGATAATGAACAGCTTATAAAATCCTATGAAGAAAAAGTAGAATATTATACAAAACTCAAGGAACAGTGGCAGTCGCTTACTGATGAATATAGTAACAGTGTGGACGACATGTACGCAAAAATGTTACTTGGTCAGAGTTGGGAATCCGATGTCCTCAATGGTCGTCTGTCAACATTAAATGATTTCAGAAATCAGTATAATGATATCCAAAAGTCAATTTCTGATATGGCATGGCAATCTGCAAACGCTCAGATATCTGCATTAAATGCTGTTAAAGCAGCCGAGGCAACAAAAGCACAGACTTCAGGTGGTTCTAATGGTTATTCTGGTTCAAGTGGAAATGTTAGTTCTGTAAGCAAACCATCACAACCCCAAAAAGATACTGTACAACATTATTGGATATACAGAACACTTGGTACTTTTAATACAAATGGGCAAGCTTCTAGTAAGATTGGAATGCTTGGTGGAGATGGTGTTATTAGTGTTGGTGGAAAATATCTTGTTGTAAAGTGGAAAAAGGGATATGTGACGAGAGGTGAAGCGTCAAGCAATATTGTTAATTATGGTGGTAATGGCGTATACAAACGTTATGCTTCTGGTACGGATAATGCGAAAAAAGGATGGAATATTGTTTCTGAAGAGAATCCTGAACTTATTATTAGAAACAATGGTGAAATCGACCTTGCAAAAGGCGAACAGTTTTACAATTTCCAAGGTGGCGAAAAAGTAATTCCTGCGAATGAGACTAAAGAAATTCTTAAGAACCAAGGTAATGTTGAACAGTTGTCAGATTCAGATGTTATAACACGTAAAGACGGAAGTATCCTTAAACCTATTCACTACGAATATGAAAATATGCTTACTAACTTTATAAAGGATAATCCTGATTATATGTATTCAATGAATACTATGTCTGACAATATGTGTAGGGATTTATTCAAGAATGCTGAAAATGTCAACTATGATAACAGAAGTGTAGATAATAAAGTATCTATTGGAGAAATTCATTTACACGAAGTACCGAATGTTGATCAGTTTGCAAGAGAACTTGACAGGCAGCTTGCAGGTATTGTTGACCAGAAACTTAGCAGAAGGAAGAGATAAAATAAAGGCGACTAAATTAATAGTCGCCTTTATCTAATGTCTTCGCTATTATTATCGTATCACTTAATTTTTTTATTTTGTTTAAGAAATCAGCGATTAAATCAAATGGTAAATTCATATTGATCATATCATAAAACGAATGCATACTCTAATCAAGTTCGCAATCAAATATTTGTGGCGCATATTTATTAATGGAAGATTCATTAAAAGCTATTATTGCTCCGTAATAATACATATATGCTTCCTCAATAGCTTTCCAATTACGGATTGTTTGGTTATTATTATATTCTATAATTGATTCATTAAGTAAATTACAAAAGTATATTATTTTATCGTCAATAGATTTTTTTGTTTGTGCAATATATTTGCACTGTTCATATGTAGCATGAAATTCTGAATATAAAGACAATACATTTTTTCTGAATTTTTCGTCTTTATCTAATAATAAAGTCGAATAATCTATCATGTGAGTAAATTCATGCACTAATGTTTCTTTGTAGTCGAAATCAGTAAGGTACATAAATCCCATATTGACATTTAATATGTATGGTTTTGATGAATTGATGATCTGCATGGAATATGATATATCGTTTGTTGGTTTAATAAAATGAATTTCATAAATTGGAATCTGTTTAAGTTTTGTCAATGACAAATATTCTTTTTCAAATTCTCTTATTTGCTTTTCCCATTTGATTTTATCATTGCTGAATATATCCATACTAATCACCTCGGAGGATTTATGCTTAATTATAAAGAAATTATAACCCAGACAGATAAAATGCTCAATAGCTATAAAATGAAGTTACAAAAATTTTTAGATAACTGCACACCAGAAGAGTATCGAAAATATTTAAAAATTAAGAAAGAAATAGATGATCTTAAGTAAATATATACTTATAGTGCAAATGGTAGGTAATTGTAATGAATAATAATAATAATAATAATAAAACAATTGAAAAGCTTGTTGACGAGATTATTCGCATAGTAGATAAGAAAATTGCCCATTTATATTCAGATAAAGAGGCGATTATAGTCTCTGAAAATGAGGATTCTTATACTGTGTCAATTGATTCATACAAGTACAATGTAAAAAATGGAACAAACATTAATTTTAAATCTGGTGACAAATGTTTGGTTCATTATATAAATGGAAATCAACAGAGAAAGTTGATTATCGCTAAACTGTGAGAAAGGAGACATTATGCCAATACCACAAAAGCGAATAGATTCATATGATATAGAAACATCTGTTTCCGATGATACAATTTTAATTGCAAACAAAAACGGAAAAACAATTAACATTGAGTTTTCTTCTATTCCAAACTATATACAAGAAAACATATCATATATTACAAATGAAGAAATAGATGCATTATTTAATAAAAGGAGATGAATAAATGCCACAAGATTCTATTTTAAGCCTAAATGGATTAGATCATTTATTGGATAAACTAGATGAAAAATTTAACAAAAAGGTTGATATAGTTTCTGGGAAAGGATTGTCAACTAATGATTATACCACAGATGAAAAAACAAAATTAGCCGGTATTGCTAGTGGCGCAAATAAATATAGTTTACCAACTGCTTCATCTTCTACTCTTGGTGGAGTAAAAACCACATCTACTGTCACATCCAATAGTGGACATATTGCATGTCCAATTATCGATGGTGTTCCATATTACAAGGATACAAATACAATTTATTCACCAGCAACAACTTCTGCAAATGGTTTGATGAGTTCAACCGATAAAGCAAATTTAAATACAGTGATGTCTACTCTCACACTTGCGACATGTTCGACTGCAAGAAACGTTACTGCTAAAGTTGCTACACTTGCGAATTTTGTGCTTAAACCTGGGGCGACAATTGTTGTAGAATTTACAGATACAACTACAACTAATCCGTCTAGCGGAAATCTTACATTAAATGTAAATAATACAGGAGCAAAAACTATAGCTTTTACACGCAATGGTGTTATAGGTGCTTTAAATTATACAAGCGCAGGAGCTTTTTACAATAATATAGCACATGTTTTTACATATAACGGAACTTACTGGGTGTGCTTAAGTTACAATGCCGATAACAATACATGGACTGCCTTTAAAGGTGCAACTGCTTCAGCAAATGGAACTGCTGGTTATATTCCTGCTCCAACAAAAGGAAGCCAAGACAAATTTTTTAGAGCAGATGGAACATGGGCTATTCCTTCATCGTCTTCTGCTGGGCATGGTTTTAAAATAGATTCAACAGAGCCTTCTGATCAGGTTACAGATGATGAATGGTTGAAAGAATATTAGGAGGTGATTTAAAATGGCTACACTGCCAACCCCTACTCTATCTTTAATATCAACTTTTGATCCTTCTGAAAATAATAATATTTATTTTTCTTATAGCGGAAATCAGATTGAAAAAAAGAGAATTATTATTGTAGACAATAAGACTTTTGAAACTGTATTAGACAATACACAGCTTGGGATGAAATTATGTTATGATTTGCCAGCAAATACAATTAAAGTTGGGCAATATACAGCGCAAGTTCAAGTATTTGATTTTGATGGAAATTCTAGTGAATTATCTCAGCCGATTATCTTTTATTGTTATTCTATCCCAATTGCTTCATTTTCAAATTTTACAAGTAAAATCAATAAAGCTTCTATCAATCTATCATTATCATACAGACAAGCTGAAAATGATCCTATAAAAGAATTTACATTTTATTTATACGATTTACAGAAAAATTTAGTGACCAAATCAAATAGTTTTTATAGTTTAAACGATTCTTCGTATACATTTTTAGGATTAAAAAATCTGACTACATATTATGTTCAATGTAAAGGAACATCTTTACACAATATGGAGTTTGATACTGGATTATGCGAAATTAATGTTAATTATATAGTGCAGCCTAACAATATGTTGCTTCGACTTTCGAACAATAAATGCGAAGGGTATATCCAAGTTGATTGTAATATTATTGATATTGGTTACATTATAGAAGGTGGAGATCCAGAGTTCAGTAATGGCGAAATCATACTTGATAATAAAAAAGTAACTTATATAAGTGGATTTGATTTTTCAGATAACTTTTCAATGTTTGTAAAAGCAAGAAAAACACCATTAGACACTCCGTTCTTTGGATATACGACTTCAACTTCATCTGGCAATGTAGAATTATCAATAAAAAAAATAGCTTTGAATTATTATTGCGTATTAAAAACAGATTCTGTGATAGGTTCTTATTATAGATATGTTAAATTGCCAAATGTAATGATAATTGATGAAAGTTCTAATCAAATTATTGATGAAAACTCAAATGTTATTTCATCTCAAGTCACTCTTGATAATATTAACAATTATATTATTGTATTTGAAGTAAAACGAAAAAATGATTTATATAGCTTAAAAGCATATTATGAAGATAATGGATATATAGAAATTAAATAAGGAGGCGGATGCTATGTTATTTTTAGGTACAACATTTTTTGGAGCAAGATACACAGTTGATCCATCTCCTACTATGGCAAAAGATGTTAAAAACATATATATAGAGAATGGAACTTTTGATCAACTGTTTGTCAGCAAAAATCCAGATTTGAAAGTAGAAAATGGATATGATGAATGGGATTATGATACCATTTTAAATGCCAAATTTGATGACAATACTGTTGATGCTGGTAATTCAGGATTTTCACTTAGTAATACTGATTATGTATTAATTAAATGTAGGGAAGTCGGAACTTTTGATTGGACTCCGCTTTATGCTATAAAAATTGAAAAAATTGAAGATTTTAAAGTTTCTAAAAAAGATTTTTTCAGACCAAGTAATAAAGATTATGAATATATGGTCGTATCTGTATGTAATGGAATTGAAAATACATATGTAACCGAAACAATTCATTCAGAGTTTAACGGAATGTATGTGTGCGATAAAGATAATATATACGGAACGTTATATAATATGGATGATTTGGATTCTACCAGACCGTCTAGTTCTTCTGCTCTTTCTTTATACAATAATCGTTATCCATGTGTTACAAATAATAGTATTTCCAATTATGAACAAGGTTCTATTGCAGGTGACTTTATTAAATTTGATCAAGAAAATCTAACAGTTGATATATCAGTTGGAATTGATTATAGAAACAATGTAAAGGATTGGCTTTTCAATAGAAAACCAAAAATTCTTAAATTTTATGATGGACGTATTTGGCTTATCAGTGTTTCAGGAGATATTTCTGATACGACAGACGGACATAATGATTTAAGAAAAATAGGATTTGACTGGGTTGAAATAGGGAATGTTAATAATCCAGAAGATTTATATGATTGTGGATTATCTGATGTTGGAAAGGAATGGTGGTATTGATGATATATCCTATCACTGAACTAGACAAACAGATATTATTACAACCACAATTAGACGTTCAATATAGATTTACTATACAAGATAATTTAGGAAATGTGCTGAATACTGCAAATAATATCGTTCCAGATACTTATACGGTATCATCTGATGATAATATAAGGAGAAAGATTACGGTGTCAGTATATGATATCAAAAAAGTTGAAGATTGGTTGAACTTATATATGAGACTGAATTTTGTTTTTGAGGTTGGAATTTTTAGTTTTAGAAAAGGTGATTATATTTGGTATCCTTGCGGAACATATATCATTACAGATAGCAGTACCGTAAAAGATGCTATTAATAATACATTAACTACAACATTAGAAGATTGGTTTGCTAAAATGGATGGAACTCGCAATGGACAAGTTGGTGGTGCTGCTACGGTTATCATTGAGCAAAAAGATTCGGATGGAAATATCACAACAATTCAAAAAGTTTTGAGAAATTTTATTGTTTCAGAAGAAATTACAGATAAGATTTTGATTGAAGATATTGGTGAATTTTATGGGATGCAATCTACAAATCCTAATGATTATTTAGAATATAGAAAAAATAATCCAGATTGGAATAAATTACCAAGTGATTTAGAATTCTCTGCTGGGGATACTCAAGCAGATATTGTATCTGACATTACAGAATTATATCCGAATGTACAATCATATTTTGATGTATATAATAACTTCTGTTGTAATATGATTCCTTCTTGCCAGAATGATTCGATAGTTCTTGATAATAATTTCATTCAAAAGATTTTGGTAGCTGAAAGTACAGAAAATACAACATATACTCTCTCTTCTATCAAAAATGTAACCGAAGTCTTTGGAAAATCATATGAGATTGATAGAAATGCAGATGAAAATTGTGTTGTTTCTTCAAATGTGTTTAATTTAACATTAGACAAATATGATTCATATTCAGAATATGAGATTATTGCATTTAAACCAAAATCTACGAATATAGCAAATCCAATGCTCAATATTAATTCTCTTGGTCAAATTCCAATTTATCAAGAATATACCTCTAATCCAATTCCACAAAATACAATTATTGCAAACGAAGTAAATACAATCATGATTAGAAAACAAGAAGAAACATTCATTTCATATTATCTTGGACAGTTTCAGCCACATGCCTTATGTGTATTAACTGGCGATTTAAGTGATAAAAAATATACCAAAAAATATTTCGAAGATAAATATAATTGTAAAAAAGTAATACTAAGATTAGAACATGATAGTCCATATACAGTTCAAAAAATCAAAGAAGTGTTGGATGTAAAAACTGGTGATGAATTTGATAATATTATGTCTAATTCTGTTGCAGAACAAAATGCAATTTACTTTAATAGGAAATCATCTAGCATGAATGATACTGTAGAAATTTCCACAAAACTTGTTCCTTGGCTAGACGTAAATCAAAAGGTGGAATATCAAAAGATAGATGATGATACACCTAAACAATATATAGTAAAAGGAATATCGCATAACTTGAGTTCTTGCATTAGTACAATCACTTTACAAAGATTTTATCCGTTATATTACGATTAATAAAGGAGAGAAAATGACTTTTACACTATCAAATTATAAAAATGTTGATAGTACAGTGATTCCAATAATTGATGAATTTTACAGATTGAGAGATTCTGGTGACAATGTTGCAGCTTTTCAATATGCAAAAGATAATGAAAAAATATTAAAGCCATGTGGTGTTAACTGTGAATCTTTTAATAAAATTGAACTTGGAATCTACGATTTAGCAAAAGAGATATTTTATTCTCAAAGAATTATTATTCAGAAAGAACAACCTGACGTTGACGCATACAAGCTAAACGAAGGTAGTGAATGGCTAAAGGAATACTAGGAGGAGAAATATGGTTTTAAGTGATTATTATCCTACTTTGAGAAATGATATATCTATTGATGATAAAGATATATACAATCAACATACAAACTTAATAAAAGAAAAAAAATATCAAGAAGCAGTAACCCTATTATCTAACAATAGCCAGATAGATAGTGTTACTGCTTCTCTTTTAAATTCATGGGAACAAAAAATTTATTCTTTGTGTCAAATTAAGAAAGAATATTATAACCCAATTATTACAAAGCAAACAGAGCCAACAGAGTCTGAAATGAAAGACAAAGTAATTTGGCAACAAGAATATTGATAGGAGGAAATTATATGAGTATTGCAAGTGGCTTTACTAAAATGAAAAATTACATACTTACGAGTAGTGGATATAAATTATTATCAAGGTGGACAAGCTCACAGACAGTTCATATGGGCGATGGAACTGATGACACAGATACAGTTGAATATAGATTTGGAGCAATGAAAGGCGTTACTTCTTCTCTTGCAACAGATAATGATGAATTTGCTTTATCTGCATCGGCAGGGAAAAATTTACAAGATCAGTGCACACAGTTAAACCAGAGTTTAACTAACAAACTGGATGCGTCAAACGTTGATCCAATGTTTTGTGAGAGCATTCCAGGAAGAAATCATATTACAAATTTTTTACATGTAGACTTAAGTAATCGCAATAGTTATATTAATAAAATACATTATTTTGGTTCAAATAATCCTGCCACAACATTTGTTAACAGCCCATATACAGCTGGACCTTTTTTTGGTTATCGGGTAGTGAGATGGTGTTCCGATTCTGCTAATGGATATCATTTAGTGACCGCAGAATTACATGAGCAATATCCTGTTTCCGGACGTGTCTGGTCAAACACTTACGATATTAGTATTGGAACATGGTATGGCTGGAAATGCAATCAGGGTAATACATTTATTGATGTTGGAACTATTTTAAAAAGTAGTACAACCATCGCCGCTGGTGCAACAGTAACTTATGTAGCAACAAGAGATTGCTTTGTAAACGTGTCTGCATATGCACACGGAAGTGGGCAAAATACAAAAATATATATTAATAATGTCTGCATTTTTAGTCCGTACACTAATAATGGTTCTGATGCTGGTCTTGTGATTGTAGAGAAAACTGTACCATTAAAAACAGGACAAACAATTAAAATTGAGAATGGCACATACACCACTAGTGCTTATGCTATTTTTGCAGCATTTTAAGCTAAATGTCATAGCTAAAATTAGCGATTACCTGGCAAGATGCTACTGTTAACGGAGACCAGACTTTAATTTGACCGTCAGTACTAACCATCACTATTCCTGCACAAGTTGTAGAGCCATTTATAATAGTACAAGGAGCTTTATGGTTGACACTGTATTTTGGCAATGGTACAGGAAGACCGAGTTTTATCCATGTATTGGCAGTCAAATTGACATCATTTTTTGTTGCAATTTCAACAAAAGTACGATTTGATTTTTTTGTATAGGTGTTATGAAAATTGACATCATAATATCCTGCCATACTTTTCTGTTCGTTAGTTAAACTCTGGTTTAATTCAAATTCATTTATAAATCTTTCCGAACATTCATTCGATTTCCATTATTTTCCATTAATAAAAAGAGAATAACCAAATAGAAGCAAACATATGTTCTAGGAGGTATTTATATGACAAGTGCAAAAGAAGAATTAATAATGATGTACATGAATGAATGTATGGAAAGATTTAGTGGTGAAGATTTGAAATTTTTGAAGGAAAGATTTTGGATGGTATCATACAATTTTTCTGTTGAACAAATAACATCTACAGAGCTTATTACTACAAACGGTAATACAACTGAGTTGCTATTTGAATATTTTAGAATTGGTAAAATGAGTAGTAATAAATCAGATTTAACTATTGATCAATATAGACGTGTAGTTAATCAATTGTGTGATTTTGCTCACAAAGAGTTAAACATGATTACAAGTGATGATGTGCTCTCTTTTTTAGCAAAATATAAAAAAATACATAATGTAAAAGATTCTACCATGGACAGTAAGAGAAAATATCTATCTTCTGTTTTTGGTTATCTGTATAAACATAAAAAGATTTCCGAAAATCCTATGTCAATAATTGAACCTGTAAAATATAAAAAGTGTGTTAAAGTTCCTCTCAAAGATGAAGAAATTGAATTACTTAAGATAAACTGTACTAATTCACGCGATCTTGCAATTTTTCAATTTTCACTAGATACAGGTGTCCGTGTAAGCGAATTATGTGGAATAAATCTATCTGATATAGATTTTAGAAATTTTAATTGTAAAATCCTTGGAAAAGGAAATAAAGAACGAATCGTATCGTTTTCTGGAAAGACAATGATGCGAATAAATGAATATTTAAAACTACGAAAAGATATTAATTTTAATGGAGCATTTATGCAATATTCTGATAATACTCCATTGTTTAAGTCATTTAAACGGAATGATAGAATTCATAAAAGTGGTGTTGAAGCAATGATGCGAAAGGTTGGAATGAAAAGTGGTGTTGTACGAATACACCCGCATCTTCTACGAGCTACTTTTGCTACAAGATTAGCAGAAAAAGATACTGATATAGGTGTTATTGCAAAATTATTAGGGCATAGTGATTTACAAAGTGTTAATCGTTATGTACTAACAGACCAAAATAAAATAGAACAAACCGTTAGATTAAAAGGATTTTGTTCATAATTCTTAGAATATAAGAATATATTGATCTATATGATAAAATTTAAGAATTATATTTAATAATATGCCAGAGTTTAACTAACTTAAAAAATCCAGCTAAAGGGACAAAAGGTATTTTCGTTAATAGCGGTTCGCCTTTATCTAAAGATTATTTATTAGTTTATACACTACAGTCTACGGATGCCACTTATTCGGGCGCTAGTATAAGCATTAATGATATTAATGTTGCACAATTAACAGCTCAAAATGCAAATTGTAAACAAACAATCGTTGGGTCAGTCAGAGCATTTAAAGGGGATATAATTACTATCACAACAAGTAATTTTGGTGGAGATGCTAGTGTATATGCGTATCGTTAATTATCTATAAATACATTTTCTCATTAAAAGACACCAAAAACTGCCAACTTCCATAGTAACAACTGTGCCATTCACAGTGCTTTTTCTAGTTAAATTTGTAATAGCAATATTAGAACCTCGTTTTATTAATAATTCAAAAAAAGAACCTGCTCTAACATAATAATTAAAAATTAAGTAAGCACCGTCATCCCAAGAGGATGTGTCAAATGTAGCTATGTTTGATTGTTCTGAATTGGTAATACCTTCTGCACTACTTATCTCAGTTAAACTCTGGCATAAATTTAAAATATAAATTCTTAGATACAAAGAAAATTAATATCTTTTCGTTATTAAATCTAAAAGAAAGAAGGAATTTAATAACATGGAAAAAATAAGATTTTTAAATAATGATACTATTTATGATGTACAATTATCATTTTTAAGAGAAAACATCGTAAAAATACAATTTACTTCTACCCCATCAGAAAAATTTTATTTGTCTGGATTTAAATTGCTTAATGAACATAATTTAAGTGTTATGGGAGATTTTTCATTATTTACAACGAAATACAAAGACACAGATGAAGAAAATACTATTTATTTATCAACTGGTGAAGTTTATGTTGAACCAGTAGTTCCTGATCCAGAGCCTATTCCAAAACCAACCGAAGAGGAATTGGCTGCACAAAAACTTGCCGAATTCAATATAGAAAAAGAAAATAAAATTTATGAAATGAGAAGTGCTTGTGAAACTACTATTGAAAAAGGTATTACAACACCAGAAGGGAAAACTTATTCATATACAGTTCAAGACCAGTCTAATATTTTAAATGCAATGAACTTGGCAAAATCCACTGGATTAGAAGTTCCCTATCATGCAGACGGAGAATCATGCTCTTTATATACATATGATGATATCGCATCTATTTATATGCAAGAACAAATGAATCTGACGAAAAATCAAACATACTTTAATCAGTTAAAACTTTATATTGAATCTGTAACCGATGTAAAAAATATTGACTTGATAAAAAATATTTACTATGGCACAGATTTAACTGGTAAGTATTCAGATAAATATAATGAGATTATGACACAGAGTGAGAAAGTCATTCAGAAATTAGTTTCAATTAATTGATTGGAGATATATGAGAAAATTAATAAAGTATAGCATATTGTTTATAATCTATGGAACTATATATTTTGTCATTGAATGTATATACAAGGGCAAATTAACCGATTGGCGCATGTTTATATTAGCTGGTTTTATTGGTATTGCTATAGGATTAATCAACAATTTGTTCGAGATGAATACAGATTTCATATTGCAATGTTTTGTAGGTTCAATGATTGCCACTTTGTCTGAAGCTGTTGGTGGATATTATTGGAATATAGAAAATAATTTAGGTATATGGAATTACTCTTCTCTTCCACTAAGTTTCGTTGGTGGTCAGATAAATTTGTTCTTTTCTTTGATATGGTTATTATTGTCCGGCATATGCATTATTTTAGACGATATTCTCCGTTGGAAACTTTACAAAGAAGAAAATCCAAAATATTATATACATGGTAAATTAGTTTTAAAAATTGAATAAAACTTTAGGGTTAGCTTTTTTTAAGCTAACCCTATTTTTTACGATTTTAATAATTATGCCAGAGTTTAACTCAGTTAAACGAAGGAATCTTTAAAGAACCTATCCAAATCAATTATATATATAATTACACATCTGAAGTTCAGAAAGTATTTGAGTATGAATGTGAAGAAACAGGTATTTATGTCATTAATATGAGCGGCAGTGACTTTTATACACATTGCTTTATTACAGATAAGCGATATGCAGCACAAATAGCGGCTATGTCCAACAATGGAGTAGCGACTAAAATCCAATGCACGAACCAGTATAAGATGTATAAAGGACACAAATATAATATTGAGTTATGGAATGCCACATTTCAGATGTATAAGTATTAAATTTACTGATAAATAATCATTATTTCGGCAATGATCCAGAGTTTAACTACAAAATTATCACTATCGTCATTTAAAGTCGTCACTCTTGGTGGAAATACTAATTTAAACGACCTTTCAGAATGTGGGATATATTCAGTAAGAGGCGGCTTAAATTCACCTAGTGGCGACTGGGTAATAATGATGGTTTTACCGATAAATAGAGATGTAGCTTTTATTAATCAAATTTGTTTTGCATTAGGTCATGCTAGACCATTTGCAATAGCATATGCTTTTGGCTCGTGGACTGATTGGGTGGAGTTATAA